ATGATTTTGAAAAAATTGCAGAAACATTCACTAAAAAAATGCCATCAAATTACTATCAGATTCATGGTCATAGAAACACTAAACAAGTTCCAATTCGTGTGAATGATAGAGTATTTAATCTTGAAGGAAGAGTTGAATTTGGTGGAGATTTAAGATGTGTCCAACTTGATAAAGATGGTATGCACGAAGTAGAAGTTCATAATGAAGTATTTAAAACGCCTGAAATAAGAGAAGAACAGAGTGTAACAAATAGCTCGGTTGCCGATGTAATAATTTCTTTAAGAGCAAATAGATATATCCAAGAAAAGAAGTTTGGTAACATCTCTTCTTTCAATTTTACAAACAAGGCTTTTTACGACAAGGTATGGGACGAGCAAACTACAAAAGCAAGAGGTTTGTACCTTGATACATTTAAGGGTAAAGTGGCAGCAAGGGCATATGACAAGTTTTTTAATATCAATGAGCGTCCCGAAACAAAATTTGATATGTTACAACATAAGCTACAGTTCCCTGTTACAGCGTATGTAAAAGAAAATGGTTATTTGGGAATTGTAAGTTATGACGAATATAATGATGATTTGTTTATTGCAAGTAAATCTACTATTGACAGTCAGTTTGCACAATGGCTCAAAGAAGCTATTTACAATCAGATTACAGAAGAAAATAGAGAAAAAATGAAACAGTATACGAAAGATAATAATGTGTCATTTGTATTTGAAAATGTTGATATGAAAAATGATCCGCATATTATTGAATATCCTGAAAGTAAGTTATATCTATTAGATATTGTTTATAATCAGATGGATTTTGCTAAATATGATTATGAAACTATGTGTGATATTGCTCATCAGCTTGGATTAACTCCAAAAGAAAAAGCATTTGAGATTGCTAATTGGCAGGATTTTTATGATTGGTACTATGATATTCTCGAAGAGGATTATGAATACAATGGCAGAAAAATTGAGGGATTTGTAATCGAAGATAGTGTTGGATATATGACAAAACTGAAGCTTGCATATTATAACTTTTGGAAGTTTATGAGAGCAATTTCACATGAAGCTATTAGAAAAGGATATATTAAGAAAACATCTGCTTTAACAACTCCTATTGCTAATGAGTATTATGCATGGGTAAGAAAGTTACATGATGTCGATGATATTGATTCAATTCCAAAAGATATTTGTACATTAAGAAGATTATTTTTTAAAGACAAATTAGGAAAGTAAAATAAGAGAGGTGATTCGATGAGATGTAGAGATTGTCCTTATGGGATTGAAGATTTTACATTAAGAACAGAAATGTATAAATCGGTATATGGTGAATATCCAAATGAAGATAGAACCAATGAATCAGAACAGTTTGTTTGGTGCGATAAAGTTGGCGGTAAAGTATATTCTTTTGGTCATTGTAGTGATTGGTATGAGCACGATGAAGAAAAGCATAAGAATCATTCTAAGAAAAAGAGAATAAATAAACGTGAGAGATATTTGAAACATCGGAATCACCTCAGATATTTAGAAAGAGTATCGTGTGGATATCCTCAAGCCGTAACATACGAAGATGAAGCATGGATTAAAGGTGTTGGCTATATTAAAAATCCTAAACCATATTATAAAAGATGGTATAGAGGTAAAAGAAGTAGTTATTTGAAACGACAGTCTAATAAAGCAATTCGCAGATATAAAGGTGAATTACATAATGGTTATCAGCACATACATAAAATTTTTGATTTCTGGTGGGAATATAGTTAGGAGAACGCATGAAGATAGAGTTAATCAAATTGAAATTCAATGACACTCATTCATACAAGTATAAACTATTTCAGTATTGCTGTGATGAGATTCAGAATGATAAAGCTATTGTATTTACAGGCGAAGATTTAGTTCATAGTGACGATTGTTGGGATGACGAAAGACACATTCCAAGATTCTGCACTTCACATACAGAAGTCATCACATCTTATGAAGACGAATGGGAACAGACTGACAATTATCCAATCCAATTCTGTCCTCATTGTGGAGAGAAGATTGAGATTTTAGTCGTAGATGAGATTGATGTATCTGATAAATATAATGAATTGACTAAGCAGCGTGAGGAATTGTGGAGGAAGTGTCAGAAAACAGATAGCAAGAAGAAAGAATCTGAACTAAGAGAACAGGTTGGAAAGCTTGATAAACAAATTGATAGTTTCTATTGGTTGGATGAGTGGAAAGGAGAATATTAAAATGGAGAACAGATTATTACTTGAGAGTGAAGTGATTAAAACAGTAGATAAACATACGAATGATGAGAATCAGTTAGATAACGACATTAGCTGCATTCTTGAAGAAGTAAATCCTGTCGTATTGGTTGGTTCAAAAGAAGCAATAGACAGCTTAAAAGTAGAAAGCAAACCAGTGCAGAAACAGAAACGAGTACAGTTATTCGAAAATGAGGATGTTGTGTTAGAGCAACGTGGCAATAGATATTATTTATCTCTGTATGATAAGAAAGGAAAATTCCAGAGAGAAGTAACTATTGATGTGAAAGACGATTACAAAGTTGGATTAGGGAATGGTAAGTAAAGGAGATTAAGATGGCAGTATTTAAAAATTTCAAAGATGATGAGTTAATTGTGAGTTGTAAGTGTGGATGTGATGAAGGTATCCATTTTAAGATTCATGATTATGGAGATGGAGACTACGCTTTCTTAACATATACAAATGGCAATTTTTACACTCAGCAAAGACCATTCTTTGAAAAGTTGAAGAAAATTTGGGCGATTATTAGGAATAAGGATTTTTATTATTCTGATATTGTGCTTACAAAAGATAATTTTAAAGAATTCAAGGAATGGGTTAATAGAAAGTAAAGGAGATTGCTATGAATAGAAATTTGGATGGATACTATTTTAGAGTTAAAAGAGATGGTAAATGGGATAATATTTGCTGGTCTGATATGACAGATGAAGAAAGAGACGAGCAAATGACCAATCGTAGTGAGGAATGGTTAAAGTCGCTGTGTAAGGGACTTGGTAATGTTATTCATAAGATTGGTGAAGATTTAGACATTGCGTGTGAATAAAAGTAAATTCAGGTTTCCTTTTGTTATAAAGAGAGAATATTAAAGCAAGGAGGTAAAAAAATTGAAGAGACAGATTCGTAGAGGTGTTTTCGAGACAAATTCAAGTAGTCAGCATTCACTTTGCATTATGAAGAAAGATGAGCATTATACACCAGATGAGATTGCAAAAGATTTCTATTTATGGGATGACAAGAAAACTGGTGAGAAAGATTGTGAATGGCATATTTGGGATCATGATATGGAGTTTGGAAGAAGCCCATTTAGAGCATTAGGTAATTTCCATGACAAGTGGTTATATGCTTGTGCCTCATTAGTGCATGAGTATAATGATGAGAATTATAAGAAGCTTGAAACACTTGCATTAAAATATGTTCCTGGTCTTAAAAAGATTATTATTCCTATGATTTCAGATTCAGTCGCTGATAAAAATCATCCAGAGAATAAAGATAGTAAATATGCACAAAAGTATGGTAAGACAGAGGATGAGCTTAATGAGTGGCTTGAACAGAAAGAGAAAGATTGGGGAATTGATACAATCAAATATTGGGAAACCGATAATGGATATTTTCATTTTGATAAGCCATATACAGGGTATGTTGATGAAGATATGCTTAGTGGATTCCTCAAAAAAGAGAATATATCATTAGAAGAATATCTGACAAATAAGAAGTATGTTGTTATTCAGGATGGTGACGAATATTGTTATTGGTCAGATATGAAGAAAGCAGGATTAGTAAATATGGATGCTATTGATCATGAGTATCCAGAAGATAATGAAATGGAGGATTAATTTATGAAAAGACAGATTAGGCGTGGAGTTTATGAAACTAATTCATCGAGTACACATTCGGTTAGTATTTATAATAATTCAAAGAGAAGATTTCAGGATATTCCTAGAAACTCAGAGGTAGTTCTTAATGATACATATGAGTATGGAACAGATATTTTTGATGAGGTTGGAAAGTTAAATTATGTAGTTACTATGCTTGCAAGTATTATTGAAAGAAAATATGATTATGATGAGCTGAAAGTGGAATCTTTTGAAAATATGATAAATTTAAATTGGTTTAGGTGGCTTGCAGATGTCGTAAGAGAGGAAAGTAATACAGAAGTTATCTATAAGTGTCCTACATATTCGGATGGTAGAGATAAAACCTATCAACCATATTATGATACAACATATGACGAGTACGATTCTATTGAAACAATTCTTGCTGGTGATGACTCTGATATGTTAGATGACGAGATGAAGTTTAAAGAAAGAATCAAAGACATTATTTACAATCCATCAATAGTCATTGAGGATAAAGAGAACGAATATTAGGAGGATTTAAGAATGGAATTATTAGGAAGATATAAGAATGGGAACTTTTTCACCACTATTCTGAGCGATGGGACAAAAATTAGAGAAACAGAAGATGATGAATTTATTCCAGATTACGCAGAAAATATAGATATAAAAATAACGAATTATTGTGATATGGGATGTCCATTTTGTCATGAGGGTAGTACAACAAATGGTAAGTTTGGAGATATTCTTAATGAGGAATTCATTGACACTTTACATCCTTATCAGGAAGTTGCTCTTGGCGGTGGAGATGCTACAAGTCATCCTGACTTAATTCCATTCTTACAGAAACTCAAAGATAGAAAAGTTATTGTAAACATGACGGTAAATCAGATCCATTTTGAAAAGAAGCAGGAACTAATTAAAAAGCTTGTTGATGAAAAACTTATCTATGGTCTTGGTGTATCACTTGTAAATCCCACAGAAAAATTTATCGAACTTATTAAGAAATATCCAAATGCGGTCATTCATGTAATCAATGGGATATTAAAGCCATCGGATGTAGACGCTTTGGAGAATTATAATCTGAAGATGCTGATTCTTGGTTATAAACATTTAAGACGTGGTGATGATTTTTATTCAGAAGATCATGAAAACATTATTGCAAAGCAGAATTGGCTATATGAAAATCTTGCAGATATTATTGAGAAATTTAAGGTAGTTAGTTTTGATAATCTTGCCATCGATCAGTTGAATGTTAGAAGATTAATGTCTGAGGATGAATGGAATGAGTTCTATATGGGCGATGATGGAACAATAACTTATTACATCGACATGGGTGAACGTAAATTTGCAAGAAGCTCAACAGCAGCATTTGATAAGAGATATGACTTATTGGACTCAGTAGATGATATGTTCCAGAAGATTTTATCTGAGTAACTTCACAGGAATGCAACATATCCTTGGATTTTGAGAGAATAATACATTGGAGGTGAAAACATAATGGGAATGTATACAGAGATTAATGTGTGTTTTGATTTGCTGAAAGACACACCAAAAGACATCGTGGAAATTTTACATTGTCTTGTAGATGGAACAGACGCTCCTTCTATACTACCAGAACATAAATTTTTCAAGTGTGATAGATGGAGCATGGTGGCTTGTTGTGACAGCTATTATTTTGATGGCTCAACTAACAGTAAAATGGTGTTTGATAATATTTCTAAGACATGGAAAATTAATATCAGAGCTAATTTGAAAAATTATGATTCTGAAATTGAAGAATTTTTAGATTGGTTAGAACCTTATATCAGAACCGAGGGCTTTATTGGATACATGAGATATGAAGAGTGGGAAGATCCAACCTTAATTTATAATGATTTTGACAATTATAAAATTGTATTCAAAGGTGTAGCAGTAACAGAAGCTGAACAGGTATAGGAATCCAATCTTTCATTGGAAAATTTTTAATCATATCTAAGCCATTCGGCTGGGGGAATTACAACAAATAAGCGAATATTACAGTGTAACTAATAAAAATATTACAGATAAAGGAGATTTTAAATGAAGAACACAAATTGGAAAGTGCCGGTAATTATTGGTGTAGGAGTATTAGCAGTTATTTTAATGATTGTATTTGGCGTACAGAGTTCACAGAATAAAGCTATTGCACTTGAGGAGCAGGTAAATACAGCGTTATCAGATATTAAAGTACAGGAAAAACGAAGAGTTGATCTTGTATATAACCTTGCTGATTGCGTAAAACAGTATGACAAACATGAAGCTGATACATTGACAGCAGTTGCAGATGGTCGTGGATCAACAGAAGATATTGAGAACGTAACAACAGCTATCACAGCAGTGGCAGAAGCATATCCTGAGTTGAAGTCCAATGAGAACTATAAGACTCTTATGAATGAGTTGTCTATGACAGAGAATATGATTGCAGAATATCGCAGCAATTACAATAAGCAGATTAAGGAATACAAGAGATATGTGAGAAAGTTCCCTACGAGACAGTTTCTTGGATTGCTTGGATATGAAGTACAGGAATATGAGTATTTGGATTACAATGCACCAGTTGATGCTCCGAGATTATGGAATGAATAAGTTATTCACTGTATATATACATATATCTCCTAGTTGGAAATATTATGTTGGATTAACATCAGCAAAAAATGTTAAAAATCGTTGGGGCAAAAATGGTAATGGATATAAAACTCAATATTTTAGGAGAGCGATTGACAAATATGGATGGGAGAATTTTATTCATATTGTTGTTAGAAATAATTTGACTCAGAAAGATGCTTCCAACCTTGAAAAATTACTTATAGAGCAATTAAAAAGTAATGATTCTAAGTATGGCTATAATATTTCAAATGGAGGCGAGGCGACATTTTTAGGACTTCATCATACCGAACAAACCAAACGAAAAATTGCAGAAAGATTTTCAGATCCAGTAAATCAATATGACCTAAATGGAAAGTTAATCAAATCATGGAATTCTATGCGAGAAGCAGGAAGAATACTTGATATTGATTCAAGTTCAATTGCAAAATGCTGTAAAGGATTTTATAAAACATCAAAAAACTATGTTTGGAGATATATTGGAGATACCTTTGATAAGTATAATTTAAAAAAATATCAACAACCTAAACGGAGAGTTAAGGTAAAACAATTTACAACAAGCGGAGAACTACTTCGGATTTGGGAAAGCGTATCGGCGGCATCATTATCTATAAATACATCAACATCTTCAATTATTAGTTGTTGCAAAGGTAAAAAGGGAAGAAAGACTGTTAAAGGTTATGTATGGAGGTATTTGGATGACGATTTTGATAAATACAATGTGTATAATGAAAAGTATTCACCCGTATGCCAATTTGATTTAAATGAAAACTTTATTGCAGAATTTAAAACTATACATGAGGCTTCAGGTTGCACTAATGTTTCTTCGAGTAACATAATTTCATGTTGTAACAATTATACCAAAAAAGCTGGTGGGTATATATGGAGATATAAAGGAGATTATATATGAGTAAATACAGATATGGTAGAAAAGGTTTTGATTTTAGCAATTTTGAAATAACAAAACGTGAAATCTTGGCTAGTATTTCTATCATTGCAGTTATGATTCTGTTTGGTATTCTAATTTCTTCCAAGATTTCAGAACATCAAATGGATAAAAGTGAAATTTATAACAAGGCTGTTAAGATAGAAAGTCAAGAAATGTTCCAATACGGAATGGACACAAATGTTGGTAATGCGTTTGTATATGGTGATTTGAAAGCAGTAGATACAGTTACATATCCTGAAATTGGTGGAGAATATATGTATGTAGAAAAAGTTAAGGAAAAGTATACAAGACATACACGAAAGGTCAGGCATTCAAATGGTAAGACCACATGGTATACAACAGAAACATATTGGACTTGGGATAGAGTTGGAAGTGAAGATATTAAGTGCAAAGAAGTATCATTTTGTGGAGTGAATTTCGCAAGTAATAAGATTGATTTGCCGGGTACTGATTATATTGACACAATCAAAGAGTCAAGTCATGTGAGATATAAATATTATGGTGTTGGAACTGAATATAAAGGAACAATTTTTACAGATTTGAGAGATAAAACAATTTCTGATAACACATCATTTTATAATAATTCGACCATTGACGAGACGATAGCAAGGCTAGAATCTGATTTTCCAATGATTATTTTCTGGATCTTTTGGGTTATTTTAATCGGTGGAATGGTATTTGGGTTCTACTATTTGGATAATAAGTGGTTAGATTAAGGATAAGAAAGGAGAATAAATGAGCAGTAGTAGTATTTATGGAATAAGAAAAGACTATACAGGAGAAGAAATATTTGAATATAAAAACTCATGGTGGTTTTCTCCTATAATTTGGAGCGTCTTACCAGATAAATATATTCATGATTACATTCAAACACCATTTGGTTTTAAAAAGGGAATTATTGGAATGGACGGAAACGATGTATGGACAAGAACTAACAAATCCATTAATGAGTGCGATAACACACCTGATAGGATTTGTTGGGAGATGTCAAATCAACAGATTTTTCATACATCTGATAAACAGATTATTTCAAATTCTATTATGCAATTCTTAAAACAAAATGATACTTATGATGTATCAGAAGAAGATAATATCCCAGTATTAAAAAGAGAACATATTATTGAAAGATTTACCGAAATAGCAAATGATATTTTGTCAATTGACGAAAATGAATTTCCATATTTTGTTTTTAAAAATACAACAGTTGATGATGGCGTTGAGAGATGGTTTGAAAAATATGATGAAGAATCTGATGAGTATGTTTCATGTGCAATGTCAGAAAATACAGATAATTTTTATGCAGAATTTGTATTTATCAAAGATGGAAAAATTGACAAATTTGTAAGTAACAAAGATTATCAGTTTGAAACATAGTAAGAAATTTTTCTTTCATTTGGACAGATTGGAGGTGTGAATATGTATATAGAATTAAAAGGTAATGAAAATTTTTCAGATAAATACGCAACATGGATTATAGCATATTGTTTAGATACAGATTCATTTTTTGCAACGAATCAAAGACATTTCTTTTGGGAATATAATGATGAATTCCAATGCGAAAATGATGCTATATATTATTTCAGAAATCATTTGGAAGAGTTTAGAAATGCTAGGAAAGAAATATTGAGTCATTGTGGTGGATGGAGCGTTGATAAGGATTTGTTTTTAGAAAATACGAAAGAAAGGTTTTCAAATGCAAATAGGAGAATAACATCATGAAAGGTAAATATAAAGGCTGCGACATAGAAGTAGGACTAGATAGCTTGGGTTTATTAACCTTTGCAGTGTTCGATAATGGATACGAAGTGACAAGTGGATTTTCTGATAGTAGTGATTCTGTAAGAGATTATTTCAGTTATATGAAAAGTGTAGTAGATAACTATAAAGAACATCCAGAAGATTACGAATAGGAGAACTGTATCATGAAACTGATTAACAAATATGCAAATTCAAGATATTCAAAAATGAATGAATATTATTGTGGAATCACAACAGAGTTGGATAAGCTTGCTGGACTTGATCCTAATGGACATTGGAAACATTATGTGTTTTGTGATTATGAGGATGGTTGTTTGCCTATCAGAATTCCAGGTGGAACACTTGGAAGTATTGAGTATGATGAGAATAAGATTATTACTAAAATTCATGTTTGTACTGATTATGTTGTGAAAACTTATCCTGATAATGTAAATGAACAGCTTAAGAAGTTTATTGGTCAAAAGATAGAAATGGGAGAAGCAAAATGAGATTAATTGATGCAGACAAGTTGAGTTTTTATTGCAACTATGAAGGTGATTGTTCAGGAGATATATCACACTGTCAAGAGTGTAGTAATTATGTGTTAGATTATAGAGATATAAAAGACCAACCAATAGCTTATGATATTGATGGTGTTGTAGAACAGTTGAAAACGGACTCTTCTGTAAAACTGTATGGAAGTGGCAACAGCAATAATTATCTTATTCCTCTTGAAAAGGCGATTGAGATAGTAAAGGCAGGTGGAACATGTCAATAGGTGATGGAAGAAAAACATATTCCGACAGTACATTAAAACATATGACAAAAGATGAGCTAATAAGAATTATTCGCTGCTTAGAAAATAATCTCAGAAATGCTCATGAGACAAATGATATTCAGTATGAGAATTGTGAGAGATTACTGAGTGAAAATGGGGTAATTCAAGATGAACATAAGAAGAAAATTGATGAACAAACAGAGGCTTGGATTAAAGCAGGATTGACATTATCAGAAGCAGACAAAGAAGAATTAATGAAAATGTCGCAGTTAAGAGAATAAGTAATTGTAAACAATAATTTTATATCATAGAGAGGAAATAAATATGATGAACAATTTTTTAAATGGTATGTTTGGTAAGGTAGGAAGTGGAATGTGTAGACTTTCTATGAATGGTGGAATTGCAGTTAAGACAAATGGTGGTTACAAGACATATAACATCAAGACTGGCAAGCTCACAAACTGTAGTAACTTTGTATTTGATATTGGTGAGGAATTCTTCTTTATTATTCCAACTAATAAGGTAGAGAAGGGCGACATAATTCTTGTAAATGGCAAGCCAAGATGTGTTATTGAAGCTGATAAGACAAAGATCACAGTAATTAATTATGAGGACTCAACAATCGAAACTGTACTTCCTGAAAGACATGTATTTATGGGTAATACATATTTTTATGGAAAGATTGTTTCAATGTTTGGTAGTGACGTTATTAAAGGTAAGAAGGGTACAAATAATATCTTTAAGTATATGATGTTTTCTCAGATGATGAAGGGTGACAATGGTTCTACTGGTATGATGAATGGAAATGGTGGAATGAGTTCTATGTTACCACTTATGATGATGGGTGGAAATATGGGTGATATGTTTGACGGAATGTTCGACTTTGATATGAGTAGCAATGATACAGAAGTAGACGAAGAGGAGGAAGCATAATATGGGATGTGGTTCATGGACAAGAGATAGTTATGTAAGTTATTCAACAACAAAGGGTATGAGTGTTTCAACGGATGGTATGATTAGAGGTTCTTATTCTAATCAGGATATGTTTAAGGCAAGAAATATTGATTCTGCACTTAATCCTAAGAATGTTATTAGAGAGTGTTGCGATACAGAGGAACATCCAAATACGATTCCTGTTATTCTTGCACTTGATGTTACAGGGAGTATGAATGATGTTTCTGTTGAAATAGCAAAGAAACTCAATGTTATTATGACAAAATTGTACGAAGATATTACGGATGTTGAATTTATGATTATGGGAATTGGTGATTTAGCTTATGACAATTCTCCTATTCAGATTTCACAGTTTGAATCTGACATTAGAATTGCTGAACAGTTAGATAAATTATGGTTCGAAAATGGCGGTGGCGGTAATGATTATGAATCTTATACTGCTGCGTGGTATATGGGTAGTAGACATACTAAAATAGATTGTAACAAAAGATGTAAAAAAGGAATCATTATTACAATTGGGGATGAAAGGCTTAATCCATATTTGCCTAAAAATCAACTTGAGTATATTACAGGAGATAAACTTCAGGAAGATATTGAGACAAAAGAACTTTACCATGAAACCAGTAATAAATTTAATATTTATCATCTTGATGTAGATCATAGAAGTCATTATGATGCAGATAATATTAAGTCATCTTTTATGAATTATTTGGATGAAAATCATTTTAAAGTAGTTAATTTAAATAATGTTGTTGATGAAATTATCACGATTATTAAAAATGAGTCAACTAATGAAATCGTTCACAAAGAAGATAGTAATGGAATTACATGGTAAAAAGAAAATTAAATTATCCAAATGGGATGATAATAGATCTATCTAATATTAGAGTATCAAATAACAAATATGAATGGGATAAAAGTGTTGGAGCAAAAATCCCATTCATATACAATGGAGTAGAGGATTACTTTATATTAGAAGATTATAAAAAATCAAAAATAATAATTTCATATAAAGGTTTAATAAAAACTATTTCATGTAGCCACTTTTTAAGAGAAGAAAGATGTGGAAGTGTTACCGATTTATTTCACAGGATAGCTTTGTTAAAGCCATATTTAATTGATTATGTAGAAGACAGAAAATTATTCTTTTCATTATCGAGTGGAAGTAAAAAGAAGATTTGGTTTAGATGCCCCTATTGTGGATACCGAGAATATATTTCTGCAAGAACTCTTTTTAAGCGTGTTAATATATGTCCTATATGTTCAGATGGTATTTCTTATCCCGAAAAATTTGTTAGCAATATGTTGTTTCAATTGAATATTAAATTTGAAAAACATAAAACTTTTGATTGGTCTTTTGGTAGAGAATATGACTTTTATTTTAAATATAACGATGAAGAATTTATTATAGAGACTAATGGCAGTCAACATTATAGAGCTGAATTTGAACGACTTGGTGGAAGATCTTTTGAAGAAGAATGTAAAAATGATGTTTATAAAGAAGAACTTGCCAAAAATAATAATATTAATTATTACATAAAATTTGAGTGCTCAGAATCAAATAAAATCCACATGATAAATGCGATATATAATTCTATTTTTCATGTATATTTTGAAAATGAGGGGATTTTTAACAATATAAATTTTGAGCAATGTGATTATTTTGCCACAAACAATTCTACTTTTAGAGACATATGTAATATGTGGAATTCAAGTAAAACAATTACAACAACAGATATTGCTAATAATCTAAATTTAGACATAGGAACAGTAATTAAATATTTAACCAAGGGTAATGAATTTAATATGTGTAAGTACACAACAGAAATTGGAAAGAAACGTGGCAGAATCAAATATGAAAAAACACGATACGGTAATCAATTAGAAAATAATGTAGAATAGGAGATTTAAAAGATGAAAGACATTAAGATTGTAATAGGTGCTAACTTTGGAGACGAAGGAAAAGGTCTTATGGTAGATTATTTTTCACAGAAACCTAATAGTATTGTTGTTTGTTCAAATGGTGGTGCTCAGAGAGGACATACCGTAACAACTCCTGACGGAATCAGACATGTCTTTCATCATTTTGGATCTGGAACATTCAATCATGCAAGTACATATTTATCTGAGGATTTTATTGTTAATCCAATTATTTTTAAGCAGGAATATGATGAATTGATGAAATTAGGATATGTCCCAAATGTTTATATCAATCAAGATTGTATGTTGACTACGCCTTTTGATATGATGGCAAATCAGATTATAGAGGAGAATCGTGGGAAAAATAAACATGGTAGTTGTGGCTTGGGAATTTTTGAAACTATCAAAAGATATAAAGCTGGCATAACTGATGTAGATAATCATATCAGGGAATATTACTTAGAACAATTTGAAAGAGAGAATATTGTATTAACAGATGAATGGTCAAGAATATTCTTTGATAATGGTATATTTGAACACTTTTTAGATGATTGGGATTTTATGAATAATCACTCATTGGTTATATCAGATAATTGTTTATTAAATCAGTTTGACAATATTATATTTGAAGCAGCACAAGGTTTATTGCTTGATCAGAATAATGCAGAATATTTTCCACATCTAACACCGTCTAATACAGGTATTAAAAATCCCAAGAGAATAATTGAAAATGTTGAATGGAATGATGAGATAAATATTGAAACTTGTTATGTATCTCGTACTTATTTAACAAGACATGGTGCTGGCAAATTTCCATCCGAATGTAATAAGAGATTTATCAATGAATATATGTTTGATAAAACAAATGTACCAAACCCATTCCAGGATACATTGAGATATGGGACGCTTGATTTAGGAGAATTATATAGTAGATGCTCTAATGATATAGGAAACTTTGGAGATAAAAAATCAATCGCCATTACACATTGTAATGAATATGATTGGGATAATGATAAGTTAATTGAGTTATTCAAGGATTGGAATATTTATTACTCAGATGGCGAAACACATAATGATGTGAACTGAAAACAAGAAAGATTCGTTTCTTTTGAAAATTTTTACAGATAGGAGTGATATAAACGAGAGTATATAAAGATAAGCAGTATCTCATTTTCGATTATGAAGATGGTCGTACTGTAAAATATGATTTCGCAACAAAGACTGCAATTGGAATCAAAGGTAAGCCTGTAAAAAATCTATGCAGTCAGTTGAGTGGTTTTACATTAAATGAATTGTTTGATTGTTGTGATGATGAAAAATATGCAAAGTTTTTACGATTTATTAGAAATTCAGAAACATACTCATATTCAATAAGCAACATAGGAACAATTCTTGATAGAGTTCCAAGATATGATAGATTTGAACAAATCTTTTCAGCAGGATTTGATGACATTATCAAAGATGGTTATCTGTTCAAGTATTCTATAAATGAGATTCCAAAATCTCTAATCAAATTATGTCGTAAATATCCCATTAAATTATCAAATAATACTGTTAAGTATTATAAAGAAAATCAAGATGCGCATTACATAGCTTATAACTTGGATTATCTAAGTTTAGATTCTGATGATATTTATATCGTTTGGAATACAGAAACATGGGATAGAGTTGATGGTGCTTGTATTTATTATTCTTTTTTCAATGAATTAGTGAATGAATTTGGATATAACGCAAAGGATTTATGGTTGTATCTGGATAGAATCAAGACATTTGAGGCAGTTGAAGATATGGGTTTCTTAATTCGTGAATTGTATGATTATGCTAATATGATGAATCAACTTAGCCCAAAGTATGAAAAATATCCAAGACATTTCCTTACTACACATAGAATTGCTTGTAGAAATTACAATCGAATGAAGAAAGAATTCTCAGAAGAGTTATTTAAAAAGAGAATAAATAAACAGTACGAATGCTCTTTTGGTGATTACATATTTATTTATCCAGAATCTACACAGGATATTAAAGATGAGGCGACCATGCAAAACAACTGCGTCGCCTCATACATAGATAAGGTTATTGACGGTAAGTGCCACATTCTTTTCTTGAGAAAGAAGAATAAACCAGACGAGAGCTTGGTGACAATTGAAGTACGAAATAATCATATTGTACAGGCTAGACGAAGATTCAATGATGATGTAACAGCAGAGGATCAGAAAGCTATTGATGCATTTAATAAAAAGTTTGCGAATAAGGAGGATAAAGCAGCATGATTAAAGGCGATAAAATTAAATTAGTTAAGAAGATGGGTGCGTTTGATAATATTGGTGAGATTTGTGAAGTAACTGATATTCAGGAAGGTGGAGTGATCTGCTTTAAGTTCGGTGGTTGCCATCTTGGTTGTATGTCATATGGCGAGTGTGAAAAGTATTTTGATAAAGTTGAGACACCTGTAAAGAGGATTTGGACTAAGTGGTACTCAAATGTGATTAGGTTTACAGATATTAATGGCAAAGATGTAAGATGTAACTATCTTTATCGAACTAACGGAAAGAAAGTTCAGATTAGATGTGGAGCATTTAAAGCAGAAGCTACCTGTTGTAAAGATGATGAATTTGAAATTGAAAAAGGTTTGAATCTTGCCAAGAAACGTCTGGTTATAAAATGGCTTGATAGCCAGGTTAAGTCGATTGCAAAGGCGATGTAAGAGGAGGATATATAAATGAACGAAGGATTTTTATTAATCGTAGAAAGCTTAGAAAAATATAAAGATCTATTAGAAAGCAAAAATGATGAAATTTGTGATGGAATGACTGAAGGCGAAAAGAGAGCATATCAGTTAGGAATTACAAATATGTATGAAATGTTGAAACAAATTATTGAACATGATCACAACGAAGGTAATTATAACGTATTTGTTCCTGAGATTAAGGAAGAAGAATCTGGTGAATATGATTTAGAAGATTTTGTTAAATGGGATTCTAAGAACAGAGAATAAATAAGTAGGAATTTATCGGTTCTTATGAAATTGAAAGGAGAATATAAGGAGATATTAATGAGAGAACATACAACAATTTGTAAGGTTGATGTTGGACAGGATTTAAATGATTTAAAAAATGAGATGCTTTATTGTTTAGATTATTTTGAATATAGGAATCATCCTGTCTATGGAATTTTTAATGGACAATTATATGTTGCGTATGCATGGGCTAAAAATATAGAAGATATTAATTTGTTTTAATTTTAGAGAAGTTGAGAGGAGAATAAATATATGAACACAAAAATTATTAGTGCATTCCCTGCTTGTGGTAAGACATATGCTTTTAAAAAACTAAATGAGAAAGGTTACAAGATTCTCGACAGCGATAGCAGTCAGTTTAGTTGGTGTTATGATTATGATCCAACTAATTCAGATAAGATTGAAAAGTATCGTAATCCTGAATTTCCAAAGAATTATATCCAGCACATTAAAGACAATATTGGGAAAGTTGATTACATCTTTGTAAGCAGCCATAAAGAAGTTAGAGACGCTTTGATTGAGAATAGAATTTATTTTACATTAGTTTATCCTGGCAGAAAGATGAAAGCTGAATGGGTTGGTAGATGCTTCTTGCGTGGAAGTGGCGAAGAGTTCTGTCAGCTCATTGCAGACAATTGGGATAAATGGATTGATGAAATGGAAGAATTAGAAGATTGTGATAGATATATTCTTGGTGAAGACGACTCGATTGATCCAGATGACTTAGATAGATATTACTACTTAGGAGAATTAATTGAAAAAGGATTGATTTAAAGAGCGAATAACAATATATAGAAAAGTTAAAAAATAGTACACTATATATAGTGGTTATATAAAATTAAACTACTATATATAGTAATAAAATGGACAAGAAATATCGGTTTCCTTTGGAACTGATTTAGACAACGGAGATATAAATTGTGAGTCTAGGAGGTGTATATGTTAAAGACTTTTGATGAGTTATCTGAAGAAGAAAGTTTGTGTAAATATTGTTCAGCAACCGATTATGGGGAACATAAATCGTGCATTACACCTAATGGATATTATTGGTGTGAAGGTGCATATTGTGAAGACGCTTACAGAGAATATTTAGATGATAACGAAACAAGTGAAAATGTTGTGAAATATGCGAGCAAAGTAATACTTACGAATAAGGAGGATATTGATGAGTACACCACTAAAATTTGAATTCGATTTGGAAGAAGTGTTTGAAGGAATTAAACAAGGCGTTATTAGAGAATTAGAAGAGATGAATTTTGATGCTGCAAAAGATGATGCTATCAATCAGATAAAGAATGAAATTAAATCAAAAATAGAACTTACATACAGTGACGAAAGAGAATTAAAAGACGAGATAAAAAATGAAATCAAGGAAAGAGTTTATGATTCGATCATCAAAGAAGTCGGTGATAAATACACTGACAAATTTAATGACTATATAAAAAAACAATTGTCTAAAAATCCAGAACGTCTCAGTTCATTACAGAATACTATTAAAAAAGAAGTGAGTGAGAATCTATATGAAGATTTGTATAGTTCTATAAGAAATGAAGTAATTGGACAGGTTAAGGATGCAACAACGCAGTTATGTAATTTAATTGGTAACAATTCTGTCAAGGTTAAAGACTCTAATAAGACTATTAGCAAAGAAGAGTATGAGGATTTACTTGACAGAGATAGAAAATTAAGTGCGCTAGAAGCAGGTGGAGTTGATAACTGGGAGTGGTATGGAGAATCACTAGCTCAGTATTACAATGAGGAAGAATAATATGATAACACCACCAGTAATACAAAGTTTAACAAACGAAAATACAATGTTGTCAAATGCTTCTATTGAAGGTTTAGAAGAGTATAAGAAAAATGCTTGTAAAATTCTTAGAAGTCAGACGCAGTATGCTACTGCAAAAATCGTAGAAGAATTGATTGATCAGGAAATTATGAATAGAAAAATTATTGAAGAATGGAATAAAATCTATGAACAATACCCTGTGAATGTAGGAGTGTGAATTATGGCAGTAAAATATATTAAAACGATAGATGCAATTGAGATAGAGGAAATTCTTTCAAAGTGTCTTCATGTTTTTGATTGTGTATTAAAAATCATAGACACCAAAAATGGACAATCTGTTGTAGCAGAGGTTTATGAACGAGTAGAGAATAATCTATCGGGAGGTGACACAAATGGAGATAACTAATACAAAACAGATTGAAGAAAATCTTAAAACTGTACTCACATTAGAATATATGGGAATTCATATCGAAGATGTGGTGGATGATTTTAAACAGTTATATTACTTCTCAGTACCAGAAAGATCAACATTAAAAGTCGAATCTGTGAAAGAACAAGCTGAGACAGCAGATGATTTAATTAAAGTTGCAAAAACCATTTTAACGGAAATAATTCTTGATACATATAAGGCTGAATGTGCAGATGGCGAAGAAGATGAAGAGTTTTACAAAGATGTAGAGAATAATATTTCAGAATATGCTTTATTCTTTGCAAAGGTTAGACAAGGTGAAGTATGGAATAAAGAAATGGGCAAAGCCGCTGTTAATAAGGTATTGGGAAAGTTCCCAAATCCGCTATATAAACAGGTTTAGAAATATGATAACTATATGTAGGTGATTAGTAAAAAAATACATACTATATATAGTGTTATAAAAGACATAAACCACAATATATAGTGATAAAAGTACCAAGAAATTTCGATTTCATACGAGGAGGTGAAATCTTGGAGAAAGTAATTAAATATAGATGTTCTGAATGTGGAGAATTATTTGACACACCTGAAAAAGCATTAGCACATGAAATAAGATATGAAAGAATTGAGAAGGCTAATGAGATGCTTAATGAAGGATACACATTAAAGCAAATCAATGACGAGTGTGAGATTTGGTACTTTGTACCAAAACATTTAGAGAATGTAACTAAGGATAACTGCTTCAAAATCAGTTATTGGCAATGTTGTGATAAACCTGCTTACAGAATTACTCGTATCTGTTTTAATGGAAGAGTAGATGTAAGAGGTTGTGGTTCGTGGAGTGGATATTATGGTAATCAACTTAGATTAAGCAGCTCAGATTTAATGAACCCAAGACCAAAGGAAGAGTTATTTATAGATAGTAGATATACAAACAAATGGTAGTTATGTTTTGAGAATATACATATAAAGGTAGGTGGGACTTATGATGTTTGCAGGATATGACACAGACGACTTAACCGACAGACAGAATTATATCTTTCATAAAATAAATGGAACATTATCGAAAATAAACTTCATAGCAACTTGCGTCAGGAACAACATCTCTTTAAATCAGTTTGATAATTATTATGGCGATTGTGATTTTTTAACAGACAGACAATTGAAGGATTTAGGTCTTGATAGAGAAAAAATATATGAATAAAGGTAGGTGAAGAATCTATGACGATGACTTGTGTTGCTGAATGTACTGCAATAAATAAGAAAACAAGAGCAAAAATGTTTTCAGATGTAAAAGTTGGAGATACTGTAATGTTTTCAGTACCAATTAGTTCTGTTGGCAGTAACAGAGGGAGATCATATGCAGTTGGTATTAAATGTGTGAACGTGAGAACGAAAGATGTTACAACGCTGACATTTAATGAGATTGGAAGAATTTTAGACTTCTTTGAATTTGAACAGAAAGATTAATAGATAAGGAGAAAAATTATGTGGTGTGTATTTATTATTTTAGGAATCGTAGCAGAGGTATTAAAAGCAAATGCAATTTTAGTAATTCCAACAATTGTTGAGTATATTTTGTTTGGTATTGGTGGATTGCTTCTTGTACTTAAATTTATTGTTTATTGTTCTACAAAGCGTCAGATGAAGAATATGACCAAAAATTTTAATGATAGATTCAATAATAGATTTAATGGCATGTTTTAAATCCAAGTAAACTGACATTTCTTGGTGCAGATTGGAGACAAGGAGAAATAAAATGTGTACTGATATAGTAATTGCTTTGTTAAGCATATTTGTAATATTGAGTATATTATTTGCAGGTTTCTATATAGCCTGCAAAGCGGATATCGAAAATATATATATTCTCAATTCTATAAAGAATTTTGTTATTGATTTATTTAAAGATAGAAATATTTTAGGTAAATTTCTTTCAAGCGTTATATTTTTATTATCTATTCCAGGTATGTTATTTATGATTCTTTTAGCAATAGCGGATGTGTTCGTAAAGTCATGTGTAAAAATATGGAAGTTAGGAGATAGATAAAACTTTATATAAATAAGAGAACATATAGTTGGAGGTGAGAATGTGAATTATATAGAGTTCTTAAAATTTTCAAAGAGTGGTAAGGAAAAACAGAAAAACAAAAATATAATACATCCAGACAGTATATCAGAAAAATATTCACTGCTTGGAGATGATATTAGAAAACTTAATGATTTGGATTCTTTTGCAGATTATGTTGAATTTTGTATGAAGAGTGATCCTATTTTTGATTTATTTATTACATATGGTCATATAAGCAAGGACGTTAAAACTTATAAGGATATGACAGATGGAATAATGAATCACTTTATAACTTTTGTGTGGAAAGTCTTTTATATCCCATTAACAAATTGTTTTTATGAAGAGAAAATAAAAGAATGTGTAAAACATGGTATTGATGGTGATATTCAAATTCTCATCTAAGTAAACAAACTCTTAGCGATTCAACTAACAATTTCCAAAAATAAGAGAATAAAAGTAAGAGGTGAGAAATTATAGAATACGATTTTGAAGGAAAAGAAAATGCTATTACGGCAGAACATTTAAGAAATGGTCAAACTTGTAAAGTAGTTGGATTTGGTCAGTCAATGACGCCAATACTTAAATCAGGTCAACCAGTAATTTGTAAGCCTGTGACAGAAGATACAGAGTTAAAAAAGAATGATATTGTGCTCTGTAAGGTTAAAGGTAATTATTATTTACATAAAATTTCAGCAATCAAAAATGGTGTCAGTTACCAGATTTCAAATAATCATGGTCATGTCAATGGCACAATTACAAGAAGCAATATCTTTGGTATTGTTGTTGAGATTCTTTAAGACTCATTCGAGTCACAATTTCCAATAAAAACAAAAATCGAATAGAGAATAAGTAAGTGAAGTAGTTCAGACAAAATCACTTTTCATGCGAAATTCGAGGAGGTGAATATGTTAGTAATTTTGATGAGTATTCATATAATTGGAGCAATTATTGCTATTGTTATTCATTGTAGAGACGGAACAATGGAACATGCTTCAAAATATGGAGATGGATTTAGATTTGCAAAACCGTCAGATGTTATATTTCAAGATTGCTTGCTATGGGAAATTCAATTAGTAATTCATACGATAACCTTTGTAGAAGATTACATAAACAGTCAATTCAGTAAGCATTTTCATTGAACAATTCAGTTTAAAATTTTCAAAACAAAATGTCATGAATAATATATAAAATCCGTGACAAATAAGTGAGGTGAGAAAGTGAAGTGTCCTAATTGTGACAAAGAAATGGATAATAAAACCTATTGTAAAATGGAAGGGTTTTATCATTGGGAAGATGAAGAGACTTATTATCATAAAGTTGAACATGAAAAATTTGTTTGTAAGTCATGTAAAATTACATATTTGGATGGCGGGTGGAAGATTCCTGAGAAATATAATCCAACGAAAAAACAGGAAAAGACAATATTATTCATCAACAATCACTTAGGCATGGATATTCAACCTCTTACGAAACATCAATGTTGGTTAGATATTGGTAGGTATTTTGAAAGAGCTAAGAGAACTCCATTACATGATGACCAATATTATATTGATATGCAAGAGTATTGCGGTATGGATGAAAGTGATTTTTGTTAATTAAGAGAATAAAAATATCGAGGAGGTGAGAAAGTGTCACAGTTTAGATTTAATGAAGATTTTGCAAATAATTGGAAGTCAGGACAGATTGTTACTTGCGAAGAAAAAGAGAATGGTTGTTTAGTTGATAATGTGGCTCTTATTGATAAGGATGAATTACTAAAACATGGTGAATTTATCACAATGAATGTTCAGATATTTGGACATATGGAATCAAATGGCGTAGATGATTTATTCATGTATGATAGAGATTTTCAACCAGGAGACACAGTACAACATTTCAAAGGTGATTTCTATAAGATTGTTGCCATTGGAACTAATACAGGAACAGAAGAAAAGATGGTTGTATATCAGAGTTTAAAAGATCAGAAAGTATGGATTAGACCGTATGATATGTTTATTAGTAAAGTGGATAGAAAAAAATATCCAGATGCTGATCAATCATATAGATTTATCAAAGTAAGAATTACTGTATAAATAGAGAATATATAAGTGAGGTGATATTCATAGAGATATTAGCAGAAACAGATTATCAAGACCTTTATAGAATATCTGATGGAGTGTTACTTGTAATTAACAAATTTAAGAGAATTGAATATCCGTCTGAACCTTATTTTCATGTATATACAAGTGATGCAAAGTATAAATCATATAATAAAGGTTGTCAAAAGTGGTTAAAGGTTTTAAAAGAAGATTACAGGAATAAATACAATGATGTTGTTGTTCCAAAAGGAACAATATTATATATGGATTATCCAGTAGAATCAACAAGTAATAAAGCTGATTGGACTTATGAAATAAAGACAACTGCTTCTTGTTTAGGTGGAGATTTCACGACCACAGAGAATATGTTAAATACAATACTGAATATTATGAAGAACAAAGTAAGTTCTTAGTCTTGAACAGATCGTTCAAAAATTCCAAAAATCAAAACTGAATAGAGAATATAAATATGGGTGGAAGAACAGCATACCCTTGGGTTTTTATACTCAAAAATCACTGATTATACATAGATGTTTACATAAATTAACTTCTGTGTTCCGTCCATTTGGGCGTTTAGATATAAGTTATCAATTAAATTTTATTTATAAGGAGGATACTTTAGAATGGCATTTAAAGTACAAAAAGCAGTAAGAGAAAAAATTTACACAAAGGTAGCACTCATGGCACCTTCAGGCGGTGGTAAGACTTATTCAGCATTAAGACTTGCTACAGGAATGAAAGAGGAACTTGAAAAGATTACAGGAAAACCTTGCAGAATCTTAATGGCTAATACAGAAGGAGCAAGAGGTAGATACTACGCCAACGAGTTTGATTATGACATTATTGACCTCGTAGAGCCTTTCAATCCAGAGCAGTTTTCAGACGCAATTGATTTTGCAGTAAATGAAGGATATGACATTCTTCTTATGGATAGCACTTCTCCTGAGTGGGATGGTAAAGGCGGATGTCTTGAATTACAGCAGAAAGCTGGCGGTACATATCAGGCATGGGGTAAGGTAACTCCTAGACATGATGCATTTATCAATAAACTTGCAACAAGTCCTATTCACTTAATCGCAACTATGAGAGGTAAAGATCAGTATGAGATTGAGAAGGATGATAGAGGTAAGACAAGCGTTAAGAAGCTTGGCGTTGGTGCAAAGCAGAGAGATGGTTTTGAGTATGAGTTCACTTGTACATTTACAGTAGACCAGAAAACACATATGGCAGAGCCACAGAAAGATAACACTCATATCTTCGAGAATGACAATGCAACACTTCTTACAGAAGCACATGGTCATAAGATTATTAAGTGGGCAAACACTTCTGATATTGAGCCAACAAGACCTAAGTTCACAGCATCTACAGCAGCAACAGAGCCAACAGAAGATATTACAGCAATCAAGAAAGAGATTATTTCTCTTTGCACTCAGCTTGGAGGAACAAAGAATGAAACTCTTATGACAACATTAAAAGAGTTTGTGCCTAGCGGAAATCCAAATGCAATTAAGGATGTGCAGAAAGCAAAGGATTGTTTAGCAAAGATTAAAGAGATTCAGCCAGTACAGGCGTAATTATAAGGAGGACAAAAATACATGAATAAAGTAATTTTAATGGGAAGACTCACAAGAGATCCAGAGGTAAGATACACACAGGGCGACAATGCATCGGCAGTGGCAAGATTTTCTCTTGCCGTTGACCGTAGATTCAAGAAAGACGGAGAGCAGACAGCAGATTTTATCAATTGTGTAGCTTTTGGTAAAACTGGTGAGTTTATCGAGAAGTATGGTCGTAAAGGTACAAAGTTTGTTGTAGAGGGACGTATTCAGACTGGTTCTTATACAAATAAGGATGGACAGAAGGTATATACAACAGATGTCGTTGTTGAGCAGGTTGAATTTGCAGAGAGCAAGGCGGCAAGTGGACAGAATGGAAATCAGAGTTCATCTGCACCAACAAGACCAGAACCTGCTTCGGCAGATAGTAATGGATTTATGAATATACCAGATAGTATTGATGAAGAATTACCATTTAATTAAAAGAGGTAGATATGGCAGATAAAAAAGAAAGAGAATATGTCTGCGCATACAAGTATTGTTTACACCACGGACAAAAGGTTAAAGCCTCTGAGTCCGTGGTAATAAACAAGAAACATTACCATTGGGATTGTGCAGGTATGAAACAAGAAATTAAAGACTGTGTAGATGCTTATATGGATTGTATAGAAGATAAAACACAGTTCCCTATTGCATGTAGAGCAATAAACACAATGGTTTTTAAAAATAAAGTACCTATAGAGTTCATCAGAAAAAACATTGAATCATCGAAATTATATTATTCAACAAAACCTGTTCAGATTCTATATGGACTTAGAAAATTATTTTACGAAAAAGAATTTAAAGCATAGGCGGTGAGTAATTGCTAATCGAAAAAACTGACATCGAAAAAGCTAAAGATAAACTTGGCGATAATAATGCCTTTTTAATGGCAGAACTACTTGAATTAGAAAATTTTGATGACAAAAATCTGAAAGCCTGTTGTCCTTATCACAATGAGGAAACTGCAAGCTTTATATATAACAAGAAAAATAAGACTTTTCATTGTTTTGGATGTAATAAAACTGTAGATATTATTGATGTCTTAATGGAAAAAGGAAACACATTCTTAGAAGCTGCCAAGTATCTATTCGAGAAAGCTGGTATCGAATACAGTTTTGGTGAAAAGGATGTAAGAACTCGTCACAATTATAGATATCCGCATGAAGAACCAATAAATGAAAAAGAGCATGTAGTTGAATATTGGGGAAAACGTGGTATTTCAAAAAATGTAATCGACTATTTGGATATTCGAGAAGATTCGCATGGTAATGGTGTATTTAACTTTTATGATACAAACGATGTTTTGACAATGGTTAAGTATAGACCTGCAAGAACAGTTGAAAAACATTCTGGTCAGCCTAAAACATGGTGTCAAAAAGACGCTGATACATCAGCACTTTTGTTCAATATGAATAGAGTTAATACGTCAAAGCCGTTACTTATAACAGAAGGCGAGACAGATTGTGCAAGTGCTATTGAGGCAGGATATATCAATACAGTAAGTGTTCCTCTTGGAGCTGGCAATCTTCATTGGATTGAAGAAAATTGGGATTGGTTAAATAATTTTGAATCTATTATTATCTGGTCTGATAACGATGAGGCAGGTATTAAAATGAGAAAAGAATGTATTTATCGTCTTGGTACATGGCGAACAAAATATATATCAACACCTGAATTCTTTGAAAAAGAGAATGGTAAGAGAGTTCCACTAAAGGATATCAATGATTGTTTACAAGTTGGAGGAAAAGAATTTGTTATGAATCTTATTTCAGAAGCAAAGGATGTTCCTGTAAAAAGTGTTGTTGATTATTCAGAGATTGAGGAACTTGATATTTCTCAGATGGATGGTGTAAAAACTGGCATTAAACCATTAGACGATGAGTTGTTAAAAATCTTCTATGGAACATTGACGGTGTTATCAGGAAGACCTGGTAGTGGTAAGACAAGTATTATTGATCAGACAATAGCAAGGACTATTGATGATAGTAGTCCTGTATTTTTGTTTAGCAAGGAAATGCCAGAAAGAATGAGTGCAAACTGGTTTAATACAATTATCGCTGGTAGAAGAAATATGGTTGAAAGGACAAGTCGAGACAACCGTAAATATTACATAGTTCCACAAGCAATACAAAAGAAAATGCAAGCACATTATAATAAGAAGCTTTTCATTTACAGAGATGATGAACCAAATGATGTAGATTCAGTTTTAAAATCTGCTGAAGAATGCGTTAGAAAGTTTGGGTGCAAGCTGATTGTACTTGATAATCTTATGATGATCGACTTGAATTGTTCTGAAAGTGACAAAAATACAGCACAAACAAATCTGATAAATGCACTTATTAAGTTTGCTGCTAAATTCAATGTAGCTGTTGTTCTGATAGCACATCCGAGAAAAACACAAGATACAAATTCTGATATTGAAATGTATGACATATCTGGCACTTCTAATATTATCAATCTTGCTATGAGATCCATAGGTCTTAGAAGAGTTTCCAAAAAAGAAAAAAACGATCCGAAATCCAAATGGCATAACTATGATGTGGTTTTAACTGTTATAAAAGACAGATTACTTGGCAAAGCAGACTTCCAGATGGGATTATGGTACGACCTGACATCACGTAGATTTTATACAGATTACGATGAATATGACGCAAAATTTGCATGGGATGACAATGTATATACCGACAGGCTTCCATATGTTGATAGAAGCATAGATAACACATTTCCAGACAAATAAGGAGAATAAATTATTATGATGGATGAAGAATTAGATTTTTTACTTGGAACGATGCAATGGTCGTTTTCAAGACTGAATTCATATTATAATTGCCCTTACGAATGGAAACTCCATTACTTAGAATGTAATAAATCTGAGAATGGTTTTTTTGGAGAATATGGTTCACTTATTCATAAAATCCTTGAAAAATATGAAAAAGGTGAACTTTCCTTGTTTAAATTGAATGAGTATTATGAGGAACACTTCGATGAGGATGTTCCTCACGATGCTCCACCAAATAAATTCGTAAATATTAGGCAATCATATTATGACAAAGGTATTGATTACCTTGATAACATTGACCTTGATTTAGAAAAATATGAAGTTCTTGGAGTTGAGAAAAAAGTAGAATTTAAAATTAACGACAAGGATTTTATCGGATATATAGATTTACTTGTAAAGGATAAAGAAACTGGTGAGATTATTATTATTGACCATAAATCCGCAAGTATTAAAATTCTGAAAAATGGTAAGATTAGCAAATCTGACCAACAGCATTTCTTAGATTTCAAACGACAGCTCTATTTATATTCAATCCCTGTAATAAAAGAATATGGTTCTGTTTCAAAACTTAAATGGAACATGTTTAAAGATCAAAAGTGGATAGAAGTGCCTTGGATTCAAGAAGAGTACGATGAGGCTATTCAGTGGGCAAAAGATACTCTTGAACTTATTGAAAAAGAAAAAGAGTGGCGACCAAACCCAGATTATTACTATTGTCATTATCTTTGCGGTCAGAGAAATCATGCATGTGAATATAAACCACAACCAACGAGAAAGAAGAATGAAATCGACAATAGACAGTATAACCCTGAAACTGACTCATATGAGTAGGAGGTGATATTATCAGTAACTATACAGTATATCATTTGCATACAGAAGATTCTTTATTAGATAGTTGTACAAATTATAAGTTATATGTAGACAAGGCAGTAGAACTTGGACAGAAAGCTATTTGTTTTACAGAGCATGGCAATATTTACAATAATATTGAAAAGAAAATGTATGCAAATAGCAAAGGTTTAAAATATCTACACGGTGTTGAGATTTATTTGACAGCAGCACTTGAGCCAAAACAAAGAGATAATTACCATACAATTCTTATAGCAAAGAATTTTGAAGGCGTAAAAGAAATAAACACATTGGTTGACTTGTCTACACAATCAGACCATATGTACTATAAGCCAAGAATTACATTCGATGAATTTTTTAATATTTCTGATAATGTTATTAAAATTTCTGCGTGTCTTGCATCTCCATTGAGTAAATATCCTAATTTTATTGGAAAACAGGTTGATGAAAAAATAGCTGAATTAGAAAAAAATAAAAAAACAGAAGCTAATAGACTTTATACAGAATTAAATTCAGAAGCTGCAAGAAATCAGTTGATTGAAGATATCACAATCATTCATAACACATCTTATGAAATATATGTAGAACAATGTATTGAAAAATCCAATAATGCATTTGATTTACAGATAGAAGAAGCAAAATCAGAATTGGAAAATGCAAAGATTGTATATGACAAACTGATGAAAACATATGACTATTATGAAATTCAGCCGCATGTTAAGTCTATGGATCAGATTCGATATAACAAAATGCTTTATGAGGCATCAAAAAAATATAACAAGCCTTTAATAGCAGGAACAGATACACATAGTATTGATAGTTACAAGGCTGAGTGTAGGAGTATTCTTCAGAAAGCAAAACATATTGAGTTTTCAAACGAAGATGAATTTGACCTTACATATAAATCGTATGATGAATTAGTTGATATGTTCAGACAGCAAGGCTCTTTACCTATGGATGTTGTGTTAGAAGCTATTGAAAATACTAATCGCATGGCTGATTCTGTTACAGATTATGAATTAGATACAGCTTTTAAATATCCGATTCTCTATGACAATGAAGAAGAGGTATTTGTAGAGCGTATCTATAGAATGTATCACGAAAAGCTTGATAAAGGAATTATTCAACCAGATCCACGATATGAGGAGAATATAAAAGAAGAACTTCGAGTATTTAAGAAGATTGGTATGGTTGGATTCATGCTTTTCATGTCAGAATTGGTATGTTGGTGTTGGGATAATGGTATACCAATTGGTTTTTGTAGAGGTTCTGTTGGTGGTTCAACCATTGCATATTTAACAGATATTATTGATGTAAACCCTGTAGTATGGAATACGGTATTCTCTCGATTTGCCAATGAGGATAGAAAAGAGATTGGTGATATTGATTTGGATATTGCACCATCACAAAGACATTTAGTATATGAGCATATCATTGAAAAGTTTGGTGCTGATAAAACAGCTTATGTGTTGGCTATCGGCACGATTTCTGACAAAGGTACTATTGATGAGATTGGACGAGCTTTGAATATGCCACTTGGAGATGTCAAGCAAGTAAAAGCTCAGTATTCATTATTTACCGATGGTATTACTGATTGCAATGACAAGATTAAGAAAATTGAATCTATTGATGGATATGAAAATAATGAAAAGTGCTTAAAAGACTTGGAAGAACTTAGAGGTAAACTTGAGTATAACGAAAAGTCTTTGAAAGACTTAAAAGAAAAGCAATATCCTAAGTTGTTCTATTATTTTGATGGTCTTGTAGGAACTGCAATTTCTCAGTCGATGCATCCAGCAGGTATTATTGTAAGTCCAGTAACACTGCCTGATAATTATGGAACATTCTGGTCGAAAGATGGTAAGCGTATTTTGAGTATCAATATGGAAGAAATTCATGAAGTTTCCCTTGTAAAATACGATTTGCTTGGTCTAAAAAACATCGAAATAATCAAAGATACATGTGAATTAGCGCATATTCCGTATCCGAAATCCCATACAGTAAATTGGAATGATGAAAAGGTTTGGGCGCATATAGCAGATAGTCCAGTAGGAATATTTCAGTTTGAATCAAAATTTGCTTATGATTCAATGAAAAAGTTTGAATGTCATTGCGTAAACGACTTGTCGCTTGTAAATGCTTCAATCAGACCTTCAGGAGAATCATATAGAGATAAGTTATTAGCCCATGAACCAAACAAAAATCCATCAGAGTTGATTGATAAATTGTTGGAAGATAATCATGGATTCCTTATATTTCAGGAGGACACAATTAAATTCCTTACAAATATTTGTGGTTTGAGTGGTAGCGATGCTGATAATATTCGTAGAGCTATTGGACGTAAACAAAAAGATCGTCTTGAAGCTGCATTACCATCTATTCTTGAGGGATATTGTAATATGTCCTCTCAGCCTAGAGAAATTGCAGAAAAAGAAGCACAAGCCTTTTTGAAGATTATAGAGGACAGTTCTAATTACCAGTTTGGTTTTAACCATTCAACAGGATATTCAATGATAGGTTACATGTGTGCTTATCTCAGATATTATTATCCACGAGAATTTATTACTGCATATCTAAATAATGCCAATAATGAAGATGATATCATGCTTGGCACAGAACTAGCAAAGCAACTTGGCATTACAATTCATAGCATTAAATTCAGACATTCTACTGCAAAGTATTCTTGTGATAAAGATGGTATTTACAAGGGTATTGCTTCTGTAAAGTTCCTAAACGAAGATGCTGCAAATGATTTATATTCCATTAAAGATGAAAAATATGATACGTTTATTGACTTATTGATAAGAATTTCTGACCTCAAAGTTGATAGCAGAAAGCTTGAGATTTTGATTAAACTCGATTTCTTTGAGGAATTTGGTGGCATTCGATACTTACTTACCTGTAGTGATTTGTTTTCAAAATATTATGGTAAGAAACAGATGAAGAAGGATAAGGCGTTAGAGTATAGACTTGATTTTGATGTACTAAGAGAATGTTCTGGCAAGGAAACTCAGAAGACATTTATGGAATTAGATAGTGCAAAGCTACTTAATAAACTCTTGCAGAATATCCCAAATGAGAAAACTGATATGCGAACAAAGATTGCTTATCAGATAGAAAATCTTGGGTATGTAGATATTGTTGATAAAAAGCTGGCAGGTTATTGTGTAGCATTAGATCTCAACGTTGACTATTCTCCACGATTGAAACTGTATGCATTGGCAAATGGTAACACAATTCCAGTAAAAATTAGTAAGAAAATATTCAAACAGAATCCTATCAGACGTGGAGATATTGTAAAAGTCACAAACCAATATAAAAAACAAAAAATGAAAAAGGTTGATGGTGAATGGCAAGAAACAGATGAGCAAGAATGGTGGATTTCTGAGTACCAAATTTGTTAGGAGATGTAAATGAAACAGTATTATACAGACAAAAAGTATAAAGAATTACTGTCGCATATGGTTGTATTAGTAGACACTCGTGAGAACACTAATAAAAATGTTACTGATTGGTTTGATAGAAACAACATCAAATGGAAGTCAAGAGCATTGAAAACAGGTGATTATGGTCTTATGGTTGAGAGTTGCCCTGAATTGGGCTTCTCAATCGACACCTATTTTAGTGACGAACTTTGTATTGAACGAAAGAATTCCGTAAGTGAGTTAGCTGGTAACATAGCAAATGCAACTAAAGATGATGACAGAATTTTTAAAGAATTTAATCGAATGATTAATATAGAGAAGAATTATCTTCTTATAGAGAATGACAGCATAGAGGATATTTTTACAGAGAACTATAAATCGAAATTGAATCCGACATCGTTTTTTAGAACATTACTTACATGGCAAAGCAGAAATAACATGCACATTTATTTTGTAGAAAGAGAATATATGGGTAGGATGATATACGAATTATGTAAAAATTGTTTGGATTCCAAGATATTAAAGTAAAGGAGAAAATATGGACAAGGTAAAAGTTTTTGAAGGACTATTAAACAAGTTTGAGACAGATGAGATTAGAAATTATTGTGCTGATATGATTAAGGAAATTCCAGATTATATCTTCACAATTCCAAGTAGTACATCTTTTAAGTATCATAATAAAACACAGTGTCAGCCACATGGTCAGATTTTTCACATTTTAATGTTTGCAGAAGTAATGAATTATGTTCTTGGATTAGAGTATGTAAAAGAAAAGACCAATGAGCGACAGCGAGATTGTTTACGCTGCACACCAATTTTTCATGATGCAATTAAATGTGGGTTAAATGGTTCTCAATATACAGTGCACGAACATCCGATGTTTGCAGGTGAGTGGGTGAGAAATACATCTGTTGAGCATGATGTAGACGCTGATACAAAAACATATATTGCAAGATTATGTGAGAGTCATTCGGGTGAATGGACTTCTACAAAGAGAAGTAAGACGGTATTACCAAAGCCTGAAAATGACGAGCAGTTCTTTGTACATATGTGTGATTATTTAGCAAGTAGGTCAAATCTTGATATGACATATTCTGATGATGTACTTTCTGCATTAGGCGGTGTTGATATTCCAAAGGAAGAGTTACCAGATATTGATTCTTATGTAATTACATTTGGAAAATATTCAGGAAAGACACTTCCACAAATTAAAGAAATTGATCCTGGTTATATCTCATGGGCAAAAGAAAATATGAGTAGAGAACCAGTAAGAAGTTTATTGGCTCAACTGTAGAGAATAATACAGTAGGAGGAATTGCATGGAATATAAAATAACAAAAATTACTCATTCAGGAACAAAGGGTGAAAGAGGTCAAGACAGAACCGATGGCAGATATCCGATGAGAATTGGAAGAACTGTAGAGCTAAATTTGGATAATGTTAAACTTGAAAAACCAATGATTATAAATTATCTTAAAAATGCTGATGGTTCAGATTATAGCAATATGTGTTTGCGAACAAGTAGCGTTGTATCAATAATCAGTACAGCAAGTGCAGTACTCATTGAAACAATGAACAGTATTTTCATATTTGAGAAAATTGAGGTCTTGGAATGCCCATAAATAGGGCGTTTTAGAGACTCAAAAAGCCAAGAAAGACGGATTTATTAAGGAGGTGATAACAATGGCATATTGCCAGAGATGTGGTGAATATTGCCAAGACCATTATACATATTGTAAGAGATGTTATTTTGAACTTGGACAACCATTTGGGAAAGCAATAGAAAGACCTCACAAATGTAGAAAATGTGGTGGCACTATATATGGAAGATATAACTATTGTTTATCATGTGCTCAGAAAAAGGGTTTTATTAATAAATTAAATTATTAAAATAATCCGTCATTTATTGCAGAGAAAGGAGAAAATATGAATTCAAAAGGTATTTTGGCAATTAAAGATACTAAAAATTTATGTTACAAGTGTCTAAAAAAGAAAGATAAGATACAAAAAATCAATATCGGAAGTAGAGGATATGGTAGTTATTTTGATAATTTTAGTACAAGCCTTCAGCTTTGCGATGCTTGTTATGAGGAATCTACAAAAGATAAACCTATTTGGAACATGAAATCGTTAGATGATAATGACATGTATGATGATTCTTATCTATATGACAATGAAATGTCTTCATATTTACACAATCTTCCACTTGAAAGTCGTGAGTTGGTATTTAATAGAAATTCATATGGAGCATGTGCAGGTTGCAATATGAAGCCACAGGATTATATAGATTACGAATTAGACGAGTTACCACATAATAAATGTAAACAGTATTGCATGTATTCGCCACAGGAAAGAGCTGCGTATAAAGAAAGATTTCCTAATTGTGAATGCGTAAAAATTAAAAAATATAGTGATGGTTCACAGGGAAGTAGTTGTCCTTATGGTGCATTTGGTGATAAGGATGGGAATATTGGATTAAATATAGCAGATGAATGTTATATGTGTACTCATTATAAACCAAGACAAGGAGACATTAAAGTTATTGATGAGGTTGCTGAGTATTATCAAAATGAAAAAGATAGACTCATACACATGATTCAATATGCTGGTAGTAGACTTGGAGAACTTGAAAAAGATGTAAAAGAATACATAGACAAACATAAATAAAAGTCACAAGAATCGACAGTTTCTTGTGGAAATTAAGGAGGAAAAATGAACAGAATGACTATTAATGGTAAAACAATCACATGTTCAGGAACTAATGTAGTCGTCAATAATGGAAGAATTATTGTAGATGGTAAAACAATTCAAGAGTGTAATAGTGGTGATATTAAAGTCACTATCGAAGGAGATGTAAACAAAATTGATTGTGGTGGATCAGTAGAAGTTCACGGCAATTCAGGAAATATTGATTGCGGTGGCAGTTGTGAAGTTAGTGGAGATGTCAAAGGAGATATAGATGCAGGTGGCTCTGTAACTTGTGGTAACGTATCAGGTGATATAGATGCAGGTGGAAGTGTGAGATGTAGAAGATAAGGAGAATAATATAATATGAAGATTTTAGCTTTAACAATTTTATTTATTTTGATGTTTTTCAGAATTAAAGGTACGCCAAGCGCATTAAGTAAAACATTGTGGCGAAAGAAAATAATTAAGCAGCTTACAAAAGATAAAGAGAATAATAATGGAGAGCCATTAAGTGATGCAATGCAAGGAGCTTCAATACTGATTATATTCTTTATAGAACTATTCTTAATCATCTTTTATATAGTGTTAGGAAACAAAATTGGAACAACTGAGTTTATTGTAATGTCTGCATTACAGGTATTCACTTGTTTATGGTCATTGGGTGTAAACTTGCCAGAAGTAAAAACAGTTTTTAGTTACGATGTTGAAAATTTTAAGTTTCACAGATTCCAGTTGTTGTTTAATGTGGTGTTAGATTATATCTATTATCCGTGGGCGATTTATATGTTACTGAAGTAACAGTAAACCATTATTTCTTTTAAAAACGAGGTGAAAATGTGAATTATTATAAATTAAAAAAAGATACAAAAGATAAAGAACTTTTTTATGATCACAGCGGACATTTTAATTTTTGGGACAAGATTTTAATTTTGCGTGATAAGCGATATACCACAAAAGATAGTGCTGGTTTAGTTTTAGTTAATCGTACAGATAAGGAATTCCATGGTTGTATATCAGAAGAAGAAAAGATTATTTATCCGTTATATTTAAACAAGTCAATTAGAGAACATAAGCCAGAAGAAATGTTTAAAGATTTCCCAGAGTTAGAAGACTTTGTTTGAACAAAATCACAGTAAACCAAACTTTCATTGAAATTAAAAAAATAGGAGGATTAAATGGGAACAATTACAATTTTACCAGAAACACCGAAAAATCCGTTATCTTTAATAGGACAGAGAGCAGGTGTATGTTGGAATGCCGACATTACAAACGAAGAAAAGAATATCAAAAGAGCAATTGACTGTATTGAATCAGGACATGGAAGAACCTTAGAATTTGTAGATGTACATATGATTATTGATGGATTTTCCGCAAGAGTCATGAGAGAATATTATCGTCATATAGGAGGTATGACACCTTATTTACAGGCATCGACAAGATATATCAATTATAAAGATTTTGATGTTATTCGTCCCAAATCAATAGAAAGTAATAAAGAAGCTCTTATTGAATTTAACATTGCAACAAAAAATCTTAGAAAGTCTCTTGAAACATTAAAAGATTTGGGGATTCCAAATGAAGATGTGGCAAATTTACTTCCGTTGGGAATGGCAACAAAGTGTATTGAAAAGCGTAATCTGCGTAACTTAGTAGATATGAGTCATGTTAGAAAATGTACAAGAGCTTATCACGAGTATAGATTAGAATTATTCCCTGCAATTGAAAATGCTTTGAGAGAATATTCTGAACAGTGGGAATGGATTGTAGATAATTTATTTAAGCCTAAATGTGAAGTTTTCGGATATTGTGATGAAAGCAAGTCTTGTGGTAGAAAGCCAAAGAGACAGTAAATGTTCATTTCTTAGGAGGTGATTAAAATAAGAAATCCAGAAAAATTAGACTCATTTTACTCGCAATTATGTGAGATACATAAGAGGTCATTTCCAGATATGCGACCAGGGCAATTCTTGTTAAATGCTCTTGGGTATATCAATAGTACATTACATAGAGATCCGTTCTTTCCTGAATCAGACGAATTAATAGAATTATTCAAACAACACGCTAATTCTAATTCAATGTGGTATCAAGGTTGGGATGTATTAAACAGAAAGGAAGAAAGTAGTGGAAGAAGTAATTAAAATTTTCAAACAGATACAAAATACAAATAGTACAAACGATAAGAAAGCTATTATTGCAGCGAATAAAGATAATGAGCTATTCAAAAAATGTCTAGTATTTCTGCTTGACTCAAATGTAGTGACTGGTATTAGTGATAAGAAATTAAACAAATTTGTTGGTATGTCAGGAACAGAACTGAATTCTTTTGAAGAAGTGATGAAATATTTATCAGAGTTTAACTCAGGCAGTGATATGGATATTGGAACTGTGCAAGGATTCATCGAAAATCAGCCAGAAAATCATCAAGATTTTTACAAGCAGATGATTACAAAGAAATTCCGTCTTGGCTGTGATAAAAAAGTTGTAAACAATGTAATCCGTGGATTAATCCCATCATGGGATGTACAGCAAGCATATCCTATTTCTGAAAAGAATGAACCAAAAGACGGTGAATGGTTTGCTTTATCCCAAAAACTTAATGGCAATAACTGCGCATATTATAAAGGACAGTTAATTAGTCGGCAGGGTAAACCATTTACAGGTCTTGACCATATCATTAAAGATATTGAACGATTGCCAAACCATGAAAATTATATGTTTAATGGTGAATTGATTCGTAAAAATTATGATAATCTTTCTGATAATGACAACTTCCAAATTGGAACTGGTATTATCAATTCTGATGAATCTGACAAATCTTGTATTAAATTCGTAATCTATGAATGTATCCCAAATGAAGAATTTGAAAATGGCGAGAGTAAATTAAAATATAAAGCTCGTAGAGAACAAATTTTAAATCCACTAACAACAGCGATTTCTCGCTTAAATACAGATAATCTTGAAGTTGTTTCTATTATATATGAAGGAAGTGATAAATCAGTTGTTCAATCATTGCTTGATAAAGCTGACAAAGATGGTTGGGAAGGGCTGATGCTCAATAAGGATACTAAATGGAAGAATAAACGAAACAACGGAATTCTTAAAGTTAAATCATTTAAACATGCAGATATCCTTTGCACTAATATTGTTGAGGGTGATGGCAAATACAAAGGAACGCTTGGACTTATCAAATGTGATTACAAAGGATATGAACTTGGAGTAGGATCTGGATTTACTGATGAGCAGAGAAATTACTATTGGAACAATCCTGGTGAGATTATTGGTAAAATTGTGCAGATTAAATTCAAAGGCGAAACAAAGAATAAAAATGGTGGAATTTCGGTTCAGTTCCCTATTTTTGAAATCGTGAGAAATGATAAATCTGAACCTTCTTATAATTAAAAAGGTGATTATAAGCTAGGCAAAAATATTTTGTAGAATATTCTTATGATAATTTGAAAGCCGATATAGTTACTCATGGCGGCACAGTTGTCGGATCTGTAAGTTCTAAAACATCTTATCTTATTAATAATGATATCAACTCAACATCATCTAAAAATCAGAAAGCAAAATCGCTTAATATCCCAATTATAACTGAAAACGAATTTATAAAGATGTTACATAATTCATAAGAAAGAGGAACTCATGAAGGAAGAATTTAACATAGGACAAATAGTGTTTTATACTCGTATACTCCCAAAAGTGGGAATATACGACTTATTAGAAATAAAGTTACGCACAGTAGAAGATACATATATTGTAGGCTGTGATGAAAAGGATCATACAGCTTATTTAATATCAGAAATTGAAGCAGAAACTTGTATTTTTATATCTCGTAAAGATGCATTGAATAAAATTAAAGAAGAAAAGAAGAAAGGAAAAGAGAATATTTGAAAGGAAGAGAACTAAAGCAGTTGATTCAGGACACAGTAAGAGATGATGATATTGTGTGTCTAGGAGAAAGAAATGATAGTTTAGGAAGATTTGATAGAAAAATTATAGGTGTTGAAACTCGCAATGTTGGATTTGATAAAGACAATACTTATAAAGCTATTATTTCAGAAAAATTTGATTCTAACGGAACTATGAAGTTTTGGAGATAGTTACGGAGAATATATAAATGCAAAAATATTTTTATTTTAGGAGGTTTTAAAATGGAATTTAAAGTTTTATTGAACATGGTTGAAGATGTAAAGAAATTTGTTAAAATTGCGGAAAGGTATGATATGGATATTACAGTAAGAAGTACAAAGAGTAAATTTGAAGTAGATGGAACATCAATTATGGGAATGTTTACATTGGATTTATCTGATCCAGTTGTTGTAACTGTTTACAATGATGACAATGGCAAAAAATTTAAATCAGAAGTTGAAAAATACATAGTTCATTAAGGAGGTTATTATGGCAAAATTTAATGCGGTAGAAAAGAGATGTAATCGTGCAGTAGAATTACTCAATAAATCGAAAGATTTAGAAGTGCTTAAAGATAAAGAACTCGCAGAATCAATACAAATAAAGTGTGCAAAAGAAACAAATGACATAAATAATATGATTGAAGCACTAAAAGAAGCTCAGAGAAATTTATCTATTGCATGGAATAAGGCAGATGAATATACAAAAGTTATTATTAAATAGGAGAATAAATAATATGATAAATGTTAAAAAGACTAAAAATAAGAAATATAAAAATTATGATAAATTAACGATTGAAGAAATAATAAATAAATATAAAAAACATCATGATATGGCAATTATACATAACGGACATATTATAGGATTTTCGCACGAATAAGGAGAAAAATATGCTTAAAAATTTATATTTAATTTGTGGCAAATCAGGAAGTGGAAAAACATATGTAGTAGACAAATTACATGATGAATATGGATATAATATTTTAAAGTCATATACAACTAGACCTAAAAGACATCAGAATGATGAAGATCATATTTATGTTAAAATATCTGATTATTACAGTGATAAAATAGACGAGTTGATTGCTGTCGATACTTGTTTTAATAATAATTTATACTGGTCAAGAAAACAGCAGTTGATTACCTCAGATTTATATGTCATTGATAAGACAGGTATCGAAAGAATTAAATCGCTATCTTTCGGTAGAAAATTTGTCGTAATTTACATAGATTGTTCAGAAAACAAACGTATTGAACATATGCGTATGCGTGGCGACACGAAGAAGAATATATATGAAAGATTGTCGAACGATGAAAAAGAGTTTAAAGGTATAGAAAAATATGCAGATTTTATTGTTAACGGTAATTATAATGAAAAATGGCAAACAATAAAAAATATTATTGATAAATGTGAGAAAGTTTCTTAAAGGAGAGAAAAATGAATAATATTACAACAAGAAAACAGATTGAAGATATTGCAGAAGTTTTAGGTATTGAAAACATCTTATGTCAGTTAGCAGAAGAATCTTCGGAATTATCTCAGGCTTGTTTAAAGTATCGCAGAACACTCAATGGGTTGACACCAAAAACAAAAGAAGAAGTGATAGACAATCTTATTGAAGAAATGGCTGATGTTCTTCTTAATATAGAGCAGATATATTATCTTTTAGGTAATGATATAAAACCTAAAATTGAGAATATACAGAATTTTAAAGGTAGCAGATGGTATAGAAGAACTTTTATCACAAACAATCGACCTGAACTGGAATAAATAAATTCATATGAAAGGTTGATTTCTTATGGAATCGAGAAAGGAGATAAAATTTGTACAATGTAATAAAAAAGGATGGTACTATAGAGCCTTATAATGAGCAGAAGATTATTGATGCTTGTAACAAAGCTGCTAGACGTGCCATGTATGAGTTATCAGACAATGATTATGCACAGATTTTAAACGATGTATTAGCAAAAATAGATGAAAGTTACGATGAAGATACAGATATTGAAATTTACGATATGCATAACATTGTAGAATCTGTTTTGGAAGAAGATTTACCAACGGTTGCAAAAATGTATAAGGAGTATAGAAACTACAAAAAAGACTTTGTACATATGATGGACAAGGTATATGAACGTAGTCAGTCTATCAGATATATTGGAGATAAAAGCAACGCTAATACAGACTCAGCATTGGTAGCAACAAAAAGGAGTTTAATTTATAATGAACTAAGTAGAGAATTATATAAAAAATTCTTTTTAACATATGCGGAAAAACAGGCTAGTAAAGATGGATATATATATATTCATGACGAAAGCGCAAGACTTGACACGGTTAACTGTGATTTGTTTAGAGCTGGAAAGGTTATGAATGGTGGCTTTGAAATGGGTAATATTTGGTATAATGAACCTAATTATCTTGACACAGCATTTGATGTAATGGGAGATATTATTCTTTCAACGGCTGCACAACAGTATGGAGGATTTACAGTCCCAGAAGTAGATAAAATTCTTGTACCATATGCAGAAAAAAGCTATCAAAAATATAAGCAGGAACATTATAATATTTTAACTGAATCAGGCATTTGTATATCGGAATTAAATAGAACAGATTGGGATGAAAAGGCTTCTGAATATGCTAATAAAAAAGTCCAGCGTGATTTTGAGCAGGGATGGCAAGGGATTGAAATGAAGTTAAACTCTGTCGGATCAAGTCGAGGGGATTATCCTTTTGTCACAATGACAATTGGATTAGCAACATCAAAATTTGGTAAAATGGCAGCTATTTCGCTCCTTAAAGTTCATTCAGAAGGACAAGGTAAGAAAGGATTTAAACGTCCTGTATTATTTCCTAAAATCGTATTTTTATATGATAAAAATATTCATGGTGATGGCTCAGATAAATATCCAAGTGCAGATGTATTTAATGCTGGAATTGATTGTAGTAGTAAAACAATGTACCCCGACTGGTTATCATTAACTGGTGATGGATATGTTGCAGAAATGTATAAAAAATATGGTAAAGTGGTTAGTCCTATGGGGTGTAGAGCATTTCTATCACCTTGGTATGAAAAGGGTGGTATGCATCCAGTAGATGAAAATGATAAACCGATATTTGAGGGACGTTTTAATCTTGGTGTTGTTTCTCTTCATCTTCCAATGATTCTTGCAAAAGCTCGTAGAGAATCCAAAGATTTCTATGAGGTTCTTGATTATTATCTTGAGTTAATTCGTGGATTACATAAAAGAACATATGATTATATTGGTGAATTAAGGGCAAGCGTAAATCCAGTTGCTTTCTGTGAAGGTGGTTTGCTTGGTGGTAATTTAAAACCAACAGATAAGATTAAGTCAATTCTTCCACCAATGACAATGAGCTATGGAATTACTGCATTGAATGAATTACAAAGACTTTATAATGGTAAATCTATTCGTGAGGATGGACAATTTGCTTTAGAAGTTATGCAGTATATTAACGATTATACAAATCGAATTAAGGAAGAAGATCATATCTTATATGCAATTTACGGCACTCCTGCTGAATCGTTGTGTGGTCTTCAGATTGAACAGTTCCGCAAGATTTATGGGATCATTGAGAATGTATCTGACAAGCCTTATGTAAGTAATTCATTCCATTGTCATGTATCAGAGCAGATGTCACCTATCGAAAAACAGGATAAAGAAGGTCGTTTCTGGAATTTATTTAATGGTGGAAAAATTCAGTATTGTAGATACAATCTAGGATACAATAAAGAAGCTATTAAAACACTTATTCTTAGAGCAATGGATAAAGGTTTTTATGAAGGAGTAAATCTTGCTATGTGTTATTGTGAAGATTGCGGATATCAGCAAGTAGAAATGGATATATGCCCTAAGTGTGGAAGTAAAATGATTACAAAGATCGACAGGATGAACGGATACTTAGGATTTACAAGAGTACATGGTGAGACAAGATATAACGAAGCTAAGAATGCGGAAATCGCAGATAGAGTTTCAATGTAAGGAGTGTGATTCATATCAATTATCATAATATCACGCATGATGATATGAACAATGGAGATGGTTTGAGAGTCGTTTTATGGCTCTCAGCCTGTTCACACCATTGTTATAATTGTCAAAATCCTCAAACATGGAATCCTGATAGTGGTATTCTGTTTGATGAATCAGCAAGACAAGAAATATTCAACGAACTGTCTAAAGATTATATATCAGGAATTACCTTCAGTGGTGGTGATCCACTACATGAAAATAACCTCGATGAAGTCTTATCTCTTATCCAAGAAATCCGTATTTCTTTTCCTGAGAAATCTATTTGGTTATATACGGGATATAATTTTGACCTTTTAAATTCCCAATACAATGAATATAAATATACTCCATTTGCAGCAAATGCAGATGAGTGGCTTGCACGATGGGAGATAATTTCCAATGTAGATGTGCTCGTTGACGGAGAATATATAGATGAGCAGAAAGACCTTACATTGAAATGGCGAGGCAGCAAGAACCAAAACTGCATTGATGTAAAGCAATCTCTCACTCAAAATAAAATAGTTTTATATTGCAATTAAAAACGAAAAGAAAGGAGCATGTATGATTAAATTTCTAATGGGAATGTTTTTAGGGTTATGCATAGGAGTCGTAGCTGGTTTTATGATGTGTGCATTATGTAGCATTTCTAAAGATGAAGGAGATGATTTTAGCGAATGAGTAATTTTCTCATTAAGAAATATAAAGGAATATACACATTAAGAACTGATTTTGATAAGCAGTTAAATGATTTTAACCGCAAGCTCAATGGTAATTATGAGGATATTGATGTATATATCAAGTGTGCGCATGGTGGACAAATCTTCTATTATGGCAATCGTGGGACTTTACAATTCTATTGTCCATCACTTTCAAGAGGTCGAAACATCGTTAAAGAAATATATTCTAAATACATAAATCCTAATAATACAGAAATATCAATATCAGAGATACAAAAAGATGATAAAATCATTACTCGTAACACTTATAGAATTAAAGACACAGAATTGTTCCAAAAAGATTTAAACGATATAGAGAATATAATATTTGAAATTGAAGAAACAGATCAAGAGGTCTTGTTTAAGTTCAAATATCAGAATATTGACAAACTTGTAGAGCTTTTGAAACCATTGACTTCGGGATGTAATCGCTCACCTTTTTCAACAAAATATCTTCTAAAATCCAATTATAAAATACCAGATGAAGACTTAAAGAGGTATAAAGTTATAACCTCAAATTTACCTCAAAACAAGCTCATATCCTTAGTACATACATCACAAAGATTTTTAACAACACTGACCACATCTCAGAAAAAGCAGGAGGAGATAAGAAGTGAAATGAAAAGACTTGGCATGAAACCAAAGGAATATTATCACTATATTCATAAGTGGGACGAGTATTTGGATTATTTAGAGAAGAACATATATAAAAGGTTAGAATTATAAAGAAAGGTATTTATATATGACAAATAGAGAAAAATTTAAAGAAAAGATTATTAACATTGCATTATCAGATGGTGATGGCTTTTCGCTTTTAAAAAATACAGGAGATATTAAACATTGTCAAACTACAGATTGCCCAAATTGCTGTTTTAACGATGCGATGAATTGTTTTGACAGACGTAAAAAATGGTTAGATGATGAATATGAATCATATATTGATTGGTCAAATGTTAAAGTAGATACACCTATCTTAGTAAAGAGAAAGGAAGGTGAAAACTGGAAGCGTAGATATTTTGCTGCATATAAAGATGGACGAGTATATGCATGGGATAGTGGAGCTACGAGTTGGAGCGTCACTAATCAATTGTCTTTGGAATATAAATATGCAAAACTGATAGACAAAGCAGAATATATGGATGCATTACCTACTCCAAAATTAAAATAAAGCAAACAAAAATAGCAAATAGGAGATTCTAAAATTATGGAAACAATAAAGATTAAATATTTTGACAAAGAGATTGAGAAGCTTACATACATTGGTGGTAGTAAATCAAATTGGATAGACCTTCGTTCAGCCGAAACAATACACTTGAAAAAAGGTGAATTTCATCTAATTCCGCTTGGAGTTGGAATGAAGTTACCAGAAGGTTATGAGGCTCATGTTGTACCTAGAAGTTCTACATATAAGAATTTTAAAGTAATACAGACAAATCATATGGGAATTATAGATAATTCGTACTCTGGTGATTCTGATCAGTGGATGATGCCTGTAATTGCAATGGAAGATACTGTAATACATAAAAATGACCGCATTTGTCAGTTCAGAATTGAAAAAATCCAGCCACAGATTGAGTTTGAAGAAGTGGAATATTTAGATGAGGTGAGTAGAGGTGGATTTGGAAGCAGCGGAAAACAGTAAAAATATCAAAGAACGCATTTTATCACAAAACGATTTATATGAAATTCTACCATTTGGAAAAACAAAAGTGCAACAATTAATAAAGTCAAATCAGTTACCGTTAGTTAAAATAGGAAAGGACTATATTACAACATTTTCTATTTTAGAACAATGGATAAATGACAATCTTGGAACTGAAATTTATTATAATTAACTTTAACAACACAAGGATATATGTTACAATAATATTATCCTTGTGTTGTTTTCTATAATCGGAGGTGCTTTTATGAAAATAGGAAACAATAATTATCTTTCTGTCATCAACAAAATGACTATTTCACAAAGAAAGGATGGCAGATATGAAGGACGTATAACTATAAATGGTAAAAGAAAAGGATTTTATGGTTCTACAAAAACCGAAGTCAAAAACAAAGCGAAAGAATATTTATTAGAAATAGTTGCAAATGATTTTGTGCCTTCAAACAAAATTACATTAAATGATTATGCTATACATTGGTTGGAACATTACAAAAAGAATAAGATACAACCATCATCATACAGTAGACTATGCACTACATTTTATAAGCAAATTATGCCAACAATAGGTAAAATGAAAGTCTATGATATTACAACTAAAAATATTCAGGAACTTATTGATGATTTTGCAAATCCCAAAGATCATAAAAACGCTTTAGCTTTATCAGGATTAAAAAAAGTTGTTAATTTTTTGCACCCTTGTTTAGAAAGAGCAGTAGATGAAAAGATAATTGCAAAGAATCCATGTGTTAATATAATGTATCCACAACAGGATTGTATACAAAAACAAACAAAGGTGCAAACTGCGATGTCAGATAAAGAACTACAACTATTTAAAAACACTGCATTAAGTAAATATAAAAATGGACGACAAAAAAGCAGAGATTGGCTCATCCTACTGTTAATATTGAATACAGGAGTACGTGTTGGAGAAATGATTGCGTTAAAATGGACTGATATTGATTTAGTAAATAACACGATGCGTATTAATAAAACTTTACAAAATTATAAAGAGTATGAATCTGCTACAGAAATTACCTATTATAGTAGGATTCGAGAATCAACAAAGACATCAAACGGTGTTAGATATATCCCATTAAATGATCAATGTAAAGAATATATCAAGTCGTTAAAACAATATGATAATGAAGAACATATTGTTTCCGACTATATAGCTTGTACTCGAAAGGGTACACGTTCTACTTCACGCAATTTACAAAGAAGCTTAGATAGATTGACAAAAGAAGCAAAAATTACAACACATATATCATTGCACACTCTTCGTCATTCATTTGGTTCAACTTTATTAAGAAGACATGTGGATATTGCTGTTATTAGTAAATTGATGGGACATGCAAATATAACAATCACGTATAACAAATATATACATGTGATTCAAGAAGAACAAGCTAAAGCGATGAAAATGGTGAACATTTGCTAAAAATTGTGGTCAAATTGTGGTCAAACACAAAAATAACTAAATAAAACATTGTATTTACAGGCTTTTTAGGAGTTGTGTTTAGGGTTCGACTCCCCGCAGCTCCACTGCCTCAAAGCATTGAAAATACGATGTTTTGGGGCTTTATTTATATTAAATATCAAGAAAAATATCGTTTTAAACCATTTCAGACCGTTTTAAACCATTTCAAACCGAAATTTTTGTGGTCAAAATTGTGGTCAAAATAATACAACAACACAAGGATAATATAGAAATTAGAAATAAAAGAATTTAAAAAATTTAACATAAACATATTGACAATATTAATAAAAAGGTTATATGCTATCTGTATAATTATATACAGGGAGGTAACTATATGAGAAAAATTTTAAAAGGTTTATCAATTTGTTTATGTTTAGCATTGGTTAATGTTTCAAGTTTACCTAAAGTTACAATTAACAAAGCTGAAGCAAAAGTTAAAAAACCAAAATTATCAAAAACAAGTTTAGAATTACAAGAGGGTAAGAATATCACTGTGCGTCTTAATAACGCTACAGCAAAAAAGGTTAAATGGTCATCAGATAATAAAACAGTGGCTACAGTAAGTAAAGGTAAAATAAAAGGTATTGCATTTGGCAATGCAACTATAATAGCAAAATATAAAAATAAATCTTATAAATGTAAAGTTATTGTTAAAAAATTCAATGTCAAATATGTCACTTCTGAAGTTGCTGAACATACAAGTGACGGTTGTGATTTAATAAAGTACACTAATAACAATGATTATGATATTAGTATAAAAGTAATTACAAAATGTTATGACAGTGATGGAAATGTTACATTAGAAAGAACCAAAGATATTAAATGTTTGAAAAATGGAGTTACATATTCATATTGTATTCCAAATGAAAAGCAAACAATTGAATCAATCAAAGAAGAAAAAGATGTTGAAAAGGTTGATAAATTAGAAACCAAATATGAATTTGAGGAATATAATGGCTATAATAAGTTGAATTATTACATTACAAATCCAACTGACCAAAGAATAACAGGTGATATTATTATTTTATACTATGAAGGTTCTACAGCATTAGAATTTGATTGGAGAACAAATATTTCAGTCTCTCCGAATGAGACAATAAAAGGTTCTTTTGAAATTAATCCAAGAGTAACGAGCATTTCTTTGTTGGCTGTACCTTGCCAAGACTAAATACTAAAAATCGTAAAAAATAGGGAATAGAAGAGTAATTAAACTCAACTATTCCCTATTTGAATGAAAATAGCTTCTATGTATTGATTACGGGAGAATAATACATAGAGAGCATATAGTCATAATAACATAATTTTAAATTTCATGTCAAGGAATTAAGAATCTACTACAGTATCAACTTTGTATAGATACATGCTGTCAGTAACAGCATTAGAATATCCTGGCTTAATTGCATCATTTGAATAATATATTTCGTTTCCAATTTTATAATAATTACCCATTTGAATTATATTATCACTGGTAGTATATAACATATCTTTTATTATAAAATCATACTGTTGTGTTGTTAATGGTATTTTATTATAACCTTTTCCTACTCCATAATATGTATTATGTTTCTCATAATTAGAATATGTATTTGTAGACATAAGAATACAATTGCTTGTCTCAAAATAATCATATAAATTGTTTTTTTTAATAAAAGCATTCTGAGGTTGTATATATTGGTTAAACACAAAATAATCTTCTTTTGTAGGGGTATGTATTGCTTTAGCAAGAAAAATTATACCATATTCTTGAGTGGGATTATTTGTCTTTGTAAGTGTTAAATTGAACATATTATCTGATCCTCGTAAAGTTAATGTAAAGTTATAATCTACTTTATTAGTATCACTATAAGAAGAATTGATATAAGCTGATTCATGATAAAATGTAGTTGATTTTCCATTTATTGCTATGTCTGGATAAAAATAATAATTACTACCATAGCTACTTAAAACATAAAATTTAAATCCCCATAAAGAAATAGAATACTCAGATTCATTTTTAGTAAGCTCATATCCTGCATTAACTAAAATCTGATATATAGCATCAAAAAAGATTTTTGACCATTTGGGTAAATGACGATAACTATTAGTTTCAGTTTTGGATTTTGTTGGTAAATTAATAGTTTCTAATGTATTCCAATTTGTTCCATTACTATCTGCGGTTTTAGAGACACTTCCCGAAAAATTTGCTCGTATAACCATGTTAATAACCTCCTATTCTAAGTATAAATATATTCTTTAATATCAATCTGTGATTTATCTACTAATTCAAACTCAGTAGTATATTTTATATCATTTTCGTCAAACCCATAATATACATTACCTAAATCATACCACGGACAAAACGTAGGCTTCTCATGAGTCTTAATACCACGAATTTTATCTCCATAATCATTTAAAGGCACAGAGTCAGCACACTCTACGCCTTTTTCAATAATTGCAGCCTGTATATCATCAACTGCAAGCTTTGTATATTCTAATTTTTCTACAAGCGTACCCATAATCACACGACCTTTCTATTGATTAAATCAATCAACGCACCAACATCACCTATTGTTTTCATAATTATACGACCTTGATTAGCTGAAAGGGCAGAAGAGGTGCTTGTGCTTGTACAATTATCTATAACACCAATTTCAGCTTCAGCAGATCTCCATGCAGGATTTCCATTTTCATCAGTCTTCCAAATTTGATTAGGATGTCCTTTGCCTTTTTGAACATAACCTTCACTGTCTGCCGTATTAGCTTTCCATGTATCGGTGTCTGTGGTGATATAACCACTATCATTAGTTAGTTCAGATAATTTTGTTGGAATTGTTGGCTTGCTTATAATTTCATTCCATGTATAGGTTGGTTTATTTGCCGCTTTTGACCATGAAGGAAAATCTTTAATATCGGCTACAACATGAGTATGTTTTTCTATAGATATACCAAGAGCACCAATATCATCCGCAGTTACAGCACTCGTAGAATTAACATGACCCGTATTATCTACACTGATTTTATATAAACCACTTGTGGCAGGAGTATATGTTGGGTGAATATATTTTGTTGCACCTTCAGCTATACTATTTAATTTCTTTTTATCTTCTTTCGACATTAAACCATCCATTAAGACTGTGGCGAGAGGAGTATCGGTGTCAATTGTAACGATTGTTCTGTTTTTATCTATCCATAAAATCATAGTTTCATTTCTCCTTTTCGTTATGATGATTTCTTAATAAGATAAATTTTTTTAATCTGCAATTCATATGCTTGCAAAGATGACATCATGCACCCTATTACCATATAACCATTATCTTTTGAGACAAGTTTATCTTGATTAACTATATCAATTTTATTAAGTGATGAAATAGGATTAAATTCAACTCTATTTAATACCGTACCGCCAAAGACTGCTGAGCCTATCTCGTTATTTATTAGAATACTTATTTGATTACTTTGTTCGTTAGAATCTGAAACATTATTTGGAGAATAAGTATATTCAATAACAAGATATGAAGGAGATGTTTTACTAAGAATAGAAGACCAATTATTTGTGGATTGTATTTCAATATAATCATAACCACTATGGCTACCACCTTCTGTTCGACAAATAGTTAAGCTTGCGCTTTGTTTGTTGAATTGTAAAATATTAGAATTAACATCTTGATTTGTGCCTGATTGAGAAAGTATGTAAAATTGCCATCCACCAGATAAAGAGTTGCATTCATCACCCTCGTTATATAAATAAATCTTTTCACCTTCAGGAATAATAACTTCATTTTCCGATACTTCAACAGTTATAGAAGGACTTGCTTTTAACTCATCCGTTTCTTTATATCTAACATAATAAGTTCCAGCTTCTACAGTTGTATTACCACTAGAACAATTTTTCCATGTAATATTATCACTTGAATATTCCATAGCAGTAGTAGTACCATTTATTTTACCACCACCATCACTTAAACCAGTCGGAGCAGATTGTTCGCCTTTTTCTTCTTCCTGCTTAGATGGAGCAATTAATGTTATCTCAGTATTTTTTGTTGGACTACCAGATATACTAAGTTGATTTTCGTTATTTTTAGCAATAACAATGCCATTAACAGTTCCGACACACTCATAATCATCTGGGAAATAATAACCTGAGTTTGTATTTATTATTATTTCATCAATTGTTTTTGAGCCTTTTACATACTGTTTTAAACTACCTGATGTATTAAGCCATGTCATATTATCAGCAAGAATAATATTTACACAATAAGGATTAGTGGCATTACCGTTGTCACTTTCGCCACCCTCCGCAATTAAAACTAAAGTTCTAGGTGTAATTTTCTCAGCATTATAATCTTTTTCAAAACTTGCATAATCTGTATAATATAAAATTTGTTCAAGATGCTGATCGAATAATTCCTTAATTATATTATAATAATACTGTGTATTTTGAATATCTTCATTCTTTCTAGTGTTTGTACCACCTACAGCATATGATTTTGCTTCAGTTGCATATTTCTTTGCATTATTTTCGCTATCCTTTGCATTTAACTCACTCTTTTTAGCATTTGTTGCACTATCTTTTGCGTTCTTAGCAGATTCTTTAGCTTCTTGTGCTGATGCCGCTGCCTCCGCAACATATTCACTAATTTTCTTTAAAACAGAAACTGGTAATGTTCCTTCAGCATCTGAAACACTTTTTATAATAAAAGGAAATGCTGATTTCCTCTGATTGTTGCTTGTATCAAAAAAGGATACTACAAAACGAGTATCTCCTGATTCAAACAACATTTCTTTTGTTAAAGGAAAAGAAATACGATGTTTGTCAGAATCAATAGTTACATTATTATATACAATAGTATTTCCGTTTTCAGTAACTCCATTCAATACGGCTTGATTCGCATCAATAGTATAAAGAGTATTGCCGTCATAAAGGGTAGCAACAACAATTTCAGAATCATAATCACTTTGCATTGCATAAACATACTCAAAATTATTTGGCTGAGTCATGTTTAAGTTTATTTCATGTGTTAATTGTTTCAAATTATCACCTCCAAAAATAATAAGAAGCAGATGTTACTCTGCCTTCTTATTTGTTGTATTGTTCTTTAAACTATCTTCATATGTCCTTTTTGCCTGTTCATATTGCTGTTTCTCAAGGGTAATACACTGTTCATAAATATCTTTTAGAATAGGTGTTACAAAACAAGCAGGTAGTTTAGTATCGTTTATATCTTTAGCAATAGTTTCTCTTAAATCTTCAATTACAATCTGAATAGGTTTTTCCATTATTAATTTAATCCTTTCTTTAATTCTACAATTTCATTTTTTAAACTTATTATTTCATCATACAAAGCTTGTATAGCAGCAACCATAGGGGCTTCGAATTCATCATATTTTAATCCCCATGATAATTTTTCGTCATCTATACCTTCACGATAATATTCTTCGTCAGAACCTTCTTTAACAACAGCTTCATATATAGATAAATCACCCATATGTAATTTTTTTGCTGTTTCAGCTACATGTTGTGCTCCAAATCCCATATGAATACGTTTATTTTCACTATTTTTAAAAGTATAATTTAATGGTTTTAAGTCGTTGATAAAATTCAACGCTTCTTGTTTATTTATTACACCAATCACTTCTTTAACTTTTAAATCGGATGTTTTAACACCATTCGTTGAGTAAATTGTATCCCAGGGAAAAGTAGTAGTTCCTACACTACCATAACCAACCGTTGCATCAGTGGCTTTACCATTATCACATCTGATAACCGCACGATGTTTCGTACCATTTTCACCATACATAGATATATAATATCCAGCATCGGCTTCCACACCACCAACTGTACAACATACAGTCATTGCTAATCCTGAACCAAGGTTATTAATACGAAGGGCAGGAGTAGTAGCCGTACTACCTGTAATAGATACACAATCATTTTTCGTATCTACCTTTAATAGATAATCTTTTCTTGTATTTTGTGAACCTGCAACACTTCGAGCAAATATACCATCAACACTCATATCTATATATCCTGAATTCTGATTATATCCATTTGTTGCATCATAATTTCCAAAAATAAATTTACCATCAAGTAATCTTGCAGCTTTATTATTACTTCGTGACCATATATATCCGTCAGAATTAATTTCCATGTATGAAGTAGAAGATGTGTCGTTATATAAACTTTTTTCGTTTATTTTCCAACCACCAATCGAACCAGTTGTACTATTAATATCTCCAGCGGTTAAACTACCGTCTATATTTGCAGCTTTAACTTTTAAATTTTCGGCAATAACATTTGTAGTTTTAAGAGTATCTTCTGTAATAGATGTAACATTTTCGTTACCATCACTGATATTAGCCCATTTTATTTCAACACCAGAACCAAGAGTTAATTTCCTTTGTCCATCTGTATTAAAGTCCAATAAGCGATTACCATTTGCGTTTATTGCCATTGAGCCATTTGAATATAAATGTACGCCTGTGTTATCATCACCAACAAGCACATCGCCGCTAAACGTACCATAAGCACCAGTTACATCGCCTTTAAAATATCCATTATTAGCATAAATATCGCCTGTAAATTCTCCGTTTCCTTTAATATACAAACCACTATTAGAAGTGTATTTTAACAAATCAGAATTATTTTTAGATATAATAAATGAGGGGGCGTTTGCATTTAAAGAAATTTTATTATTTCCGTTTACAATCGTAAAACCATCATCATCTATAGTATATGTACCTGAATTATTACCTATCTCTAAGCGTTCACCGATCAGCATTTTACCAATAAGGCATTGTGTTAAGACACCATATCTCCATTTACCATTGTAATAAATTTTTCCAACAGCGGTATTAATCGTATTCCAATTATCATTCGTAAACACTAAGACATTATTGATAAGACGATATTGCTCATCCTCATAGTCATTTAAATCGTCATTCCACTTTCGTCCTAAAATTCCATGAGTATCAATAGTAGTAACGATATTTTGAGCATTTTGTACCATCTCATTAACAGCAGCTAAACCTTGATCAATAAGTTTTCCAACTACAGTCTTTATATCTTTGTTATTTTTATCACTTTGTTTAACGACATATTGGTACGATGTTGCCATAGATTTTGCAGCATTGATAATACTTTGATAATCTCGAATTGTAGTATCACCAACAAGTGCATCAGAAAATGTTACGGGTAAGTTTTCGATATCATCATCAAATTTAAAGGTCATTTGAATAATACGAATTTTTACAGGAGTATCATCAATTGACAATCTTATAAAATTACCGAGGGCAAATTTTTCATAAATCTTATCATAGTCAAAATTCTTATCAAGTAGAAGATTACCTAAGCTAACCGTACAAGAATATTGCAGTTGACAAGCTTTAGCAATTTCTTCTTTTGCATCAAGAATAAATTCATCTATATCTGCTAATAAATCAGTATCGTTGTCTGACATTTCAGAAGTAAAATTTTCATTTTTATATACATCTTCTCGTTTAAAAGATAATAACTCAAAATATAATTCTTCTCCCAGATAGTTACGAAGATTACACGTTGTATTGATTTGTATAATTTCATCATTTGCGACTTCAATCTTACGATTATAATCGTCTATATAACCTTGATATTCCTTAATTATAGTAGATATATAATCTGCGTAATCTTGATACTTTTTCAATAATTTATTTGTAATACTTAAACTTGACACGCTACCATTTTCAAGCAAATATTTTGTAGCTGGATCTATTGTTGAATTTAACTGATTTAAAATAACAGAGCATGAATTATATGCATCATAATAAGATTGAAGAGAAGTAACATTATACTCTTTGAAGAAATTCTTATAATAATCTTTGTCACTTAAATGATTTGATACGCTGTCTGTATAATCACTATCATGTTTTACCTTTAGATATGCCTGAGACTTAGCAAGAGCATAATCTAATTGACGTTTTAAATAATAATAATAGTCATTTGTATATGCATTTGACGCATTCGGTGTACTCTGATAACCTTTCTTAACGGGCAAAGTCCATGCAGCAGTTCTTACATAATCTAAATCATTTCCGTTATCATCTGTATAATTATATCTATAAACATATAAATTGCCTGTCCACGATGTAATTACATTATATCCACCATCATTAGTTGTAGTGCATGATGTCTTATCGTTACCACTTGAATCAAGCTCAAATTTAACTCCGTAATCAGCAGGTAGAAGTAATTTAGCATAGTATAAAATACTCTTAGATAAAGTTGATAAAACGGTATTTTTATTCGCAATACAACCATATGTGATTTCTTTTTTTATCAGATTCCAGGCTTCAGAAGCAGTAGTAATAGTTGTTTCTGTCTGTGGAAATTTGTTATCTTTATAGTAAGAAACTTGATTTGTATATTCATTAAAATTATTCCACAAAGTATTAAATCTACTTTGATAACTTTCAACAAGTTTTGTATAAGCTGTATATTTTTCTCTTAGTTCATCAGACATATCATTCAACATCTCATTAGAGAATGTCCAGATATAATTTGTGCCACCTATGAGACGTTGACCAACCATTTCTGTCATGATATCGTCACCAGCTTCAAGCTTAAAACAGTTTTTTACACTATCTTTATCACCAGTTAATGTCATTTCTGTAGCAAGATTTTCAGTGTCAACATAGACAGAAGAATTATAACCATATCCTTGTTCAATATTATTGAATGGTCGTCTACCTTTTGATTTACAATCTTGACATTCTGTACCAATAATATGATGTGAACCACAAGTCATGCAATGGTCTTTTAAATCATAAGCACTAATGCTACGTTTAAATTTATTAAAAATAAAAATACATCCAAATGTTTCAGAAACATCACCTGTTAAAAAGTCATAAATTGCACTATCAGTGCAGGATAACTCTCGATTCATTCCACATAAACTATCATCAACATGATCTATAGTATAATGGGGAGCATAAGAGAGTATACGATGCAGCAATGAATGTGCTGTATCATTTTCATTATAAAATAAAGTAGGTTTAACATCGGATAGGGCAGGAGTAACAGTAGAAGTATAGTCCTCTTCAGTATTTATCTCAAGAGTACAATTACTTTGCCCTAATTCAACTGAACATAAATCTTGTCCATGAATCTTTTTAATACTTGTATCTGTGTCAGTAATAGGTGCTTCAATTTCAAAAATACCAAAACCTTCAACACTTATTAAAGCTGTTTCTTTAATATGTTTCCATAAAGAATTTTTTCTACCGTTAATATATTTATGAGTGGTGAAAGAAATCTCATTTGGTTCATTTAATGTCACTACAATTTGAAGTTCTGTGACATCTTCAATTTGTCCTATTTTTTTTAATCTACGGTTTAATATATAAATATTTGGAATGTTAATAGAGTTGTCAAGATTTTTGTTATAATGAAAAGAAAGGTTACTGTCTTTAAACACATTAGGCATAAATTACATCACCACCTTTCTAATAGTACGATAAGTTAAATGAACTATTGCATTACATCCCGAAACCGTAATTATATTTCTTCTCATATTATCCATATTTATTAGACGTATAGGCTTGTAATTATAATCATCTACGATTGTTTTTTCATGTGTTGCATTGTCAGTGTAGATTTGTTTGGTTAAACCACTAACAACAATATTCTCGCCTGATTTACAGTTATTTATCTTCATATTCGAGTATGTACCCATCGAATATATATTCTCTAAATTGTTGCTGATTTCTAAATTACCAGCAGATGAAATACCGATTTCAATCTCATCAGGGATGATATACCCCAAGTCATCAGAGTCATTGTAGAGATTAAAAGGTGTATTGGTTACTATATCTGCGGTCTGAATATCTGAATATCCCCAAGGAGCATCGCAAGTCAATGTGAGAGTAGCACCAACAATTTTTCCACCAATTTTATACCATTGTAGTGCAACCTGAGCATTATAATAAACATCTTCGTATCCATCAAACATAAATCTAAATAATTTATATCCGTCAGATCTCACCAACCATGAGTGAATAAAAGCTTGTTCCCTTGTAGATATTTCTCCAATTTTATGAGGGCATTTAAATTTCATAATTTGAACTGGGAAAGAGTATGGTGTATCATATTTTCGCCCCACATAATTCCAACGTTTTCCATTTATTGCTTTCGATGTATTGAAAGTAACTTCGCCACCACCAGCAACTTCATTATCATCACTATTGTTAAAATTGACAATTCTCCAATTCACATCCGTTAATTTTGTTCCATTAAATTCAAAATCTGTTGCCACCATTGGCAAAGTCCCTCCTTGTTTTATTTATTTTTTGAAAAATTTTCTTTTAGATTTCCTAACTTCCCCCATAAACCTCTTCATTTCTTTCTCATAACCTTCCCTTACATCTTCAAGCTCATCAATCAACTTATGGTATTTTTCCTTCAACTCTATAATCTCGTCTAAATTGTCCTGAGTTTCTTTTATATATTCATCTGAGATTTCCTGTGCTTTCTTAGCAATCTCTTTTGTATCACGGTCTTTAAGCATGTTATTCTCTCTGCGTAAGCGTTCAACTTCGGCAGTTAAAATCTCTATTTTTCTATCTTTACTAAACATTGATTTCTCCTTTTTTCTTAATTTTTTGCATAGAAAAACAGCCTAGCGATTATCTCACTAGACTGCCTTTGTGGGTAATAGTATTTAATTTTTATAAAAATTTCTTTACATCATCCGTAATTGCACTATGGCTGTCATAAATAAATGTCACTGAATTTGCTTTACTTGCATCTAACAATACAACTTCATTCACTTTATTTTTATTGTCTTCGATTATATTTCCATCTTTATCTTTTATCTCGCAAAGACAAAGCGCAACCATTGGTGTATCTGAAAAATCTGAATTTGCATGTACATAACCCTCATATATTTTATCAGTATACTCCATACGAACAATCATAGAATATTCTTTATCTAATAACTCATTCCAAACATATTGATTCCTGTTTTTCTGAATTTTCAAAAAATCAAGTATTTTAAGCATTGTCTGTGAACGAATAAACTTACCTATGAAATATGCCACAATTATTGATGACACTATAATACATATATTATCAGCATATGTGTTTATTGAAAATGGTATCATATGTGCTATTAAACAATAAATATATCCTATAACAAAAGACTTTAATATACTATGCTCAACATTTTCTTCATTTTTATTTAAAAGCACTAAATTCATAACATATATAAAGCAATAACCTACTACCAAATTTAAAAGAATACTTGGTATTAAAGATATTAAACTTGTCAAAATAATTTAATTCCCCCTTGTTGAATTATTTCCATCACCTGAATTTCTAACATCAGAAGGTTTGTGTAACGGTCTGGAAAATTTCAATTTTTCTGCCGTAACTTTCTTCTTATTATTTTTATTTTTATTATTTTTATTTTTATTATCTTGTGTTCCCATAACGTCCTCCTCCAATCATCAATACATCAATAATAATATTTACAATTATATACCAATATTCGACAATTATCAATGAAGAACATATGAATCAAATAATAATCATAACTTTCCTATAAACAGGAGAGTAGCACCGCCACCCTCCATAAAACTAATACTTCATCATACCAAGTTTATTCCCTTTTTTCATCTGACCTATCGTAATATCACACAACATATCCTGCAATGAAGTATCATGTTTAATAGCTTCTTTCATTGAAGCTGAGTCAGTAACATTAGGGAACTCCATAGTATATGAAATATCACCAATATTTACTGAATTTCCACCATTTTGAACTTGCATATTTGCAGCCATATCGGGTATTTTAGGCATATATTCTGACATACTCGGTAAATAATCAGCTATATTTACAAGTTCTGGAAGGTTTTTCGTCCATTTTTCCCAGAGATTATTTTGTCTTGCTGTAAGAACCCTTTCTTTAGTTTTTACAGTAATCCAACCATCGTCACCATTGTCTGTAGCAACTTTGTTTAATTCACCTACAACGCCGCCTGTTGAAAAACCAAGATGCGGATATTCTTTTTTAAGTTTTTGATATACTTCATCGTTTTCACCATATCCATCACCACCAATAAGCCCAATAGCTTTTGCAAACATATCAATATATTTCTGTCCATGATTACCTGTACCTGATTTAACAACAACACCATAATCAGCAGATAACTTCTTATTTAAAGCACTCTTAGAAGTCTCGCCTGGTTTGATTTTACGAAGTGGTTTATTTGTATCATTAGCACTTCCAGTGAGATTGTTTAATATCTTTTTAAGATACTTAGTCTCATTTTCTTTACTCTGTCTTTCAGCTTCAGCCTTTGCTTGTTCAGCATATGTCTTACTTTCACCAGCAGGTTTAGATTCTCCTGTAGGAGTAGTAAATCCACTTAACAAAGTCTCAATATCAGTCGAAAAATCCATATCCTGCAATTTTTCAAAAAGTGCATCTCTAAATTCCTGTGCAAGTTTCGGCTGCTTATCCAATGATGAATAAAGCATCTCTTTTGTAAGACCCTTTGGAATCTCTACACCCAACTTTTTAGCAAGATCCATTAAAGCTGAATCCTCAATAACATTACCAGTTTTATCATATACTAATTGGTTTATTTTATCAGTGCTAAGTCTGTTATACCACATATTGCCGTTTTGGTCTTTTCCTTCAACACCATGAATTTGATGTGTAGTTTCATTTGCGTTTTCATCGGCAATTTCTTTAAGTATATCTGTTAATGTCTTTTTAGTTTCGGTGTTCTTTGAATCTTCATTATTGGATTTGTTATCATCAGGTGCAGGAGGGTTATATTCCTCATTCTTCTTATCCTCGTCATAATGTTTATTCGCATTGTCAACAGCATTGCTATCTTTATTATCAACGGAAGAGAAGTCACCTTTTTCCATATCATTTTTAAGAATAGCACTAAGGTCAATATCCCATTTGTTTGCAAGTGATTCTAATACTTTAAGAACATCCTGTGTGTTTCCTTTTGCACCCTCAATAAGTTTCCTGATAAGGTCGTCTACATCTTTAAGCTGTTCCTCTACAAACTTCTCATAATCATCCTGCATCTCACTGAGTATTTCTTTTTGGTCATTGATATACTGTTCATACTGAGTTTCATCCAAATCTTCCTGAGCTTTCTTTAAGTCGATTTGAAGTTTCTGAATCTTTTGTCTTGCTTCCTCAGTATCATTACCTTGGAGTGCAGCAATTCTTTTCTTTATACTATCTATATTCTCTGTCTTTTCCTTGATAGACTTCTCATAATCGTGAAGATTCTTTGCAGCGTCAAGTGCATCTGTATATTTTGATATTAAATCAGATAACGCATCTTTCTGAGCATTATAACCCTCTTCAATAAGAGATTTGATAGCGTCTATCTCAGAGTAATAATTCTTAATTGACTCTCTTTGCTGTGATATAAGCTCTTTACGCTTTGTATAATAGTCATCATAACCAATTTTTCCATTACCATTATCATATTCTGCATCAAGTTCTGCAATAGCTTCATTATATTTGTTATTCAAAGCTATATCATTACTCATTTTTGTCAAACTAAGTCCAAGCCTAGATTTGCCTGCGTCAGTCATATTTCCGTTATCGTCATAAGCATCCTTATAACTAAGAATATCCTGATAAAATTCAGCTTCATCGTTTAAGTCACTAATTGCAGTACGGGCGTGTTCTTTAAGTTCTGCGTTAGTTTCACGAACCTTTTGTAAGAACTGCTCCTGAGAGAGAGTAGCAGCATCAATATTCTTTTCAACACTGGATATAGCATCGACCATCTCATAATAAGAATCTGTACCTACCTGGATTGTTCCGTTATCCAAACCTTCCTGCAATTTATTCTTCAATGCCGTTAACTCATCAGTGTTTTTAGCAATAGTGTCACCACTGATTTGTGCAAGTTTTTCATAATAACTAGCATTAGCTTTATATCCCTTTGTTTCCAAAATAGAGATTGCATTTTCAATATGGTCTGATTTTGCTTCAATATCAGATATACTTCTTTCAAAACCTGTTTGAATATTTGTAAACTGTGTCTTAAAGTTTTCAGCCTTATTGGTTTTATTCTCTTCAACAGACTTATTATAATCAGCTTGGTTATTTTGTAAAGCTTTGACATAACTGTTATATTTAACAGCTTCCTTGTATTGCTTAGAATCTTTACCATAGATACCTTTTATTGCACTAAGTTGTGCTTTAGTAAGAAGTTTACCTGCTGTTACCTTTATCTTAGAATTTTTATTTATCCAAAGTGCAGAACTTTTTACATTCTTTTTATCCTTCTTTAAAGCAGACTTCTTTTCAGATAATTGGTCGTCAAGATTATCGTTTATCTTGTCAAGGATTTTATTTTTACCATTAACAGATGTTCCATTTGATAATTTTGCCTGTAAAATATCGTATGTAATTGAAAGCTTTTCAATTTTTGCTGTTGCTTTATCCCATGGGAGAGAAGCAAGTGACTGTGCATATTCATACAACTTAGATTCAGCATTGAAAATACTTGTGTTAAAGTTATCAATCTGAGCTTTTGTAGTAGCGTCAAAATCAGCAAGAGCAGATTTTCTCTGAGATTTAGAAACTCCACTTTTCTTTAAGCTGTTATTGAGTTGCTTTCGTGCAGATTTTCTTTCCTTATCATATGCTTTTTTCTCAGCAATATATTTATTGATTTCAGATGATGAACTTGTAAGAAGATTCTTATATGTAGAAGCACTACCTGTTTCGCCATTGTTATACAATGAATTAACTGCTTTTTGAACGGATAACTGTGCTTCAAGCTTTGATGTTGTAGCTTCAATCTTTGAGATGAGAGTATCGTAATGTGAAGTAATATTATCAAGCTTTTGTTTATTAAGTTCTACAATAGATGTAATATTTTCCTGAACTGCTTTCTTTGCTTCTTGAGCTTTATCATAATATGTTTGATAATTTTCAATAAAAGTTTTCAGCTTTTCATTTTTAATAGATTTTATAGCATCTTTTGTAAGAGAACCATTTTTAATAAGCTTAATATATTTATTTACTTCTGATTTTTTTAAACCTTTAACTTTAATCTGCTTTGTGGTTGTAGCGTTTGCAACTTTATTAGCTCTAACACCACCAACAAAATCATTTCTGCTAGAAAGCTTACTAACTCTAACTTTTTTACCTGTATATGGTGATTCAACAAACTTACCATTACCAGCATAAACTCCTACATGATGGATATTTGAAGCTTTGCCACCATCACCAAAGAATACCAAATCACCTTTTTTGAGGTCTTTTTTATTGGTTATCTTTTTACCTGACGTATTAGCCCATTGTTCTTTTGATGTTCGTGGAAGATTGATTCCATACTTTTTAAATATTTGCTGTACAAATCCTGAACAGTCAGCACCGCTTGTAAGACTTGTACCACCCCAAACATATTTTAACTTTCTAACATATTTCTTAGCTGATTTTACAATTTTATCACCTACGCCAGATGAAACTTTGACAGTTTTCTTTGTGGTTTTTGTTGCAATACCTGCTAACTTGTTTGCATATGCTTGGTACTTTTCAGCAGCCTTTCTCTGTGCATTAACAAGGTTGGTAGTGTTTTTAATAGCCTTATCCAACTGATTATTTTTTGCCCCAACACTAAACAGAGCTTCCATCTTTGATTTAGCGTAATCAATAGTTTTTGTAAGTTTATTGATACGTCTTTCTATAAAATCAAAGATTTGGGCTGTGGCTTTGGTTTTATCTTTGGATTTAGATTTATTAGATGAATCTTTACTGCTATTATTTTTATTGCCTAAACTTACTGTTGGATTTACTTTTGTAGTGTTTGTCTTGAGCTTATTTTTAGCTTTATTAACTTCTTTTTTAGCATCTCCTACAAGTTTAGACATTGAAGATGTATCCATATAATGATAACCAAGCTTTGCAGCAGCATCATAATCTCCATGCTGAATTGCCTTTAATGCATTTAAAGCGTTTAATGCTTTATTTGCACCTTCAATAGCTTCAACATAAGATAATAAATTAGAAACATCACCACTAAAATCTAATGCATGGTTATTAACCATTTCTTTATTTACTGCAAGATTAAATAACGCAGCACTTACCTTATCAGCACCACCTTGCTCATCAATGAAATTTTTAAGGTTTTTGGTACTAGCCTTTGATAATTCTTCGCCTTCTTTTTTTGCATATGCTTTCTGTTCAGCGAGATACTGCATTTTATTTGCAAAAGCCTGTGTTACAACTTCATGAGCATTAGTAACACCCATTTCAGTTAATTGAGCTTCATAATAATCTTGAGTTTCTTTTGTTAAACCTGATAAGAAATCATGACTATTTACATATGCAGACGCAAGCTTATTCTGAGCTTTTGCTAAACTTGAAAGAGATTGAGCACTATCACCAGCAATTTCTTTATAGTTTTCCCACGCTTTAATATTCTCTTTATCCCATTCTTTAATACCTAATGTATCATACATAGATGAGAGAGTGCTTGCACTAACAGTGTTGTATTTAGAATCTTTTTTCTCATCATAAGCAGAAGTGATAGAAGAGATACCTGAACGCATTGTGGATAACTGCTTAGAATTGTCAACTAATTTGTTGATTTTGTTGATAACTTTGTCGATATCTTTTTCAGATAATCCAAGTTTTGTTAAGAAATCTGAAGAACCTTCTACTTTTAAAAATGTCTCTTTTGTAAGATTACCTGCTTCTGCAAGTTCAAGAAGATCTTTTTTTGTAGTTTTCAAACTATCTTTATCGGGATTATCTAATTCTTTCCAAACCTTATTAAAAGCTATTTTTGGTGTTTTAATTTCAGATGACTCTTTTACATGTTTATTCCATTTTTGAATAGCTTTATCTGCTTCAGTAATACCTTTGGTAACACGATTAAATTCATCAAGTTTTTTAGAAGATTTGTTAATACCTTCTTTTTCGAAAAATTGTTCGATGGTTTTTGAACCGTCTTTTCCATATTGTTTTTTTAAATTGGCAATTTCACGTTCTGCAATTTGTTTTGCTCCATCAAATCCAACAAAATGCATAAGACGACCAACAGTTTCAGCCCAATTCCCATTGTTATCATAGTTTTGACTGCCATCTATACCAGCGTAAATACCTTTAACAAATGTATCTCCGATTTGTAAACCTTGTGCATCAATCTTTTTTAATTCATCATCGGTAACTTTTCCATCATCTGCATATGCCTTTTGTAAAATAGTATCAATATACTCTTCAACCGTATCTTTTGATAAAAATGTTCCATCTGGTAAGATAGGAGTAAAAGCGATTTCCCAACCTTTACCGTTTAAATCCTCACCGAAACGTTCAGAAGCACCAAATACGGTATCAATAGAACCCACCTCTGGATTATAATCCCAACTTGCTAATGCATCTGCATAAGTCTGTTTCAGTTCATCAGACCAATGGATGATAGTACGTTTATCCATATCAACGTTACCAAACTTAGTCTGAATTGTATTGTTCTTGATTTGGTCTGCATAATCATTAAGCCCCCAATCGGAGATTTTTTTGTATTCATCTTCGAGATTTTGTTCTGCCTCTTTTAATTTTTGCTTATCTTGTTTCTTATCTGAATTATTTTTAAAACGGTTAATAGTATCTTGATATGATTTTTGAAATACCTGTTGTTTCTCAGATTGTACTAATCCGAGTTTTTGAAACTTTTCTATAAGTTCATCTATTGATAAACCATAGTTATCAGCTAATCCAATTAAATCATTATAAGCTGCGGCTTGTTCTTTGGTAACAGCATTAGGATTAAATGTATCTTCTTTTAAATCCTCAGTTGAAAACCCTTTTAATTTCTCAAGGTCAGTTTTAACTTGATCTTTTAAATTATCTTTGTTTGTTTCAAATTTAATATCAAAACGCCAAGAATCTACTTCGGCTTTTAATTCAGGATACATATTTTCAAAATAGGAAACTACATCTTTATCTCCATTCTTCAATGCATCATCCATTACTCCTGATATAGATTCTACAAGAGTTTGTTTTGCTTCTTTCGCTCTCTTTTTATCTTTAGAATTAGCAGCTTCTTGGTATTTATCGTAATCATCTAAAATATTTTTATAAGAAGATGAATATTTACTGCCTTGTGTAAGAATTTTATCATTTAAAAGATATTCGTTCCAAAAATCTTTATATTTTTCAGATACTTCTTTTGCTGATTCAGCCATATCACCAAGGTCATTAACAAATGAACTATTTTTGCCAATACTTTCATTATTTAATGAATTGAATACTGATTGAATTTTTAAAAGTTGATTATAAACCTCTGTAGCATTACCTTTTAAAGTAAGCTGTTTTAAATTACCATATGTTCCATTAGGAGTAAGTTTACCAAATTTCGATAAAATTTCTTCTACTTGTTTGCGATTTTCCTTACCTGTAATACTACCTGCATTGATATCAACAGAATATTCCCCAAACTCCTTTTTCATTCGATCTATATTTGACTTATACCCATGAATAAAATTAGAAAAATTCTTTATAATATCATTATTATTAAAATCATTTTTTGCATCAGTCCATTGTTGGCGAGTTAAGTTTTCCCAAGCTTTCTCCTGACCATTTACTGCATCAGTAATATTTTTAATAGAAGCTTCTTCTGTGCCATACTTCTCAATAAGCTCATCTTGAATCGTCATCAATTCTTCTCTAGCTTTTGCAACATCATCTATAGAAGAGGATGAGTCATTGATTGTACCTTGTAATTCTTCGACTTTTTTCTTATAACTGATAATATCTTTTTCGGTATCTTTGAATTTAGAGCCTATTTCTTGTGCTGAATTTGCAATGTCTTTGGAAGCTTGTGCAAATTGATATATTCCGCTTATAAGTTCTGAGACTATGAACACCAGAGCCATATTAGCTGCTACAGAGAGAGCTTTCATACCAAGCTCGGCGGCTTTAGAAGATGCTCCGAGGTTATCAAGATTGGAAGCTAATTCAGATATATCTCCTTTACTTCTACGACATTCAACAACCATTCTTCGAGTTGCATCAGTACAATTTTTCATATTATTTCGCCAAGCTGCACCAAAAGTAACTCCGTTTTTCATTTCTTTAGCCATATTTTTTACAGCTTCAATATCACTTTTCGTAGATTTATTACCGCTAAATATGCTTGTTCCTAATCCGACTCCATTATTATAATCTTTTTTTATATCAGAAAATGATTTTCCTAAAACACCATATTTTGAAGCAAAATTCTTTCCTTTTGGATTATCTATCGTATTGAATATCATGCTATTATATGCTATACTTGTTTGAAGAGTATAATTGTTATATTAAAAGGAGAGAATTTTATGGCATTAATTAAATGTCCAGAGTGCGGAAAAGAAATTTCTGATATGGCAAATTCTTGTCCGAATTGTGGGTATCCAATCAAAGAAAATACACAACACAACGAAAATACAAAAAAAATTTATGAGTATATATGTGATAGTGATCAATGTATATCTATATGTCCTGTTAAAGAATTTAATAATTTTTTAGGTGCTACATGTAAATGTCCTGATTGTGGTGCTGTAGCCGAATATACTGAGACAGAAGTGATTAGTAATAAAACAGGTAAGGTTATAAATCGGTATAGAGAACATGGATTTGAACGACCTATCCAACAATCCCAACAAAATGTACCTCACTGTCCTAAATGTAATTCAACAGCAATCACAACAGGTGCGAGAGGAGTAAGTTGGTTTTGGGGAACTATCGGTTCTAGTAAAACGGTCAATAGATGTGCAAATTGTGGTTATACTTGGAAACCGAAGAATTGGTAAAATCTAACAAAACAGATGTTCAATCTATCAATTCTTTGTATATAATGGTAAAATATAGTTATCAAACATTTATTATTTTTACAAAGGAGGTATTTATTATGGGACTAGCAACAGCTTTAAATAATATGAGGTATGATAAAGATAAATTTGATTTCTTAAGAGATATGTCTCCGTCAAGATTTTCTGAAAGCGAGATTGATGAGGCTCTATTGATGCTTGGTAGAAATCCAAATAATTATAATTCTGTTGATGAAAAATATAGGGCTATAATGGATTTCTACAGATAAGAATATAAAAGCAAATACTTAGAAGAGCAGGAGATTAGTCCTGCTCTTTATTTTTGCATAAAGCAAAAGAGACATCACTGAGATGCCTCTTAGTTAATATAAAACTCATAGATGAGGTTATACCACCTCAATATAAATAAAATAAAAGCATAATTATTTTGGATGGGCGGTGTATCCATCATCTCAGGTACTCCGAAGAGTGTGTCGGGAACCATTTCCGACCTCAAAACAATTATGCTTGCTATTAACATATTCATTTCATTTAGATAATATTACTATAGTTATTCTTGTTTGTCAACAGTAAATTCTTTTAATCTACCACTGTATAAACGTCTTTGGATTTTTGATTCGGAAATATCATACATTGTAGAAACATATAATAAGTCATTATCCTTATCTAATTTAATACCAATTAACACATTATCCCTATACCTTTTGACAAGTTCAAATGTTTGTGGCATTGATTCATTTGGATTGATACCGATATAATCTGGTTGATTTATAATATCAGGGATGTAATCTATATACTTTAAACATTTTTCATGATGTCTTTTTAATATATGTGCAGGTAATCCCTTAGACCTGTATATACCGAGTTCTTCCATATCTATCTCTAAAATGTCATTAAATATAATATTATACTTACCGACTTTCAAATAATCATTGTTCATCATTTATCACCAATCATTAGTATTTAATATTACCATTATATACCAATAATTGACATATTTCTATCAGAACATTTGTTTATAAATCTATTATAATAACAAATCAACGTTTAAAAATAAATAAATATTTTCTTAGAATTGATTAATAGCTATCAATTTTTAATATCAATATAGTAGACTTTTGCAAAAATAGGAGAGTAATAAAACTCCCCTAAGCATACCAATTCTATAAGTTATCCACAATATTTTTCCAATATTGAAATCTACCACTTACATTTTCTTGACTGCCAGTTCCTGATTGAACATATTGTTTATATTCATCATTAGAATCATAGCTTTCCAAAAATTCTTTGATGATTTCAACTAATGCATCAAAATCTTTATCTTTTTCTAATACTTCATATACTGCATATAATATCATTGGAATAGAAGTGATAGGAATTTTAATCTTTTCTTTAAAAACTCCATCCAGCATATCAAGTGAATTGGATATATCCTTTAGTTTGTCAAGATACTGATCTGCATAATTTATAACAAAGATATCAATATCTTTTGTTCTAAAAGATGTAAATTCCTGTTCCTCGTTTGAAGATATAAGCATCATGGCTTGGATAATTGTATCTCTGTCTGTTCCATTCTTTCGCTGTGTCTTTGACATGATTTTATCCATAAATGGATGATTAGCGAGAGAGTAGACCTTTTCGCTGAACTCATCTGATTCATGTACTACACGCATGAGCTTGTTTGACAATGGTTTTCCTGCATTCTGTCTGCGGAAAAGCTCACGAATATCTGTTTCTGTGCAATCTGTCATTCTATAAATTTGCAATTCTGATTTTAAAATTTCATCCTGAGTATCTTCATCGAGTTTATCAAATTTTAAACCAGACAAATCCTTTTCTTCACCATTAATAATAATAGTACCCATATCTTTCGATAATGCAAATGCATTACCAATATAATCTCTTATAGTAGAAAGACGCTGTACGCCATCAATGATTGATAATGTCCCATCTTCCTCTACGATACCATAAGTAGGATTAATTGGATAGTGACGAAGCAATGAATCAATCAAATCTGTACGTTGTTTGCGATTCCACTGTCCCTCTGGTCGCTGTAATTTATGAGAAAGATTAATTATACCTTTATTCATATCCTTTACAAGCGACTGTAAAGAACGAGTTTTTGCTGTATAATCCATTATGTTACCTCCTTCAAAAATTGAAATTTTTACTATTTTGAAGATAGCACAAATCAAAATTTTTGTAAAGGCATTGTTCGAAATACGAACATTTTATATTTTTATCAATATAAACTAATGTTCTGACTATCGTTAAATGTAAAATTTTGGTAAAATAATACCAAGCAAACTGCGACTGTATGACCACATTGCAGTTCACACGCACGGTAGTTTACTTTGTATTATACCATGTGGGAGTGCCTATGTAGAATTAAGCACGATTTTGGAAATAAATTTCTGTCCTTTCTGGACAATACGATTTCCCTAATGTTATGAAATTTCTACAGAAGGGAGGGTAGAATTGGAAGTATTAGATTTACTTCTCAAAGGTGGACTCATTTATGGAGTTTGCTATATTGTAAACATTATTGGAAAATGCTATGTTGCAACCATAAGCAGAAGTACAAGTAATAATAAAGCAAAGTCATTTTCCAAAATGATGTCCAAAGACATTAATATTAATTTACATCAATAATTCTATTTTTGTATAAACCATAATTTATTTCCTTTTACTCCTTATATGGGGGCTGGTCATCACGACAGTCCCTTCTATTATATTATTCTCCGTTTATTGTGTGTTTCTTTCAAACTTACGGTACACACGAACCCTACTGTTGTCCTATTAACAATGTGCTATTTAATAGGGGAGAGTAGCAACACTCTTTAACGGTTTTATATCCTAGTCACTGATGATTCTCACTCATCAAGGAACAGTCCGATAACTGCGTATGGAGTACCTATCACAAGCTATCTAATGATAACTCAAAATCGTTTATACTCTCTGAACACTTCCATTATAATATTCTCCAATTATAATAGAGTCCGTTGCTGATTGCCGATTTTAGTCCATTAAGGACATGATACTTAGGGTTGCCCCATATATCCGAATAACCTCCATTTCTGGATTTGACTTTTCTTATTGTCGCCAACATCCTTTCGGAATACATTCACGCTCGCCATTTCTAGCCACGTTGTAGTGTGTTATTTTATAATATACGGTTTTCTTTCCAGCACTGGAAGTAGCACACTTCCAATTACGATTTAGTTTATACAACGCCTATAGATTGACTAACTCTATACTTCCCATCTCTTGAACATATTTCTTGAGATAGGTGGGCATATTCAAAACAATTTATTATGATTTGAAATATTATGCACTTACATAACATTTACCGACATTGTTTCTTGCAGATAAAACCGCTGTAACTCCTAATGCAGCAGTCTTGAGTAAACCAAGATTACTCGTTACAGTTCCAATTCCTTCAGACAATTTAGTTAAACCATCAATAAGGAAACCTAGATCACTTCTCTTCATTATATTTTGAATTGTACCAGTCCAAGTTTCCTGAAGGGCATTTAGCTTATATTCAAGCGATGATTTTATAGTGTCCATCTCTTTATCTGCACTACCAGCACTTTCATCCATTGCTTTGATAGCTGCACGAACTTGATCGAAGTTCTGGATGATGGCAGCACCTGCATTTCACATATGTTCAATGAAGTACGCAACACTTCATCAGATATTGATATAAAACAAATAGGTGATTAGGCTATTTGTTCAGTATATAAACCATTATTCATTTCTTCACAAAATTTATTCCATTGTTCGATAGTATTTCCACCTGAACCGTATATGTTATGGAATAAATCATGAATATCTTTTCTTACACACACTCCTAATGGATATTTTGAATGTATGTCATTAAATATAGATAAAAAATAATCCAATTCTTCTTTTGTATAATCTTCAATTTTTGTGGATTTTAAAAGATTCTCATTATCAAGAATTTCATAAACTTCTTTTAAGATAGTATTGAAACCATAGATGTGATGTATTGCAAAATTTTTACTTCCTGTAAATATACATTTATATTCATAGGCTTCCATAGAATCGTTTTTCCATTGCTGAATATGTCCTCTAAAGAATTTATCAAGACTAGGATAATTACTATAATCTTTCTTTATTCTATAAAAACCTAATTTATTTCTCTGTGCCATAATTCCAGCAGGGCTTTTATTCAAAATTTTTGCAATCTGTACATCATTCATTTTTAAACAATTATTTTTAATAAATTCTATTTGTTCATCAGAATATTTTTCATTAAGATATTGTTTACTTTTTACTCCTAAAACTCTTGCATGATTTTTAATCGCTTCTTCTGTTCTATTTGGTAATAAAGAACATACTATTTGAAAATCTTCAGTTGAATAATTTTTAATTAAAATTTCATTTTCTTCTTTTGACCAAAATGGATCTAAACCATATCCTAATCTCTGAGCTTTGCATCTTATTGAGCCAATACTGTGTCTTTTATTTAACATCTCGTATAATTTTTCATTACCTATTTTACCATAATATTGCTCTAATATCTTCAGTTCATCATCTAACCACGTACAATAACCAGGAATATTAAGCGAAGATGCTTTTGTAAAAATTGCTTGCTCATTAGCATGTCTTGGAAGACGTTGCATAATTTTATCTATTGGTTCTATAGTATAATATTCTCTTAATATATTCACTTCTTCGTCAGTCCATCTAACAGTTTGCTCAATATATACATTAGCATTTCTTAAAGCGTTTATAATTGTTGTATCACTTCTATTATGTTTAATAGACATTTCTTTTGGTGTAAGTCCGTTTTTATATTCTTCAATATATGTATTCAATTCTTCTTGATTAACAAATTCATATTTTTTGAAATAGAGATTGTTATTTTTTAATCTAGTCATAAGTTTGGCAATTCCAATACCATATTCTTTTGCGAGGTATTTTAGTTGTTCGCCATTTTTATATCTATTAGATATATCGACTAATTGTTCATAAGATAATTCAATTTCTCTATCAACAATCTTACCTTCCGCTACAAGTTTCTTCTTTAATTTTGTAAAATCAATATGATATTTTTGAGCTATATCTTTATTAAACATCCCGTTATTATAATCTTCAATTATCAATGGTAAATTTTCTTCTGTAATATTTGATTTTCTTGGCATTTTACCTTCTCCTGTTATTTGTTATAATCAATTTCTCAATTTTTTTCGCATACTAAAAAAGAAGTCTAACGATTTTTGTAAATCATCTGACTTCTTAAACAACCATGTTTCTTTCCCATTTATATATTCACTCTGTTTATCAAATCCAAGTGAATATAAATATTTTGATAAACGTGTATTATTCACACGAAAATATTCACTCATTCCTTTTGTTCCAATCTTCGGTAATCAACCGATTAATTTCTTTATATCAATATCATCTCTATCTTTCGATAGAAGGTCAGACTATTTCTTACTCACACTCTAAATAAAAGAGTAGCAAGCACACCGTTTCGAGTGCCATTTGCGATTTGCACCCTACATTAAGGCTTTCGCCTCCTCATAAGAGGATAGTCGTTTGACACATTCCTATTCGGAACTTTGCGACCAAGCTACCATTCCCAATTTATATAAAATTGGTAAAATTTCTACTTAGGCTTTTGACCATATAGAATCTCTATTGTTGTTTTACTTTCGTTACATTCATATGATTTATTTCAGTCATATTGTAGTAATAGAGCTTTAGGATTTACTGGTTTTAGATGTGTCCTATTATGCACATTTCTGTACATAAGGGCATACGCTTTCGTTAGCCCTGTTTTTACCAAAAAGTTTCTGAAGAAGCTCTGTCTGATTCTTTTCGGAAATTTGATCCCATTCATCAGCTATTTCACCAAGATACTGAACCATTGATTTATAGTGTTCTTGAGAAGCATCTGTAAATAACGATATTCCTTGTGCATTCTTTGTAGTTTTAGTTAAATCTGCGACTTCACCAGTTACATTAACTAAATCGTCAGATAGCTGGTTTGTCTCCTCATCATAGCCCCTGATACGCATTGAAAGAGTACGTAATGCAGTTCCCATTGACTCAGAATCTTGCAAAATTTCCATACCACCTGTGAATAAGGCTGCCGTATCAGTGAAGGACTGCCCCATAGCAGACATAGCAGCAGCAGAACGCTTCAAACCTTCAACTACATCTTGATTGTTTTCGGCAAATTTGTTGCCGAGTACATTTACTTTATCCATAATTTCTGTTTCAACATCATTTGGATCAATGTCGAAGGCTTTCATTATAGATACAAGACCTTCCTGGGCTTCATCTGTTGACATACCAGGAGAAATAGAAGCAAACTGAGAACTTAATTTCGCCATAGTCTCACTTTGTTCTTTTGTAGAATATCCCAAACGTGACCACGCGCTTGCTTGATCAATGATTGCTTGTGTTGTTACACCCATCTGTTTCGCAATATCATTTGAATCATAATAAAAATTCTCTAATTCAGATGAACTCATAGTAGTTGTCTTTTTTAAGTCAACCAATGCTGTATCAAGCTCAACAAGAGTAGAACCTACTTTCTTTGCTGCATTAATCATTCCATAGAATCCAACATACATACTAAGAAAACTTTGCATTTGACCGATAAAACCGTATGTCGATTTTGTTTTAAAAATATCCCAAAGAGATTTACCAGCTCTACCAGCAGCAATTTCAGCATTTTCAATTCTAATTATCTCTTCTGTGATTTTTCTTAAATTGATACTTGGATCACCAGATTTTAATTGTACTAACAATGTATTAAGACCAGCTTTGGCTTCCGCAGAATATTTTGTATTCTCTGCCAAATCTTTATTAATTCTCTGAATAGCTTTCTCAATGCCGACTTCAGTTGTACCTTTTTCAGCAGCCGAAAGTTTCTTAAATTCTGTGGCCGCTTTTTCGCAGTTTTGTGTTAATTTGTTGATTGTCGCTTGCTGATCTTTTGTAAGTTCAGTAACACCTTGCAATGAAGCTTTGTAATTTTTAAGTATTTCATTTTCACTTTCTAATTTTGCAAGTGTTGTATTGTATTTTGTACTTGGGTGAAAATCAGATGGATATGTTTGTGCCTGAGTAATGATTTTTTGATATTTATCAATAGAACCTTGTAAAGAATTCATCTCTGAATTTAAAACATTCTTTAAAGAATCCTTTAATCTATTAACTGATTCAGCAGAGCCTAATGAAGCTTGATCAAATTTATTCATTACCTCAAGCCATTTATTCCATGTGTCAATATCGCCGCTATGAGGATTAACCATAGAAGATAAAACTTGTCTTGCATTATATGCTTCCTTTTTTAACTTCTCAATTTCCTCAATTTGTCCTGCGATTTCATATGACTTCTTACCAGTACCTTTATCAGAGGCTCTAAGATTATTTAGTTTTGTAACTGCATCTATATAATCTTGAATTGCTTTTACATTTTTATCCCATTCTGATTTAGTAGATTTATCAGCATTAGATACAATCTTATTATTATTTGTTTGTTGAATTTTTCTTTCTAAATCATCTAATCTGTCGTAAAGTTTTATTAAATCTCTTTCAGATTTTTCAACTTGTAATTTCGATAATATAGGTTCTTTTTGTAGCTTAGATATTTTATCTTCAAGGTTTTGAATTTCTTCAAGATCACCATCGAATGCATTATTACCTGCAACACGTTTAGAAACATCAGAATATCTTTGAATAGTATCTGTTAACTCTTGATAAACTTTTTTGTTTCTATTAACTGCTTCATTTTCATTTTGATTGCTTAGATATTGTTGTTGTTCTCTTTGAAAAGATTGCCATTTTTTCTGCCGAGTTGATACCTGTTTTTCATGTTCTTTTGTTATTTCTTGTTCTATAGCAAGTTCTTCTTTTTTGGCTTTTGTAATAGCATTTGCATCATATTGAACATAACTAGAATTCTCTATTTGACCTTTTTGCGTCTTAGAATTTATATTATAAGTTTCTGTTGAACCGTTTTTATCTCTAAGAACATATGATTTTTTTCCATCAGAATTGATTTTTTCAGTAATTTTTACAATTTCACCCAATTTTGATTTTGTCGTATCGAGATTAGACAATACAGTTTTAAACTCAGAATCCGATGGTAACATAGTACCAACAACATTATTAGATGAAGAATTTGACTTATTACTTAGTTTGTTTTGTATTTCTGCCAATTTTTCAGCATTCTTTGTAGCGTCACCATATGCATTACTTATATTCTCTATTTGTTTGCCGCCCATATTGCTCATGTTTTTATTAACATTGAGAATATTATGACTCAGTTCAGAAAGTGACTTATCAATATTCTGGATAGAAGAGAGTAGTGTCTTTGTACCAGAATCATCTACTTTACCAAAAGCCTTACTTAAACTCTGCACTTCTGAGACAACACTTGACAGTTCCTTTGATAAATGCTCAAACTGTTTGAAGTCATCTGTTCCTTTACCAAGAGAATCAAGCATTTTATCTAGCTTCTGAATAGCACTTTCTAATGTCTTTGTGTCTATATCTAATTTTACTTTTCGATCTTCATTGGTGAAATTATTAATTTCTCCTTCAGCAACCTTAATTCGTTTTTTTAAATCTTCAATGTCAATACGAATTTGAGCTTGCCAATTTGCTATTCCTGACATAAATTACCTCCTATCTAAATAATATTTTCTTTGCTTTATTATCTATAATTTTTTGCACACGACCTCCAAATCCACTTCGAAAGTCTCTATCGACTCTATCAAACGGAGGTATACTTTGGTGCATCATCCAATGACCATGACCATGTTCACCATTCATAAACATATAATCGAATGCCGTATTTGCTTGTAATGGTTGTTTTGCATACGTTGAATATGGCGGTCTACTAAAACCTGGATAATCATTCATTCTCGAAGAATCAACCTGTAATGTTAAAATATTTCCGTTTGCTGCTGTATAAGCGGAATTATATACATTCATAAAATTTTGAGTTCTTACATATTCCATTGGTGAATAATCGTTATACCAATCTATTAGAGAATCGTATACAGATTCTTTGAATAATTTATTGATTTCGGGCGCAACTTCTTTTGCCAATTGTTTCTCTGCATGTTTTATATCTTTTAAAATCATTGATGCTAAATCACCTTTAGCCATGTATCATCACCTCCAAAATTTTCACTATTTATTCACTAAAATAGGAGAGCAGTATAACCACTCCCCATAAGAAAAACCCTATACGCTGTGACACGCATAGAGCCTGTTTGTAACTATTTAAAATATCCTGCACTCATGTTATAATATAAAAGGATATGATTCCGATTGTAGGTATACGCATTGCAATTGATTATAGTAATCATATTTAGTGTTTCCATTACTGCTTGTAATGACACTATGCGCCCTGTACGAAGGAGGAGCAAAATCATGAATATTTACGAGTTCATTATTGGTGCCCTGATTCTGTTATGCGGAATCTTGTGTTTATTGACCGTACTTGCCAAGTGCGACAACATCAAACAACTTGATCTCCAAATTAACATCCATGACGGCATCAAGTTTAAAAGTCTCTTCTATAAGAAACGATAGAAGTACAGGATTGAAAGGAAAATGAGAAAGTCCACGGCAAACCAGTCGTGGCTTTTTCGATTATAAAATTTGATATATAACATATTTTATGATATAATACTCTTATCTGTGGCAACATAGGTAGATAAGGAATTATTGTTATGGTAGAAACTATTTGCTCAATTGTTACTACAAGTGTTACAGTTTTAGGACTTGCATACACAATTTATAAAGACCATAAAAAGAAATAATTTTTATGGTATGAAAATTACTTAGTAACCACAAATATGAGTATCTACTTGAATTGTGAATTAGACGGAACGGTAGAAGCCTAGTCACCTTCTACTACACAAAACTATAATGCGAAAATCCTATGTTTGCGTAAGTTCTTAAGATATAGCAAAACAAGTAGAGAAAATATTTGCTTGACAAGTAATTATTTAAATATTATAATTGTACTTAGAGCAAATAAATACCATTACATGTATTGTGATTCTTTATCTTCAGAAGCACCAAACACTTCTGGATATTCAACGGAAGCAATCTGACTAATTGCTACCATTCACCTGCTAAAAGGCGACAAGGGTCACTCTAAATAGCATAATGGCGTAGGAAATAGCATCGTAACACAAGAATACGATGCTATTTCTCTATTTATGTTTATAATTACTAATTATTTCAGAAATCATACCAACAAATCCAAATACGAAATAATAATGACTTGTTGTTAATGTGAAATTCACAAATGGTTGCAATGCTTCTACAAAAATATTGTCAACTCCAAATAGACTAAGAAACCATGCACCAATAATTCCATAAATTATTCCTTCAATCATATAAAACCTCCAAAAGAAATTTGAATTTCCTTAGACTTCTTTGAAATTGCCATTCTTTGCAAACTCAAGAATTTTTCCTTCTAAATCTTCTTTCGGAATCTCATCAAGTTTTTTACTCACAGCTTCCATAAACGGTGCGAGAGTAGCTTCACCAAGAGCCTTGAATCTATCTACCTGCTCTGTAATAAAGCTGTGAATCTCATAACGATTAGTAAGCACATCATTTCTTTTAATAGACAGTAAATGATTGAACTCTGCAATTTCTTCAATCGGAATCAATGGTGCTGTGTTATCATCACCAATAAGTAAAATAGTAAACAATCCAGATTTCTTCAGTTCATCATATTCCTCATAAAATCCATCTGTTTCAACCATAAGGTTTGTATAGTTTTCAATTAAAATTCTTGTCTTTAAAAGATATTCAGCAGAAGAGTTTACCTTTACGTTTCCTGTTTCTTTGTCAATCATAGTTGCCTTGAGTAAATTACTGATAAGAGCATCCTTCTTAACAAATGGTACATAAGGTGTAATCTTGATATTACTCTTAATAAAATCATCCTTAAGTTTCTGATTAGCAATATTATTATACTTTTCACAAAATTCTTTAATTGTCATAATTCCTATTTCTCCTTTTAATCATTTATTGGTGAGAATTTATTGCATTCTCCATTATTTATTTCACTCTGAATTCGACCTTCAATTGCTTTTTTCAATAGACTACAATTTCGTTTGTATCTTTTACATCCGATGCAGTGAGATTTAAATTCATCAAACTGTGAAGCATTGTCAAAAACTCCAATGTAGTCAACAGGTCGTATTGTAATTTCTATTCGTGGTTTTTCTGAATCATAATAAATCCCTTGTACACGTTCACATAACTGAGTGTCATCAATCCATACGGATTCGCTGTCTGTAATCGCATCAGCAAGACACTTAAAACTGTTATTGGCATCTTTGTCTACTCTGTCAAAATAGAAGATGCAATCCATATAATAGTGCTGTGATTTGTCATCCGATTTAATCCAGTTTTGTTTTTTTGCTTCTGTCTTTACATATTTTGCAAATTCTTTCTGATATTTAATTGCTTCTGGTTTTTTGTATCCTACCGCCATTGGTTTCCCATTTTTTAAAATAGCTCTCCAACCTAAATAGTGGTTGACTGAAGGTGCGATAGGAGATGTTAATTTTAATTCTTGTATATTATTTTCTCCTTTATATAACAAAAGAGCAGCTTCCGAAGAAACTGCTCTTTCTTGTTGATAATATTAAATTTAGTTTACATTTTACAAGAGTATGGTAGTAATATCCATTTTGCACCTTTATGTTTTTCAAAGTTCTGTGCCACAAATTCATGAACACTTTCTAAATCGCTATGATTTGAATCCTCCAAAACTTGATATTCAAAAGGATTATCTTCATCAATACATACCACTTTAAAAAAATGCTGTTCTTTTTTCATATAACCACTCCTTTACATCATATTTTTATACAAAACAATTCGTACAAATCTACATGTAAAGCTTTTGATAAAGCAATTGCGTTGCTTAACAAAATGTCATGAGTATTGTCATTCTCAATTTTATCAAGATTGGCAACTGATATACCTGTCTTTCGTGACAATTCTCTTAATGACATATTTTGTTTCATCCTATAAAACCATACTTTATTTTCCATGATATATAGTATTTGTAGAATTTTTATGTATATACATATTATAATGTAAGTAGTGTTTCATGTGTGAAACATTTATTATACGAAAATATTTATACAATAATTATTATTTTATTGCTTTTTTTAACTTATTATATGTGCCTTTTCCATAAACTCCATCTGAAGCAATTTTTTGTTTTTTCTGAAATTTTATAAGGATTTCATAAGTATCATCACCAAAAACTCCATCTACTGTTAATCCTGCTTTAATAGCCTTGTTTAAACATTTTTGTAAAGCTTTAACAGCAGCACCACTAACCCCTTTTTTTAATATAGGCTTTGGAGCAGATAATTTTATAGACGCAGAACTTGTTGAAGTAGTGGAAGATAAAGTATTATTATCATAAGAAGGTTTACCATAACCAAGGATTTTTTCATATCCAATAGGATAACTCTTATACGCTACACCACCACCATTATCAACGACTGTCGAACCACCTGATGTATTTCCTTCTATTGTATAAACTCGTCCACCCTCAACCTTATATACAAGACCTATATGATTTGCTCCATTATGACGAGAACCTACAAAGAAAATAATATATCCCTTTTTTGGAGTGGTTTTACCACCTACATATTTACCTGCTTTAATAAACTGTTGCCTAAGAGTCTCACAACTTGCAGAAAAATTTCCACATAAAAGTTTTTTTGCTTTTGTTTTCCCAAATGCTTTATTAAAAATCCAGCTTATGAATATGGCACACCAAAAAACACCATTCATGCCAAACCACTTACCATACTTTGTGTAATTGTTTGAACCTGCGTTTTTAGTTTTGCTACGAAGCCGTGCATTTGTTCTCTTTTCTAAGTAACCAACTTCTTTTTTGGCTACCTCAATTACTTTACTTGCTGTATTAGCCATTTTTATCACCTCATCTTTAAAAAAATAAAAGAGTAATTATGTGAATTACTCTTTATCAATAATTTTCAATTCTCTCATCACAGGTTCAATCGTTGAATGTACAAAAGAATTTCCTCCAAATTTTTCATACTCTTCAAATAAATCCCAAAATACTTCTTTGTCCATTAAAGTCCATCCATCAGAATTTTTATACTTATTATAATAGGCGACAAGTTTTTCTTTTAATTTTTTCATTTCTGTAACATTATTTGCTTTTTGCATATTGCTTAAAGATTCTGCAATAGCATCTACTTTTTCAGAAACAATCTTTAAGTCATCTTTAATATGTTCATCATGACGAATCGACTGTTTTACATCATTCTCCTGCTTCTCCTGTAACGACTTTAAACCTTGTGCAGTATTTATTAACAATTCATATTTTTCACGAGATTGTCTCATTTTTTTTGTTTCTAATCCTAAATAAGACACAAACCATGTGAAAAATTCACATATTACTTTAAAAGCACCTGCTACAACTGCAACACCTATTATTAATGTACTATAATCTAGCTTGGTTAGTTGTTTAATTACATCCATTCATAAGTACCTCTTTCTTTAAGCGTCATGAATCTTATCTAACAATTTCTGAACATCTTCTATAAGTAATTCACCATTTTTAATAGCATCAGTAATATCTTGTGCTTTTTGACTAGCAATAGTAATATTGCGATTTTTATATACATTATATAAAGTTGTAACAATTAAAAATATAGTAGAAATAACTTCTGATACATCATTATCAGCAATTGGAATAGTATTAATTCCAAACATCTGAAAAATTGCATTTACCAATGCTACAAATAAAATAACAACTCCAGTTACTGCTTCGGTTGTTACTCCTTTCCAGTTAATTTTATTCATAATTTTCCTCCTTTAAAGCATTTTTATATTCTATCCATTTTTGAAAAACTTCCTTGGTATCTTCTTTTGTGAAAATAAAAACAAGTATTTTTCTATCTGTTTTATCATCATAGCTTGGATATATATCTATAGGATAAACATGATGATCATTATAAAATATGACTTGTTCAATTTTCACAATTCGAACAACCTCTTTTGAAGTATAATTTCTTGAATGTATATTTGTCTTTATATTCAATTTTTCTTTTAATTCCTCTCTGTATCAAATAGCGTAAAAAATAGGGAATATAACATCGAATAGAGTTATATTCCCTAAATAATAATCACTATTCAACATTACTTTTTGTTTCTTTTTTAACATCAGCAATAATATCTTTTTTAACAGCTTTATCATCTGTCTTTGTATCTTCATGAATACTTTTCTTTATTGATTTCTTTGTCTGATTTTTTGTATTTATAATAGAAGTGATTGCTTTTTTATAGCTATCACCAAAACTATCTTTATCAGACAAATCAAATTTATTTAACTGTTCTTTTGCTTCATCTATTGAAATTCTTTTATCTTCATAATTTGAAGTAATATTGTATACAGATTTGCATCTTTCGCTACAGAATGTAAACATCCATAACGGAAGATTTTCATATTTTCGACATTTATTACAATATTCATATTGTTTTCCACAGATTACGCATGTTCTCATTTTTGCATCCATCCACTCAGTCCTCCTTAATTAATAAGAGGGCAGTATTTTCATACCACCCATATTATGATTCGTAAGCAAATTACGCAACTTCATCTTCATCAATAAAGTAAACTTCGAAAAGTACCTTATCTGCCGAACATGTATCAGCAAGAATAGCACCTTTGAAATCCATCGTCTGAGAATCACCGCCCTGAAGCGCAAGAGTAAATTCTGGACTTGGAATAAATGATGGAATACGCACGATACAAGCTTTAAAGTTTTCTTTGTCACATGGATCAATTGCAAGAGCCTTAAAATAAAGTTCATGTGCTTTTGGGAACTTATCAGCAGAGTTTACAATCTTTGTACCTGATTTAACTTCCTTAGTATACTTAACAACATATTCAATCTCATTCGGATCTGTTGGCGGTGTAAGAATATCACTTGCTGGTTTAACAGACTCAGGTGGGGCACTCACTTCATCAGTATGTTTAATAATAAATTCTGTTTCAGATGCTGTTCCTGTACCGAGTTTATATTCCTGCCCCATTGCTCCATTATAAAGCGCATTTACAGCAACAGTACCTTCAACATAACCTGTAATATCAAGTGTTTCACCTGCCTTTACAGTTGTAATATAAGGCATCTTAATTGTGTGAGAAGCCGTTGCGATTTCTGCATCTGTAGCAGAAAGAGTTTCAATAACTGCCAAGTTTACAAATGTGTTTGTACCATTAACTTCAGCGGTTTTACCATTATATTTACGATATACAAGATTACCGTCTTTATCTTTAATATCAGAGCTATCAGCAGTTACCTCGATACTCATTTCTGAAAGCTGAGTAAGAGCGTAAAGTGGTGTACCGTTTGCTCTTGCACCATAACCAAACTGAAGACGGTCAATGATTATATCACCTAATTTAAATCCCATATGTTATTTTCCTCCTTAAAATAAATTTTTGTATTAAAAAAAGAGCAATAAAAATTGCTCAAATTTGTTATGTGTATCTATATTTCTCTCATAAAATTAAACTGATCATCTGGAACTTTAGATAAATCAGCAAATCCACAATATCGACCATGTAATATAGCGTTAGTTGCTTCATAAATTTGAAGTCTTTTTACTGAATCCATAAATTCACAAATTCCAACATTGCGTAATTCCTGCAATTTATATTTAAAACCAGGATGATTAACACATGCAGAAATGAGTGATAACAAAGTTGAATTGTGATTGTTAGGTTTCTGTAAAGCGTTTAATCTATCTTCGTCAACCATCCACTTTCTTGCTGTTTTACCTTTTGCTTTTTCAACCTTGGGATGAATATTTAACATTGTTCGAATATATTCTGCTATTTGCATGTAATCATCCTCATAAAGTATCATATTTAAATCATCATTTCGAAGAAAACATTCTGATTCACCATCAGAAGATTTTTTGATTTCATATAATTTAAAATCAAAAATATCTATATCTTTAAATAATAATTTTGCTGGTTCTTTATTGAAGTTTGGAACAGAAGATAAGAATGAAAAAACTTGGATATCTTTGACTACGCACCAATTTTTAATTCCCATATCCCATAAAGGGACTCGTATAGAGGTCGAATTATATAAGATAGGAGATAAAGATTGATAAAAATTGTTTTCTCCAATTCTTAAAATATCTCCAATAGTAGGTTCTGATATTTTTATACCAGCGACTTCATAATCCTCGCCAAAATACATTTTTAGTGAATCAAATTCATATTTTGATTTATTTACCTTTTTTTGTGCATCGGTTATAACAGCAGCTTGGAGTCCATCCAACATATCAGTATTTTGCTGTACCATAATATCACCGCCTTAACTGATAATTCATCATCTGTGACTGTCCACCATAAGGTGTCTGAACTTTACTGTTTAAATCTGTGAGTTGGAATGTGAGATAACGAGCTACGTAATTATTATCAACTGTTTGTTCATAATTTTCTGCAAGATGAGCTTGCATACCAAAGATATTAGACCATGCAAACCGTTCTCTAATAATAGAACCAATAAGATCGTGTCTTGGAATACCAGTAAGTTTATCCATACGATCATCACCATGAACAAAAATTGCAAAATTAATCAACGTTTCTTTTAATCCTGGCTGATACCTAACCGTATCTCTAAACCCTACTTGATAACATACATAACATTTAACCGTTGTCTGTGTATCTGGAATAAATAAAAATGGACGAATAAGAGAATCACTACCAAAATATCTATCCCATTCTCCGAGTGGTTCATATTGCTTGGTGTCTTCATTCCATTCCCAGTTGATATTTCCATGTTTGTCAAACAATTCCAATTCTAACTCTTTATCATTGAGCGCATATAATAGATATGGATTTGATAATAAAGCATTTTTGATTTTTTGTTTGTATAGAATTACATCATCATCAGGAGTAGTTCTATATGCACGAAGCTTATTTAACAAATCATTTTTTGTAACTATTTTTTCTTTCATATAATACCTCATTATAAAATTATCATATTAAAATCCTCCTTTATTCAGTTAATTCCAACGGCAAAATTTCAGATTTAATCAGCAAGTTATCCTTAACAATTTCACACTTAACAGACAGTATTTTGCCGATAGTAGAAGTATCGTTAGGAAACTTTACTTTCTTTTGGTTGTACTCTGTACCAACTCGCCATATTACTTTATTAGTCCAATCTTCATTATCAATAGAACAAGTCCATGTAAAAGTTGCATCAGCATATTCGGTTGTAATATCTTCATTGGAATCATTAAATAGATTTGCTGTGAGATTTTTATAAGAGCCACCAACTTTAATAGTTGAAGTGGATGCTGAAATTCTTGCTGTGATAGAAGATGGGGGAGTAGTTGGGCTAGATGGATCTGTTGGGGCGATTTCTGAATCGAAATAGTTTGCCCACATACCAATGATATTTCCATCAGAATCTTTCTCAATGTAATCTCTATGAGAATCCCAATAATTCTGATAAAATGTTAAGACTTGAATTCCTAGCGGAGAAGCATTCTCAATTTTTGTCAATTTCCACACTATAGGGTGCTCAGTTTTTGCTGAAACGACCATTCGCATATTTGTATCCTCTTTATCTGTATACCATAATCTTTCAGTAATTGGATTAAGAGGTAAAAATGCTTTTGCTTGATTATCTGGTCTAGTAAAATAACGGTCTGTGTAGACCCCAATCGTATAAGATTTCTGTGATCTATTAACTCCCCACATTTTTCTTTTATAAATATTTTCACCATCTTTTTCAATCCACATAAATTGATAATCAATCGGCAAAATTAAATATTTAGGAAATTGGTTAGCTATTTCTCTTTCACAAATTAACCATTTATGATAAACTCCTTTGTCATCTGGCAAATCTAACATCATTCCAATTGGAAATTCCATACTATATTTCTTACGATAATTTGTTTCGTAATAATACAATTCATCATCTTCTTCAAATTCAATTTTTTGACTAGGTTTGAATTGGCAATAAAATTCAGGTTGATCTTGATCTAATGAAGAATATGACTTTACAATTAATTTTACATCTATACGAGTTTTTGTTGTATTCTCATAAGTCATATGATCTTTTATATCTGGTTGGTCATCATGCATATAATCATATATATATCCAATTTTACTCTGTGGATCACCATCCCACGTAAGTTCCATAATTTTATCTGAATCAGATTTTAATTTTTCGCCAAGGGTAGAATAATTCTTCCCAGTAGAGTTTCCATTAACTTTCGTTTTTCTTTTATAAGAATCGTATACAGACATTACTCATCACCAACTTTCATCCTCTGAAGTAATGCACCGGCATCAAATACAAGTTTCTTATATTTATTAAAGTCGAATTTTTCTGACAGTAATACAGATAATGCACATTCAAGACTATTAATAATTTCTACAAAATCCTTTGGATAGAGTAGTAGTTTATTACAATTAGAAATCTCGAATAAAAGATTTTTGTGATATTTCACAACATCTATATTTTTAAAATCGTCTTTAGTATTTTTATCTGTATATAATACCAACCAAAATATCTTTTTCCGTAATTTTTGCTTATAGTAATCAACTTGAGAAAGTTTAAATTCTCCATATTTATGTGGCACTAATTTATCCATTAGAACCACCATACTCACCAAAATAATAAGTGTGACGAGATAATTCAAGCTCCCATTCACGCTTTAACTGAGTGAGCCTTTCCATATTTTTTGAGTAATTATCAATAAGCTTTTTCTCTTCTTTACCGCCAATCATAGTAGCAAGATTCTTTGTATTCTCTAATTTTGATGGGAAATAACTAATGATAATTCCTTTCGCTAAAATAGTTTTAACAAATTCAGAATCATAAAAATCATCTACGCTATTTGATAATGTAAATGTTACTTTTTCTAAGACATCATCAAATGAATATGAATTGAATTTTTTTCTAAGAAGCGGAGTAGAAGAGGTTGTATGCAACCATTCATGAAGGGTATCATAAAAATCTTCTTCTGTATAAGTTGCAAGTTCAAGGTCGTTGATCATTGTCAATGCTCTTTTATATATATCTTCATAGTTTAGAGAAGGCATATTTTACCTCCTTTTATAAGAAATCTTTAATACAAGTACCCAATATTTTATCAATAAGAATAATTTTGCTAATATATGGATAATTCTCTGCACGAATCATCGCCATTGCAGTAGTCTTGATTATTTCACCGAGCCAAGTTGGAGCTTTGTTAAGTAATTCCTCAAACTCTTCATCTGTTTTATCAAAATACTCTTCTGGATATTCAATATTATCAAAATATTTATATGTATCTCCAAGTTCACGTCCCCACTGACTACGCAGATCTGCGTCCATAATTAAAATATTAGGTTTTGTAATATATTCAGTTCGTCTCAGAGCCTGTAAATCACGATATTTTAAATACTCGATATCTCCAAAATATTCCCAATGATAAATAGTGTGTTTATCTACGCCAACCGCTGTAAGTTTCCAAGGCGTAACACTTTTACATGGAATTTCATCATCTGGATTATATGATTTATGCACTTTGTTTTCTGGGATAATTTTTTTTGTCTCGGATTTTTCATTTATTCGAGCTTCTTTTTTTGCATCCTTAGAAACAACAATTTCTTTTCGAGCTAAGTCAATCATTTCATCGGTAACTTTTTGCATATGACTAGATACCGAATAATCCTGTTTTCTAAAAAATGCAATAAGTTCTTTAGGTGTAACACCTAATTCATTCGCAAGTTCAAAAATTTTCATAATTCCTTTTTCTCCTTACAAAATAAGAGAGTGCATTAAACAACACTCTCCTTAAAATATTTATACGATTGTGCAATTAAGAATTTTTAATCTTAATCTCTCCGAAGAGTTCATCAACAACAACACCGATACCTTCCTGATATACAAGCTCGGCATCAACCGTCATATCCTTCTTCAGACCGTCCATACCTGTCTCATAGTATGCAACATCACCTTCATTTACTCTCTTGATAGGTTTAAACTCAGGATCAATTGGAAGAATATAAATCTTCTTCTGATCATCAGCAGAGAATACATTTTCTCTTGTACCTGCCTTATTAACACGAGCAAGTGGAAGACAATCATAACCTTCCCAGTTACCAAGAATACCATTCTTATTTCTTTCATCTTTCATAGAATCTGAGAATAAGTTATAATTTACTGTACTCTGAAGCTTCTGGATAGCTGGACGAGCACCCACGAGAATTACATCCTTTCCGCTTGTAGAAGCCACATACTCAATATGAGCAAGAATTGCATCTTTTGTTGCTTCCTCAACCTTAGTTTCAGAAATCATATCTGTTGGAAGAGACTGATCCATAGACATGAATGCTGTATAAAGAGCTGCGTATCTGTTCTGTTCAATTGACTTGTACATCTTATCTACAAGTTCAGCAAAATCAATTCTGCCTGTCTGGAATAATACAAAGTCTGTGTATACTTTTACTCCATAGAAAGAGGTATCAATAGAGAATGCTTTACCTGGTTTAACAGCCTGTCTAATAATGTCATGTGTTGAACCATTGAATTTAGACACAGTAAGAAGTGAATTGTCATTTACAAAGAACTCATTTGCGTCACCCTCTGCAATATTTACATCCTGAATGTACTCCATGAAACGAGCATTAGCTGTGTTCCAACCAGAATTCATCTTATCTACTACAATATTTTCAATGAGTGTTGCAATTTCTTTGTTATGCCCTCTCCATGCCTGTCTACGCTTCATAGAATTAGCTTCTCTAAAGTTAAGACCAAGAATCTTATCAAACTGATTTCTAATAATAGTCTGTGTATCCTCTTTTGAATACTTATCATACACATTATTACCTGCGTCCATCATAAGTGAATTGAATGTAACAATGTTCTCATATTTATTGTCGAACTGTGCTAAAGTATTTGCACTAAAACATGTAATATCTTTCATCTAATTTGTTCCTCCCTTATAATTACCCTGCGATTTCCTTGTTCTGAAGAACCTGAATACGAACAATTGTGTAATATGTACCTGCTGAAATACTGTGAATTTTTCCAATGAATCCATTAGTTGTTTTAAGAGTAGCAAGCTCACTTATTTCAGAAGCCTTCCATGCACCCTTTCCATCAACGGTTACAAGGTTTCCTACTTTAACCTTACCTTCTGAATCATCATTGAACTGATAGTCGGCAACACCAAAAATATCTGTATGCACAGATGCGTCCTGAATCTCATATGCCTTTACTGGTTTACCTGCTGGGTTTGTGTAGTTATAAGCCTGTCCTTGTTCAGTTGTAAGAGCTGTCTTAACTAATGCTGGTGCTCCTGTTACAGCGATTTTGTCGCCAACCTTTGCAATACGACCATATCTTTCCTCAAGACCATTACCTGTAAATTCAAGTACACAAATTCCTACACCGTTATCTACCGCAATTGGCTTATTGCCATTTTCTGTATCACGAACGATAACACTAAAATTTGAACCAATATCTGTTGACCATAAATTGCTGCTCTCGAAAAGCCCATGTTTATCGACTTCTTTTGCAGCTAAATTAGTAAAAATTGCCATTTAAAATTCCTCCTTGTTTAATAAATTTTTGCAATAAAAAGAACGTCTATTGACGCTCCGATTAATTTGTTAATATTTAATTTTAATTATTTCTTAAGTAATCCATCTAAGAATGATGATTCATGCTCAGTTTTAGCAAATGCAAAGAAAGAAGGCTTTGTCTCCTTATGTGATTCATCTGTATCCATAGAGAATGTCTTTGTAGTTTTTACTACCTTACCGAGAGCTGCGTCTGCTTTCTCAACTAACTCATCCTTTGTGAATTTCTTTACATTTTCAACGTCCATGAGTTTCTTGAACTCATCCGTCTCAAGATATTTGCTATATGCCTGATCCTCGAAAACAGTCATCTTATCTGCGATTTCCTCTGCCTCTTCATATCTAGCAAGCTTTTCAGAAATAGAAGAGTAATTAGTTCTCATATCTTCTAACTCGGCTTTCTCATCGGCAGTTACAAACTCAGCAAATACTTCCTGACGTTCGCCATCAAAAGCAATAGTATCATTCTCTTTTGTGTAAGCCTGATTGTAGTAATTTCCACAGCAAGACTCATAAATAAAATAATCATCATATACAGACATAATCCAGTAATACTCATTTAATGTCTCCTCGATTGGAGCTAAGAGCTGATATAATGCAGAACGTACATCTTCATGTGATAATTCAAAAGTCTTAGAATATGTATCTTTGTCCTTATCATCATCTGTGGTGTCGTCTGGCTCATCTGTAGTACTATTGTCTGTGTCGTCATCAGTATCATCATCTGACTTATCTGACTCTGTTAAAATTGTGTCAGGTGTAGGCTCTGATTCACCAAAGGTAGTAGAGAATACTTCCTCAAGCTCCTCATCAGATAAACCTTCATACTCGAAAGTAATATCTTCTACAGTTTTATTGTATTTTTCCAGTAATTCTTCAAATTTTGTCATATTGGTTTCTGTACTTCCTCCTTTCTCAAATTTTTCAACTGTTGGATTAGTTTTTGAATTTATATTGAGACTGGATAAAGTTTTGTTAAGATTATCCAGAGTTTCAATTAATTTAGAGTGTTCATCTTCTGAAATAGAAGAGAATAAAGAATTGTTTTCTTCAGAAAAATCTTTAATAGATAACTTACTACCAGACATACCTGGTAGGGTATGAGATCCAAGAAGTGTTGTTCCTTGTACATAAAAATCGTCAAGATGAAGTGTTTTATCAGTATTATCCCAATGCATCTTACGAATACAAAGCTCAACTGAACAGTCAACTGTTTTGCGTCTACGCAATATATCACAAGCGTCTGTGTACTCCTCGTACACTACAACATCTGCGCACACGAAATTTCTATCGTATTCTTCATCATATTCAAGATGAATGCTTTCAGGATGAATAAAATGACCAATAGGAATTTCCTTATATATCATCTTATCCAATGCTTCGTCATAATACATTGTATGACCTGAAAAATCTTTGATAGGGTTTCCGTCTTCATCGGTTTCGTCCGTATCTACAATATCTGCCATAACTGGACGATCTTTAATTGACATCATTTTTTCTTCAAGAACATCTGTCTCTATATGAGACGTATTGTTGTTTGTTAAATCGTGAAATGCCCTAATTTTTCCATAAAGCAATCCTTCTGATAAGTCATCATTTAACTCAAATGTTGCCAAAGACTGAACAGCTATATTATATCCAGACTTATCTGCACTAAATGTCATTGACTTTTTTTTCTGACTATAGAAACTATAAAGATCTTCTAAAGTAAGAAGTTTTTTATTCAATTGTGTTTTTACCTCCCTTCTGTGAAATTCTCCCAAAGAGGGAGTGATTTAAAACATCAACTTATTTGTAAGTCCGATTTTATCTACTGGAATAGTGTCATCGAATTTTAAAGTTGAATCATTAATAAATATAAAAAAAGAACCCCCAGATGGAATTTCTGAGAATCCTAATTTTGTTAGATTATTTTTTGTTACCTCATCCGAGGTAAATAGAAATTGAGAATTGTTTTTCATGTGTGTGTCACCTCAAACTAATTATTTGCTGAAGTACCAGCATTTTTGTCGTTATCCCTAGTTTCTATGCCACTGTCTGACAAATCATCATCATTCTTGGTTTGTCCACCAGAATCCTTTTTATTAGATTGTGTAAATGAAGTCTGAAGTGGAATCATTAAATTCTTAATTCCAATTGCATTTTCAAAGGTTAATTTACAATAAGCTTCATAAGGATTTCCCATAAGACTTGTGAGATAATCAAGTGCTGAACCTCCAAGAGTAGCAGCATCTTTCATTGCAGACTGATATTCTTCTTGGTTATACCAAGTAATTTTATGTATCTTAAACAAATATCCATCAGATAGAACATTTTTGATATAATGATTATACCAAGATTCAATTTTATTAACTAAAACCCAACATGTACTTGTATCATTTTGAATAGCATGTTTAAGTCCAACCGAATTTGTACTTGAACCACCACTAATAACAAGCTGAGAAGCACCTGCATTTGCAAAAATATTCTGAACAGACTGGGCTAATTCATTATTTGCTTCGGTTGTATTTGACTTAGGGAATGTAATCATCTCCAAATCCATTGGACTGTATGCAGTGCCGACCAATTCAGGCACAACTTCATCAATAAGAGCCTGCATCTGTTGAACAAGCTCAAGACTTAATGAAAAATCATCGACATTTTCAGAATTAGGAACTGTTGGGATTTTACTTACAAGAAGTACATAATTTTCAAGTGCCGTACGATTATTGATAAGTTCCTGTAGATCTATATCATCAAGTATCAACTCAAATAAAGGCAGAAAAAATGGAAGAGGAGCATAGAACTCATCATCTGGACATGCAGTTAGGCAAAATACAGTATTAGGATCTAATCTATACCATTCATAATCACGACCATTGTTTTTATAATCTTCATATCCTTTAATATGCTGTTCAGACCATGTACCAACTCCATCATTATTTACACCATAGATATAGTTTTTATTATCATTCTTATTAAAGTAAGCAGCATCAAAATAAACAATCCACTGATTATCTTGTGTCTTACCATAAATACGACAATACTGAACATCTAATGGCATCCATATTTTTCCGTCTTCATCAGAATCGTATAATTCCCAAACAGTAAATCCATCTCTTAAAGCTATATACATTTGTGAATATGAATCTTTAGCTAATTCAAACTTAGAGAAGTTTTTTAATAAGTTCTGATAATTTTTAATGGATTTAGTTGAATCAATTTCTTTTGTGAAATCGTTTAACTGAGTGATATTATAATAGAAAAGAGGCATTGACGGATAATACATGAGAAGTTTCTTATAAAGCATTGAATATCTACACAAGAATCGTGATATTTCTCTAAGATTATCTTGACTGTTATTTGGCGAGCTGATATAATTTCGAAGTAGTTCTTTAGTATATGTAGTGAATGTTTTTGTAAAAGTTTTACCTACATTCCTCTGCAATAATTCCTGAAACTTTGCAAAATTTATTTTTTGCGCTCGTTTACGTTCTACTTCATAGCCAGACTCGTCAGTTTTTGTATAGACCTTTTGTACTATAGGCTGTTTTGTGTTTTTTGTATTACTCAAATGTGTGTTATACCTCCTTTCTTTTAGAATCGTGTTACTTTCTTTGGTGCTCGTACTGAAAAGAGCTTTGTTATGTCAGATGGGGATTGGGTGCGCTTTTTCTGACGTACAATATCTTGACTTCTTAGTGTAAATAAGCTATGTGCCATTAAAGCTAAACAATATGATCTGTCGTCATGGAGAATATTTTCAAACCCAGGCGCAAGATCGTATCTAATATTTCCATTAGACGATTTATACTTGTACATATGAGTTACTTCTTCTTTCATTGCATCAAGTTGCTTTAATCCAAGTTCTTCTTCAAAAGATAATTTATAATTTTTTTCGATAACTTCACCATTATTTTCTTCTAACATTGTTAAACTGCCATGATAATCATATTCTGCCGTAAAACTAATCAAATCTTGATCAATCATTTCACATAATTGTGAATACATAATTGCTTTATATTTAGCTGGTTCACGCATGCGGATAATATCAATAGCATCTGGATACCTTTTTACATATGGAATTGCATAATCATAGCTTGCATCAATTAATCCGTGATGCTCATAATCTTTTTCGCCTTTATGATTTTTCTCATAAAAATTATCAAAAAGTAAATCACATATTTGCGTAGCTCCACCACCAGAACCAGCATCAATATATATACCATGAATATTCTTATAATCAGGTACACCATATCCGTTATATCTAACAACGATATCTTGCAACATAGCCACTTGCTCAGGAGTTGTAAGAGGTTTTTTTGTTTCTTTATCAATTAAGTTGATGCCATTAACAACATCCAATAACCAACCACGTTTATCATCTCTATGTAATTTACCAACCAACACAAAGCTATTATCTCTTTTTTTGGCTGGATCAAAACAAATGACCATAAGAGAATTGTCATCATTAACAAGCATTGGCGGTCTAACAACGCTATTTCTAAGTACTTGTGATTTCTTTACTGCAATATCATCACCAAGATCTGAATCGAATTTATTCATATACTCACGAGTAGCTTTAGTTGGATTCATCTTCATTTCTGAATCAATTTTTGCTTGTGTAAGCAATGGAACAGGATATATCTTTCCATTATATGTAGCATGAAGAATTACCTCGCAATCTATATCTGCACAAAAATAATTCTTATCACCTGCCATAGAATGCATTGCAGCTTCTTTATATCTTTTATAAAAAACATCATCCATAGAACCTGCTGAACTTGCACACACAACTTGATTTGGAAAATTTGGTGGAAGTAATGTTACATCAACATCACCACCAAGAGCAAAGTCACTGTTCTGAGTGACGAATGGAAGAGTAGCAGCGAACATATCTTCAGATACATACGATGCCTCATCATAGAAATTAAGTCGGCTTCTTCGACCACGAGATCCATCAAAATTTGAGTTGACCGTAGCCAAGCTCGATCCTGAATAAAGTTTAAAGGAGTAAGATGCTGGATCATGCCGAAAGCCCTCACTGTTTGAACTTTTTACAAGTTCGTTTAGAAATACATCTGTTAAACCAGTAAATGAAGCGATTTCTTTTTTCGCAATAGATTCAATCTTCTTCATCATACCTATACTTTGAGAACCTGTGCTTGATAAAATGTATCCTTCAAATTTGGGCAGTAACATTGTTTTAGCCATCAAAAATGGGCTACCTAGAGTTGTTTTACCAGCATTACGACTCATACACCAAACAACATTTGGTGTAATCCATGACATCATAAATACATATTTCTGATAATCAAGAAATTCGATACCAAAAAATCTTTCGCAGAATTTTACTGGGTTTTTGCGCCCCCACTGAATTATTTCAGAGAATTTTTTCAAACCCTCTAACTTTAATTCAGACATATCATAATAAGTAGGTTTTTTGAAAAAAGTAAAATTTTTTGGAGTAAATTCATTTATAGAATCACCCATCAGGACAATTTTATCATCAGCCATCTTCGATTACTTGTCCTTTCTCATCTATAAGACCTTTTTCAAATAAGAAATCTTTAAGGTCTTTATTTTCCTTTTTCAATAACCTACTAAATTCAACTGCATTATCTCTTTCTTTTTGAAGATTAAATAACAATCCTTTTTGATGAATAACTTCTTTTTCCCAATCGTTTTCATCAGGATTTAACTGTTTTAATTGGTTCTGATGATTCCTTGTCATAATATCTTCGATTGCCATATTAGTTTCATAATCGAATGTATTTACCTCAGAACCATCTAAATCCATTTCTTGTAATTCTTTTATGATACCAGTAAGAGTACCAGCACCTTTACTTTTTCTATTGTTATTATTTTCAGATATTCCGTTATCCTTTGCTAGTGCAAGGGCAGAAGATATCATTTTTTGCTTTGTTTCAGCTAAAGATTTAATTGTTGATATAACACCTGGATTACTACCAAGTTGTTTCTTGTATTGTGAAATAGTATCATTGATTGTTTTTACATCCTTAAAACTTTGCACAATTTCAATTACAGCTTCAAGCTTCAATCCGTCATCTTTTACAGACTCATCAAAATATCCAACAAGCTTAGAGTAGAGAATAGGCTGTTCTGAAATTGGTTCATTTTCAAAAGGATCATAACCTAAAAATCTAAGAACTGTTCGTTTATTCTTTTTATACATTTCAACAACATCTTCAGATAATTCGTCCTCTTTATTCTCTTGTGTAACTTCTTCATCTTTGTAAACTATTTTCTCTTTGAACATGTCGGAATCCATGTATCCCATACCAACATAATTTTTCATACTGATATTTTTAATGTATGAAGTCCAGACGTTTTCCTTACCTTTTCCTGTAACCATATTTTCAGACTCTTGAATACTTGCATTCCATACAGTTTCAAGAAAAGGTTTGTTAAGATAATATAATGCTTTCTGTACGCTCTCTTTCGTTGGTTCATGTTCTTCGCCTCGTTCGTCAACTCGTAATGCAATTTTACGGGCACAATCACGACAAATTCTTGAAAAACTTTTTCCACCAAGTAAAGGATCTGTGTCATAATAAAATTTTGTTTCTATATCCTTATGCTTATTACACATAGGACAATGAGCAGTACCTGCATATTTATCAAGTTTGTACTGTAATTCTTCGACTTTTTCTCTAGCTTCAGCAGCCGTTAATTTAACTGGTTGCGTAGTGCTTTTTCTTGTAGCCAATTAACGACCACCTCCTTTTATTCCAATAAATTAAGCACTCTCTGCAATAACAGTAAGCTCTGCAATAACAGTAAGAGTGCTTTCCAAATATTCTACATAATCGTAGTTAATATTTATTTGTAAATTGTTTTTCTTAAACCATTCGTCAAATTCCCCAATATCAATTCTATATACAAAATCCAAGAAATCATACGGAGAGAATTTGGTGTATCCATAATTATCATGAAATAGTTTATGTACATCTTTATTTATACAAGCTCCAAACCCATAAATTATATGTAAATCCTTTAATTCGTCTCTTAAATGTTGAAACTCATCTTCACTATAATCACATACTTGTTGTTTGATTTCTATGCCAGTCAACTTAAAAACTTCATCAACAATATCTCTAAAAGCAGTAGTATGATGTACATTATCGAATTCTCCACCAGTAATTACACATTTATAATTACAAAATTCCATTGATTCATTAAACCAATCTTTTGTATCAGAACGAAGTTCCGTGTATGTCGGTAAGATACCGCCTTTCCAACGACCATTAAGTTCTCCATTTAAAGGATTAATATGTCGTGGATTCTTGTCACCAGCCCATTTACCTTTCATACGCTCACTAATAGCCTTACATTGTTCAGGACTTCGTTTTCTTCCTTTCCACCAACCATCATGAGTTTTATAGTATTCTTTCTTAGTAGCAGAAATTTTATCTCGCCATTCTTGTCCAAGATCACGTCCTCTTAATTTTTCTGCTACAATTTTTGCTTGAAATGCTCTACTACGCTTATATGTTTCCTCGGTTTTCCAAGCAACTCCTAATTCGCCCGCATGACATTCTATTGCTCTTACGGATCTACAAGGAAAGAATTTTTCTTTTAACTCTTTACCAGTATAATCATGATAATGCTCTAATATTAAATCATCATCTTCCTTAGACCATGCTCTATGAGGTTCTTCACCATCGTCTAAAAATCTTCCATAACTAGGATTACATTCTCTACATACATATCTAAGCCCAGTTTTACACGATTTATCTTCTGGGAAATATTGTATGGTGTGTGGCAATTCTCTGTCACACTTCTTGCAAAACACATATCCTTCTTTTGGAATATGTGTTAAATGATTTGTAAAATGTCTACCACAACATTCCTTACACCTATTATTTAATTTACCAAGCTTCATAAAATAAAAATCTTTATTAGCTGGCAATTCTCGTTTACATTGAGTACATTGTTTTGTTTCTTGTTTCATTCATCATTTCTCCAATCTCTCCATATCAACAACAATAATAGAAGAGAAGAGTGACTGGATATGGAGTACAGTCATTCACGAAGATGATCAGTCCTCGTTATTCTTCTCTTAATCCAACTATCTGCAATCGAAACAGTAACAATTCTCTCATAGTTGGCTATATACTTATTCTCTTTTACACAATTTACACTTGACTAATTCGACAGATTGCGATAAAATATGTCAAACTTATAAAAGGAGATGATATAATGGTTGAAGTTAAAAACATCAACGGAACATCAAAAGATAGATATTCAAATCCTAAAGGTTACTCCTCTTGGATAACATATTGGGAAAATAAATCTTTACTCCCATTTCCAACATATTGTCAATGTGAGGAATGCTATAATCGTGCAAAAGTAGGAGCACACGTTAAGAAAACACATGAAGGCAATAAATGGTATATAGTTCCATTATGCTATAAGTGCAATATGAAAACTGAACCATTTAATGTAGATGAAGATTACTTAGTAGAAGTAAATAAAGAAAATACCATTGATTTATGGTAATAGTATAATTAAATGGAGAGTTGACAATATTCTCTATTTTTTGTATATAAAACCATTTATACAAATATTTTGAATGTTTTGAAAGTGCAATTCACTTCACTTAGCACACCCACTGCGCATCGAACACAGGTTAGAAGTTTTGGAGACTTCATTCTTGCCAAAAGATAGGTGCATACGCCGTGTTAGGGATTCGAACCCCAAAGACTTTTACATCCAGACTGTTTTCAAGACAGCACCCTCGACCAATCGGACACACGGCATGAGCGTAGTATATAGGACTCGAACCTATGCACCGAATAAACGATGACCTCTGATTAGCAATCAGGTGCAATGCCAACTCTGCCAATACTACATAACAAAAAGAGCCATCTCCAAAGGAAATGACTCTTTCATAATTAAAAAATATACAATTTGAAAGTGGAAGAGTAGCAACTTACTCAGTTATAATACAATCAGTATAGCCATCCTGTTCAAGAATCATATCGACATCTGCTTGATAACGTTTATATATTCTTGCAGCATTTTTCTTTACAAAGTAAGCTCTATACATAGCCTGACCCTTTTCTAATGAAATATCTCTTGCGTTCTCAATTTGTATTGACATAAATGTTACCATAATAATCCTCCTTGTGTAATTCATAAATATCATTAATAATTAAATCTCTATTCATCTGCCCCAACAATTAATGAAGGGATAATATCTGTAAGAATCTCGTTAACAGTATTACTTGTCACTTCTTGACTTGCATTGATGCTATCAGTTTTCTCTTCAAGAGCAAGCAGACGAAGTTCTACTTCTGTACTCTCTCTAAGAGAAATTGTAACAACATAAATAACTTTCGTTAATGGAGTTGAATTAGTTTCATCAGATTCTGCTACGGCTGAAGCTTCTTTATTTAATGCCTCAGTAGATGTTTCATTTGCAGATGTATCTTCAGAAGCAAGCTCTGAAATATCTTTTGTTACTTCACTTTCAGAAGTTGAGCTATCTATATCAGAAACAATGTCGTTACTATCCTTTGATGTTGAATCTTCACTTATATCAACAGTTTTCTGAACAAAAGAAATGTTCTGACGAATAAGATTTGTATAATTTCCTGTTACGTTGTCATTAACCTTGAACTGAACTTCTTTAAGATTATCCGTTGAAAACTTCTCATCAATTTCTTTAATTTTGTCGAATTCATCAACTTCTATTTTGATGTTATCAATACTAGCACCTTCGAGTATTTCATACTCAGTACCATCTTTTAAAACGATTTTATCCATTTAAGACCTCATTTCTTAATTAAACATACATTGCTAGTTTACTACTTTCTGAACTTGGTAAGGTAATAGAAGATACATTTTTATATGATTTTGTTTCTTTTGAGGAAATTATATATATATCCACATCAAAAGTCCCTAATGAGTTTGTAGTGTCATGACCACCATGGTCAACAAAATTATAAAATATATAATTACCCCATCGAGTTGTTTTATGATTTTTACTTATTAAATACCATGCATTTATTAAAGTTGAGCTGCTATCAAATGGAGCACCTTTAGGATAACCTGCATTAATAATAGTGTTTACAGATGATCCCATTATACCTGGGTTATATGAACAATTTTTTGACAACTCAATTATATCACTTGTGCTTACTCCGGTACTAATATTCTTTATATTACTAGCCATAGTAGCAAATGAGGCATCCGATGCTGTGCTAACTCCTTTAGTAGTGATGGCGGATGCAATAGCACTTTTCCCATCACTGACAGATTTTTTTAATGATGTTATTGCATCGTTTAATGCTTTACCTTGTCGTGCATCTAAAACAAAATTAACACCTGTAGTAGTGAGATTATTTGCAACACCACTTATTGATGTTCCTGATGCTATAGTTATTCGTGAACCTATACTAACATTTGAACCAATTTTATTGAGTTTAGTTTTATCAGCAGGAGACATCAGTCCATGAGCCGATGTTGTTGCATCTGAATATGTAGTATCCGTAAATACAGCATTAGCTGGAACATTACTATTCACTGTATGTCCATTAACTGTTGTGGAATTACCACCATTAGCAGGAAGTGAAGATGGTATTGTCGGAATAGTTGCAGAACTATATGCCAAAGAACCTAAGCCTAACCATGATTTCAAAGCATCTTTTGAAACATCTTTAATTTTTGCACTTATATCAGAACCATTACCTGTCGTATATCCTGCAATATATTTAATAGCATCGCCACTAATTCCACCTCCACCATAACCAATCTGAATAGTCTTTGCAGTTGCACCATAATCAACAATTCCTGTGGATTTTGTTGCACTACCAGCACTCGTGGCATATTTAACACTCTTATTTGCATCCGCTGTGTTGTCTACATTTCCTAATCCAACTTCTGATTTTGTATAACTTGGTTTTGTACTTGACTTAGCCCAAGATGATACGTCCGAAGCTGGCATTGCTGTGGGAAAGTCTGTAATCTGGGATTTTGTATGAGTATGATTTTTCAATGCAAATTTATTTTCTAAAGACTTTAAGAAGGTTTTTAGTCTCCTTAAAGTTACGTTGCTTGTTTCCATAAAGTAAAAACCTCCTTAAAAAATATTCAGTTATTTACTATAACTAAGAGAAAAGAGCTTCTATTTCTGCATCTGTAGCTTCAACAAAAGTTGTATTTTCAAGTGTCTCAACTCTTTTTTCAAGGTTACTTACTGCTATCTGAGCATCTGTTCCTGCTTTTTTTGCATCGGCAATTGCTTCACTAAAATCAACTGAGTTAATTTTAGAATCAATATACTCTATTATTGTTTTTTGTTTCTCTCCTTCAGGAAGTGTACCTACTAACTTAACAAGATTAGCAATATCAGTTTTGTTTGCCTGAATAGAAGAATTCATTGCAGAGGCATCTTCCGTATGAGTTGAAATCCAATCAGAAATCTCCTTCAGAGTATCATAAGCTGCTGGGGCATCAGCTACGATAGAAGCTACTGCGTTAGCAACTTTCTTATCTACAGAACCATCACCTGTACCATTAAGTACACCAATAGCATCAGTATTAGCCTTAATAGTTTTCTTGATTTCTGTATCATCATACTCTGAGGATGTAATCTGACCTTCAAGTTCTGTTTTAAGTGCTTTAATCTGAGCCTTTACCGAACCCTCAACAGTATCTTCTCCATCAAGTTTATTAACCACCATCTGAAGATTTCCAATTATAGAATTAATTGTTGATAAATCAGTCTCAGGAATAGTTATTTCTTTAACTGCAACTGAATCTTCCGTCAGTATTTCTTCTCTATAAAATTTAAGAGTTCTTCCAACAATACCAACTGTTTTAATAGCTTTTTCATCGGCATTGTCTATATATTTTTTGAATAAAGTATTATTTTTCCCTAATTTGTCAAGTGTAATTATTTTAATTTCTGTAGCCATTTAATTCATCTCCTTAAAAAGATTTTCAATATCATCATCTGTTGCTATATTACTATCGTTGATTATTCCATCAGAATTAGATTTAATCGGGCTACCGTCAAACAATAAATCTCCATTATTATCTAACGAGAATTTATTTATTATATTTACAACTTCGTCTGATGGAATTTGTTTCCACAATTCATTAATTACATTGACAATATTCTTATCATTTGTAATTAGATTTTTATCTTCTTTTTTCTGATATAAAGAGAGGTCAGCAACTCCACCATTTTCCTCTAAATTTGTTAGCCTATTTTCAACATCAACAAACCAATTGGGAACATCAACAACCATATCTGTTGCATCTAATGTGTCAGCAGGATTGAAAGAAAATGTAGTTGTTTTTAAAGAATATGGATAACCTTCATCATTTTTTCCGTAAAATTCAATAGCTGCGGTTACAGCTCCACTATGTGTATCAGCATAACTTAGAATCCATGAAAATCTAATATGTTTATCACTATATTGAAGATTAACCGCTTCTTCAGTATAAACACCTAAACTATTTTTAATAATAAATCTAATATTTTTACCATAAACATCTTCACCATCATAATAGCGATTTATTTCAAAAGTAAGAATATTGGAATTTGTATCTCCACGAACAATTTTTCCAATATTGGTTAATTCAGGTGTTTTCTCAGTGATTTTAATTAAACTATGTTCATCGACCATACTTGATTTTTTTATTTTACCGTCTGAATCAATAAACACTTCATCCATTTTATTTATAACCCCCTCTCTATTACAAAAATAAGAGAGAAGATTATCTCTCTTTATTATTCATTCTTTTTATCAGCATCCCAAATCAAATCTGTCGAATACTTTAGCGTATCAATAGGTAAAAATTCAGTTGCTTTATAACTGTTTAATAACTCAATGCATTTCTTTTCAAGTTCATCACGTTCTTTTGTTTCAAAAGGTACAGTTTCATATTTACCTGTACCAACTTCTGTAGTAACTTCTTTTACTTCGTGCGTACTTTCATCTTCAACAGTTTCCTTATGTTCTTCCATAATTTCCTGTTTTACAGTAAGAAAACGAAACATACCCGTTTTAGAATCTTTTATCAAAATAGAATACATAATTTTCCTCCAATATCAATTATATAATTGCTTCAGTTTCACCTTCAAATGAAGTATAAAGCGATCTGATTTCTGTCAACTTTTTAGCTATTTCAGCCTGTATTTTAGCAATAAAAAGCTGCGCACGAGCCTTTCCTAATTTTTCAACAGTATCAAACGGAATAGCTAAATCAGACTTAGGTATTTTATTTACATCAATTGAAAGAGTGATAGATAAGTTTTCATCTATTAGATATTCTTTATTGATTAGTTCCAACTCGACTTCTGCGATAGTAGAACCATCAGCCTCAGACTCCGTAATAATAGGATCTCCATCTTCTAACTTCATATTTGCTTTAAATTCTATATCTTTATATGATATCTTTTTTGGGAAATCATGAAGCTGAGATAACTCTTCCTGAGCATCAATAGAATTTGTGCCAAGTTCTGCCACATCAATATTTACAGTAATAATATTTTCTTCAATAGTTTTATTAATATTTAATTTCATGAATTTGTTTCCTCACTTTCTAACTGATTATAAAATGTTTTTAAATTTACAATTAAGTCCTTTATTGTATCTTTTTTTAAATTACATTCTAAACTTGGCAAATTGATATCTGTATCATTAACTTTGAAAGCAACGCAATTTTTATCTTTATCAATACTCATAATTGCCTTGGTTTGATTACCTATCAACATCTGTAATGCTTTTAATGTTTTACCGTTATCTGTTGTGATACTTAGCACATCACCAATTTCCAAATCATTCTCTGTTACTTGCAAAAAACCCATATTTTCACCCCTTTCTTATTATTATATTTTCCTTTTATTCATTAACTGGGCATACTGGATTCGAACCAGTGTATTCATGAGTCAAAGTCATGTGTCTTACCGCTTGACGAATGCCCATTATAAAATAGGAGAGCAGTAATCTACCCTCCTACAAAACTATAAAGATTATATCATTTTGTCAAATTTTTTAAGATTGTATTTATTTACAATCCAAGTTGCATTTTTATAATAATTACCCACAGGTACACAATAACCACCATTTAAAATTTTTCTAATTTGGCTAGAAGAATTCTTGGTAAATGGGGCAGTACCATAACAACCATTATTAATAACACGAAGATACGCATATACTCCATTTTCTAAACTACTATAACTTACACTACCACTTTTAATTCCCCATAGATTGTAACCTCGACAATGTTTTCCTAATGTACTTTCAACCATAGCCTGAGAAATTGCTGTTGATGGTAGTACACCATATCGTTTCCACTCTCTAATACAGATGTTTGCAATAGTATATGCTCTGTTTTTCTGAACTTGCGATAATCCAATCAGTTTTACAGATTTAACCTTAATTATTTTTGGCTTTTTAGAGCAAATGTATTTACTATTTACATATGCAAATTTTCCTTTGTATTCAACCTTTGTCCATTTTTTCTTTTTGCCATTAACAACAGTAATCTTTTTTCCTAACGGAAGAATAGCAATAGATTTACTCTTTTTGGTTGGCTTCTTTCTGATATGCACACGAGCTTTTATATACATTTTTTTAGTTGTATATGCTTTTAATCCTTTAACTTTTGTTTCAAGGACAGATTCTTTCTCAGAATTTTTGTCAACATCAAAACGTTCTGCTACAAAATCTTTAAGATTATCAATATTCGAAGTGTATTCAGATTTTGAAATCACTGAACCTGATGCTATTGAAATTGGTGGAGTAGTAATGACTGTATTTGCTGTTACTTTCGTTGTATTATTACAAGTTATTAAAAATAAGCCTGCAACAATTAAAAATTTTCTTCTCATAATTTCCTTTCTTTTGCAGTTTTCTTGTTACATATATTTATTCTCTGTTTGAGATTGGATTATGATGAATGATCTGTAGGAGATTCGGACTCCTGTTGCCGCCGTGAAAGGGTGATGTCCTAGACCGCTAGACGAACAGACCTAATGTGGGCATCTCACCCACTGGATCAGCATAAAGCACTAACTAGCTGAAATTGGACTGTACACATCCAGTTATTTAGAATATGGTCGCTTATCAGCAACCTAATTCATGCTTCCATTTATTCTCATTCCTAACTCGTGTGTCTTACACGTCAAATGTATGATATGTTATGATATGTATATAAGCAACCGTTTACTTTAATGGTTCTCATTAACGCAGAGAGGCACGAACATCTTCTCATTTCTAAGGCTGAGAGCCACCGATAATCCTAGATGTCGGTAGGAACGAAGTAGGTCTTACAATACTACATGAATAGCAAATGCCAAGAAAATTCTCACTTTAGCTTTTGGTATGAGAAAAGAATAGCTTTGCCTTCTATAACCAGTCGTAACCTTGTCTTTGTATAGCGTAGGACGACATCAACGCTGTTTATAAAAATCTACCAACAAATTGATAGAGCACCCCTACTCTCGTGAAAGTGTAAGCAGCTTATGTTATATTATTCGCTTATTTGGAATATTTTTGACAAATATTGTCGTGATATGGTATAATAAACAGAACAAGCAATTGTTCGACATTTTAGTTATGGCTAGATTGAGATGGTTAATAGCGGTTATAGAGTCACATCTGAATAGTGATATTCAGTTCATATAAATATCCTCGTGACATCATGTAGGAAATACTTACAAAGGAGGATGTTAAGTGACAGAAGTTGTAGAATTTATTATTGGAATTCTTGGCAGAATTGTAAGTGGATTGTTTACCACATACATAGTACGTCTCGTAGATAAATTGGTACGCAAAAATGACCGCCATTGCAAGTAGCGATCATTTTGTGTTAATATTCTAAATATATTAGCCAAATAGTGTTCAATATTTGACTCTAAACCGTCTAATGGATAATTGCTTGTTTTCTTTACTTGTATTGTAACACATAAAACTGTGTGGCGCAAGAGGGAATTAGACGAAGTGTTAGACGAAAGCTTCATCGGCATCCTCAGTATCTTCACGAATTACATACATCTGAGTGGTTTCGGAAGGATTCTTTAGTCTCTTCGTCAGCAACATCAGAATTTTTACTTCTTAAAGCATTGATTTTGTTCATAACTTCTGCTTTAGTTTGTTTCCTGCAATAGAACTCCCTAGTGGTTTCAGTCGAACGGTGATTGGCAAGCTCGGCTGCTAATGCTAAATCACCAGTTTCTTCATATACAAGATTTAGCCTAGTCTTACGCTGGCAATGAGGTCTATAGTCAGAAATTCCAATAATTTCGCCATATTTCTTCATTCTATCTCTGATTGCACTGTCACCCATAGGTTTATATTCTCCATTATATTTTGTAATTAACAATGAATCACATTCCAAGTGATCATAATCATTCTTTCGCATTTCAAGCCACTCTTGAATAAGTTCTTTTGCAACATCACCGAAAACTACTTGTGTGCGGTATCCTTCCTTTTCCCTTATATCAATAAACATGTTATGTTCTAAGTCAAGTTTGGATAACTGCAATCTTAACAATGCACCAATTCTGTTTGCTGAGTCAAAACTTACCTCAAATAAAATTTGATCCTGAATTGAATACTTATCATTCTCAGATAATTCTCTACGGATTGTCTGAACTTGTTCTTCTGTAAGGAAGTAAGAGTTCAAAATATGTTCCTCATTAGCTTTCTTCATTCTATCAAGTTTACCGTCAAAAGGATGATACTTAACGAAACCACGTTTCATAGACCAAATATAGAATGAACTAACAGCAGAGATTTTCATGTTGATAATCTTTTTATGATTCAGAAGTGTTTCTTGACAGAACATAATATAGTTCTCCATAATATCAACGGCATTCTCCATAAACTCATCTGAATATAAATCTAAATCACCATAGTTTTCGCCTAACCACATAAGGAAATGACGAAACAGTCCTTCATATCTTTTATATGTAGTATCTTTAACATCCTGATTTTTAATAATATTTGATTGGAGATATTTCTTATATTTCTTCAAGTTATCAGGATTTATAAATTTTTCTTTATCCTTAGTAAAATATTTTACCCTTGTTACATGTGCCACTAAATCACTTCCTTTCATAACAAAATAGCGAGATAGTAGTTACTCAACTAAATCGCTATTATAAATATTTAATATAATTAGTGGGCAGGGTTGGACTCGAACCAACGAAGCCGAAGCACCCGATTTACAGTCGGGAGTAATTGCCGCTATACGACCTACCCATACAAAAAAGAGTGTGCAGCATACACCACACACTCCAAAAAAATCTAAAATCCAAAAACCTTTAACATCTTCTGAATATCTTCATGGCTCAATTCATCACTAGAGTAGTAAGAATAACTCATATAAGAGTCGCCATCTGACTTACTGGCAGTAAATCCGTGAGTATTTTCATCTTCGTCTTCAGAAGTATGTAAATAAGTCTCATCATGTTTAGGACAGTTTTCACAATCACCATCACAGTTATCTTCCTGACCAAACAGAATAACTTCCTTATCCTCATTTACACAACAATCAATGATATTCTGCTTGATATCACCATCCATATCAATGTAGAAAATATCTGTTTTATCAAGAACACCAAAGTCCTCAATAGGAACAACAGTGATTACGCCACCATCATCAACAGATACTAAATATTCGTCTATATTCATATAATCAACAAGATCAATCTCTTTAATACTTGTCTCGTCAAGTCTAATAAGAATATTCAAAATATATTCAGCAATTTCTTTATTTACAATTACACCAACTGTTTTATCAGTATGATATAATCTATTGATATAAATAGAGATAATGTCATCAACCTTATCCTCAAGATCAATCATCTGAATGTTTTCATATTTATTTTTCTTCAAACAATTCACAACCTTTCATATTAGAGCTGTTTTGCTGACTTGCTCATCTTAAATGTAATTTCCTGATGTGCAGGAGTTACATATGTTTCGCCAGCTCTTTCACCTAACATAATCTTTCCTCTACGCTCTGAAACCGTCTTAACCTTAAACTTACCAAGCTTACCAACTGGAACTGACTCTTTAGCGTTAGCTTTTAATGTATCTGTAATAACCTCTGCAAATGTGTCAAGAACAACAGCGATGTCGCCTTTCTTAGCTCCTTCAATTCTTTCTGCAATAGCGTTAATCAATTCGTTTTTTACCATTTTTAATTTTCTCCTTTATTTTCCTAAATTTTCCTAAATTTTATTTTGTAATATAAAAGAGGGTAGTATCCATATAAGGTACACTCCCTCTGATAGTGGCTTCGTCAGCCAAAATAGTATATTAATTGTAGCTGTGAATATCTGCTTCCACAATTACTCCAAACCGAGCCGAACAGTGGACTACAATTGTTATTTAATTCAATGATATAACTTTTGTCTTACTGTCAATTAAATTACCGTCTTTATCTTGACAAACAATTGCAAATCCTTCCTTTTGTGGCTTAGTTAATTTACCATCCATATAATTCATTTTATCAACATTTGCAAAAGCACCTTGTTCAAGAAGTCTCACGTATCCACGCTTTGAGTCACCAATCATATGAGTATGAGCCATTATAACGCAATCAAATCCTTCCTTATCTGTGTCTTGCAAATAATCTTTTGCTTTGTCGGCAGTAGCAAGCATCCCTTGTCTATATGCTAATGGATGAACAAACCAAGTTTTGCCAATCTTACATTTCCAGTCATCAATATACTGAATATCAATATCCTCAAATATATTTACAAGTGGCTCATACCAAATCTTTGATTTACTGCGTTTATCATAATGTTTAAATCCATCTACAAAAATAAGCTCCAAAGATGTATCTGGCATAAGTTCCAAGATGTCAGTATCTAAATTCTTTGAAAAATAATTAGCAAATCGCTTGTCGTGATTTCCATAATTACATACTACTTTCTTAGGGCTAATATACTCAATCAAATCAATAAGATATTGCCTACCTTGAATCATTTCTTCCATTGGCGAAATTCTATACTGTTTTGAAAATTTCGATAATGCTTGGCAATCTACAACATCTCCATTAATTTGTAAGATATCAACCCCACGATAATCTTTCAGTAACTCATATGGTAGCTGGAATGGAACATGTAAATCTGACACAGATAGGATAGTAGTGGCTACACCCTGATAACCATGAATATAATTATCATATTCTTCATATCCGACTGCTTGTTTCCTAAGCTGGTCTGGTGTAATGTTCAATCCAAGCATATCTCGAATTTCAATCCAATCCATATCTGTCTCCTTACGTTTTTTTGCAAGGCAACATCTTAATTTCCATTCAAAATCTGTTTCATTTTCCAATCTATGTAAGTCGATTATAACGTCCACCTACTCTCTACTCAGCAGATTCAGACTCTTCATCTGAAATCTCAATACTGATTTTAATATCAAAAATAGTCGTACCTTTTGGTAATTTCTCTGCAATACGGTCTACAATAGAACCTTCATCATCAACGAAAGTCCCGTTTTCAATTCTTACTCCACTTGCTATAATATTCTTTTTAGCTGTGCTAACAGTTGCTTTCTTAATTTTACTATCTACCATAATCCTTTAAATCCTCCATAAAATTAAAAATTCCCACCAGATTTATATCTGCTAGGATTATAATAATTATCTTTCTTACCTTTTTGTTTTCGAGTGTCTAATATTTTCTGAATTTTATCACGATACTCCTTGCTATCACTTAACCGATACATACTTATAAGTGTATGATTTTGTGAATTTAATGGGATTTTATCATAACAAATATTATGTATAACAGTCTGTGCTAACTGCTTTGATAACATATGTGTGTGATAGTCACCCTCAATATCAATTCTTGTCACTCGAAAACTACCATCTTTAATTTTCTCAATCTTAAAATCTTTTTCAGTCATAGGCATTACCCAACTGACTGAATTTTTCGTATTTTTTCTAAAGCATTTATATTACACATTCTTTCACAAAGATAATATTTTCGATTCTTAGTATATGTATGAGATATTCCATTTTCACCATAGCGAATTTTATAATCTCTATTAAGAATCATCGCTTCTTGTTTCGTAATCTGAACTATTTTAATTCACTCCTTTTGAGTTATTTCTTCCATATAACAGTGGAAGAGTAATTGCAGGTAGACGAATTGCACGTCTTCCATGAGATTATGACTCTCATATGCTTTTTTTACAATAACCTGCGACAAAAATAAAATAGCTAGTGAAAGCACCGATTTTCAGTGCAACCACCAGCATAAAACATTACAAACAAAATAAATACTTTATTATGATAGCAATAATCCCTTCGGATTGCCTCCACAAACGCACTCATATTCAGTCACGATATAATGAAATCTGAGCATATAAACCGTCATCCATACACTTTTTCACCAACAGGAATACACCTGTCTCTGTATCGGTTCGATTGGTTACGAACAATTTTCACCCGTCATTCAGAATTAAATTACATACCAATCTCAAATCTATTACTGTATAATTTGATAGTTTATATAACATAGAGCGTTATTCTATTGCCTTGGGCTACTCAATCACTTGACTTGTCTTATACGATTTGTTTCCAAATCATCACGGCAAATTGACTTATTTTGGTATTCCCCTACTTACATCCTATAGATTACCAGTCTACAGGCATCAGGGTTAAGCGTTACAGTGTAACTCTCTATTATGTCAACGACAAGATAGCAGCTTTTAACTACGTTTGCTCTCAGTACATGCGCTTATCTTTAAGGATTTTCCTAGTATCCTAATACACTTCACAGTGTTTTGGAACAAACAAATCAAAGGTATCCCTAATCATCATCTGTCGATATTCACGCATTCTCAGCACGGTGACTAAACCGATCTGCACTGAGTTCATTGCAATCATAGTAAAGTATTTATTTTGATTGTTTCTATTTTGTTTTTTCAGCTAAGAAAAGCTGATTTCATTCTAAATTATTATGTAATTCTCTAACTTTTTTGCGAAAATCATCAGTGAATACCGATGTAATAGATAAAATAGAATTGCTTTTTAGATTAAGATTGGACTTTGATTGTTCTGGTGGTATATATCTTGAAGTTACTTTTAGTCCAGGAAATATTTTTAATTCAACGTAATCATCACTATCACCAAATTTATCCTTTACCACATCACCCAATGAATTAAGTACACGAAGTACATCTATTGAAGAACAATCAATCCTATCACGAATTTCATTTGCAATATCATTTTGATTATAATATTTTTTTTCTTGTTGTATTGTAATACCTCCTTTGCTTTAATAACAGCTATAGAATTTTACAATATTTTACAATAGAGTAGGGTAGTAATCGTAAAAGTAATAAATAGAAAACTACCCTCTCCTATGTAAAATAAATTTCGCTCTCATATGAGAACTATAATTAGCTGTCGATTTCGCATTTTGCCTGTTTTTTTGTATTTTTAAAACCAATATCAAACAATTTAATATCAGTTCCATTTTCTTCTAATTGGAAAATTTCATTTTTAGACTGGATGATAGCCTTATTAAAACTATCATTTCCACACAGATACATAATTTCTAATAAAAGATTTTTAATTTGAGAGTTCTCTTTGTCCTCAATGGAAGAGAGTAGACGATATAATGTAGAAAATCCAATTGTTTCATCTTCAATATCAGAAATAAGATCTTCCCTTAATTTATTCGCCCTTTCATTCTTATCTTCCTTAGTGTCTGAATCAGAAGCATATATATTTTTTCTTTCATTCATGTATTTTTTTAGAATACTATAAATTTTATTTATTTGTTTCTGATTTACACGATTAGTTCTAAATAAAGAGTTGTCTAATATAGATACAAAAGGCAACCAATCTTTTTTATAAGGATTTTTAATTTTAAATCCATTGATAATTGTCTGTAAATAATCCATTGAAGTATGATATTTACAGTAATGCTTTTTGTCTGGGTTATAATATCCCTTTTGTTTAGAAATATGAGAGAAAAAGTGTGGCATACGTTTTTTCCCTTTTACTAATTCACCATTTTCATTCTCTTCATATTCACGCACAAACTCATCATATTTTTCACGTAGTTTATCTAACTCTTTGCCATTATTGATAATAAATTCTTTCTTTGCTTTATCAATCTCAATTCCAGACATTACATCCAATTGGCATATATCATAATACAATTCCTTAACATCGTCATAAGTAGCACCATGATATATTTTATCCCAAAGTAAAGAATTTAGTTCCTGTGATAAATTGACAATCTCTCCAATTTTATTTACAGATGTTCTAATATCAAGATCTGCTTGTTGTTCTGGTGTGTAATATCTTTTTTTCTTCGTAGAATCAACATTTGCTGTTGGTGTTTTAAACAACTGATAGTTTCTTTTTGCTGCACGAATGAGCTTTTCATTGTCAGTCAACATTACCGTGTCACTGTCAAAATCAGCCCCCGAAAGTCTTTGTAATACATTTTCTCCAATAGAATTTATGCATACAATCTCATTTGTAAGATTAAAGTAACAATCTATCAATTTATTTTCCATATTATACGGAAGCCAAATATTGCCGATTGTAACATGAGGCGAGCGACTAGCAAGAAGTGTATTATTATATTCAAAACGGGTACTATGTATATTACCAATTCCAATTTGACTCTTTCCTTCAAATTTACCAATCGCCTGTTGTAGCATTTCGATTGGATTACCAAGAAGAGTAGAATAGTTGCCATTCACATAAATATGACCATTCTTTAGATTTTTATAATATGATGCTAATAAATCATGTAAAAAATCTTGATAATATTTAGTTTTAGTAAAATTATCATTTACACACATTAAATTATAAACAACATCATTCTTACTACTCATAGGTTTATCCATAGGTGACATTTCATCAATATCAGGATATTTAATGTAATAACGTACAACTTCTGGTCTATCTCTAAGCATTTGTGCAAAGTCAAGCGATTCCTGTAAGAATTCTCTTACTTCATCTTTTGACATCTGAAGCGTATTTAGTAATTGATAATGAGTTTGCACTAAACGACCACCAAAAAAATGAGTCTTCTTATCATGTTTTACAACACCAAAATCAGGATATAAGTGATCAAGCCATTCATCCCATGTACTAAATTTCAAATATTTAATACTATTAGGTGTAGTAATAAGCTTAACATCTTCAATTCGTGTTGCTCTTGTTTTACCATTAAGCTGAGATACATCTGTTATATTATTATCTTTAAACCATTGTTGGATATTGCAGTTGAAACAACAAGACTTGAACATTAGATTTCTAAGTAAAAGCATACCATATTCTGAATAATCACCAAATAATGATATGTCCATAAGTGATTGACCATCCCAAATTGTATTTGTGATTTCACAATTTTTTTCAATGGTTTTTAACCAACCGTCTTCATCGTGCGTTTCGATTACATCCTCATTAAACACACTGTCATAATCATCAATTAAAAGAATATTTTCTGGTTTAATTGGAATTGTGTCAATAATACTGCTTGATGGGAGAGCAATATATCCCTCATATGCAGCTAAATCAATCGGATCTCCTTGATTGTATTTAAGACCGCCTGAACTGAATTTTAAAATCGGTTCATATAAATCTTCTCTGATAAAAAGACATTTGCCAACTCTTGCAGAACCAGTAGAACGTTTCATACGACAATACTTAACACCATTGCAGATGAATCCATCTTTATATAATTCTGTTCTGAGTTCAGCATTTGTCTTTACTGTCTTAGGTTCACCCTTTTTATGGTACTGAGTTTGAATCTCTTTAATAACAGTTTTATCCTTTTTATCATAGATATTTACCTGCTTTTTAACAAATGGCTTTGGTATATCAGTTGGGTTTTCAATTTTTTCATTCGTCTTAATTCCGACAATTTCACCTTCGCTATTTTTAGCAATACCATCTTCAAAAGACAGATCTCTATAATCATATCCAAGTCTGACAAAAGTATTTTTATTCATCTGATTCCATTCTTTAACAGAATACTTGAATGTGAGATTAATTACATTCACAGAGTAATCATGTTTTTTAATTCTAAATGAAAAATCATGTTTCCTAAATTTTCTATAATAAATATCTTTCAACTCTATAAGATCCAAGCTGTAATCAAGTGTATTGATAAATTTTCGTAAATTATACTGTCCATCTTTGAGCTTTAAATTATATCCTTCTGGATTTTCCTCAATGTAATGTGCTGATAAATAAATATCCTTTGCATCAATAGATGGTATGTAAACTCCTGTATTGTTTGTCATATTAACGTTCCTCCATAATTCTAATGTCCCAATGTACATCGTTAAATCGTCTTATAGTTTCATTCATATATTCTTCAAATAACTTTTTAATATGTTCTTCAAGTAATGTTTCATCGAGTGGGAAGGTACTATATTCTGGATTGAAAACAACTACATAATTTAAAACTGAAATTTTCCATCGTTTCAAATAATCAAACTTAAAAGACCATATTTGATTTACACTATTGTTTAACATATCTCCATATTGTTTAATAATTTTATTGATTTTTCGTCTATTCATTCTACGTTCTTTTTCTGTATTAATTAAGGGTGTTAATATATCCATAAAAGAATTATAGAATTTATCCTCAAAATCTCCAAAAATTAAATTTTTTGTAAAATTCCATTCCGTTAGTAATTCTGCGTTATCAAATAAAGATATAGCTTGATAATCTTTCGATATTTTTAACTTTAAACGACTTATGTTTTTAACTTTTCTTATTATATCATTTAGATAAAACATAAAAAGTTTATCATTTTTTATAGCATGTATAACAAATTCAATTTCTTTTTTCTGCAAGCATTCTTCCAAAAGTGTATTATAACGTTTTTTTAGATTATCAATTTTCAAGTCTTCCAAAAGTTCCCATGAGTCATATCCAATACTTTCTAAAATGTATTTATTATGAACATTTGCTATGTAATTAATGTTAAAACGTAACCATTGTATTTCATACAAATCTTTTACTCCGTATGTAGGATATATATTTATAAAAGACAGATTTTTTAATGAATGCAATTTTTTGATATAATTTTTAAATATATTCTTACCTTCATTACATTCTGGTAGAAATTGTTCTAAATCTAATATTTCCTCATAATCATAATTTTTATTCAATACAAAATTTTTTGACATACATGATATAAAATATTCGTCTTCTGAATATTTAACAGTTATATTATATGATGAACTATTTACGCTTGTACTGGTTTTGTATCCATAAGAATTAAAAAACTCTTTAATATTTTCAAGATATTTGTAAAAATCATTTTGCAAAATATCTAAAAAATAATTTTTGAAAATAGAATGTCTCGATCCTTTTATACAAGTATATATAATTTGTTTTCCATATTTATCAATCTTTGAATATTCAGAACATATATCATCAATGGTAAATTCATTTGAATAATATTTTTGAGTTTTTAGCCAAAACCAATCAAACTTTTCCCATAAAAGTTTCCTGGTCATTAAATCATATCTACTCCAACATTTGTTTAACTGTGAAGTAACTTCATCATACTTTTTTGGAATATACTCTTTTATAAAACATATTCCAGTAGTAGAAGAGTATATCAATTTGAAGTTTGGAATCTCTTTTGTAGAAGCTTTTATCAATTGCTCATTAACATCTAATTCCAACACGTCATTACCAAGTTCATGCCACTTCGATATATAATCTCTATTCTTTTTATTTGTATCTGCTATTTCAATATAGAAATTCTTTCCTTCCGTAGTTTCTACAGAAATATCAGGACGATAATCGCCAAACTGGGTATGAAAAGTCTTTTCAATTTCTGAATTAACAACTTCGTATATAGTTTCTCCGACTTTAAATTTACTTCCTTTTTCAAGTAACCATGTTTTATAAGCAAAATGAATTCTGCTTTCTTGTGTGCACATCCCATCAATATGATGAAAACATCTTTGCTTTTTATATGCTTTATTTGGATCTTGTCCATTCCAAAGTTTGACTCTTCCTAAACAAATAGGACAATAAAGTACGTCACTGCCACTTACATTGTAAACATTTTTCCAATCAGCATATTCACCTTTAGAATCCAATGCGTACATTAACTCTGGTTCATAATTGACCATATAAAAATCCTCCTTTTAAATTTATTTACACTTATATATTCTCCAAATGAAATTTCTATTTCTCGTTAATTCACAAACCAAACAGGAACTTTATCAATATCATTCATCTTATAGATTAAATATGAACAATATCCATCAACCAATTCAAAATCTTTATTTAACTTAATTTTTCCAAGAATTCCATATTTTTTGAAATTATATACCTTTCTCCAAAACTTCTTTGGATGCGGACTTTTAAGCTGAAAATCATATGTAATGACAATATCTTTAATCGGAATCCAATATTCAACATCAGTCCTATGACCAAATAACAAAGCCCACAAATTTCTATTCATCATCATTAAAATCCTCCATTTCTTTAAATTTATATCCTAAGAAATCAGTTAGCCACATAATTCCAGGAATACACTCTTTATGTATATACTCTCCATTATCATTCTCTAAAAACTCATCACCTATTTCAATAGGCTCACTGCATTCACAACAATAATATTGCTTTTTAATTTTCTGTTTATAATTAGGGCATCTATAATGGTGATTACCCACTTGTCCACAATATTCACAACGAAAATTCATTATTATACATCCACTTTCTTATCAAATACACTTGCCTCAAATTTAATATTACTCATTGTGCGAGTAAACTCATCATTTTCATATAATTTATTTATGTACTTACACATATCATATTTTATTGTTTTTCTCTCAGCATCTTTGAAAATAACTTTTTCATGATCTAAATCTAAGTATAAATTTTCTATATTTCCATACTGCAAATATAATGTTACTTCATAATAGTTTTCATTTTTATTCCACGAAGCCATACCAATAACATTAAAATCATTCTGTAAATCAACTTTTATAACTTCTGTTGCCATATTTTCATATCTAAACATTCTTATATTCCTTTCTTTTACTATCTCTATTCGCTGTATTTTTTCTGCACTGATTATCAAATTTCCAATCCGATGCTATTCTGTCAGCCCACGATGGAGACTTAGCATTACGAGGATAATCTGTACAAAAGTCATATGGTGAAACAATTCCACCAAAATTACAAGTGTCATAATTTGTTCTTATAGTTGTTAAATTAATAGTTTTCAATAATTAGTTCTCCTTTACTGTTTAAAAATTTGTTCATTGTAATCAGCCCCTTTAAGTGCTGCGTTAATTGGTTACATATAGATATTCTCTGTTTTAGTTTCAATCTTGATAAAATTTTTTACTTATATGTTTCATATTGCGAAGATATATAATCCCATTTTCTAATTCTTTTTTTGGATCATGTTCTTCTTTGGAACAAATATAAAAATGTTTATTCTGATAAATTATCTTATATGGAATAACATAAATAATGTCATCAGTATGCCAATTCCCATCAGTATCTTGATATCTTGGCATTCGATGAGTAATTACTAAACCCATCTGCTCAAGTATTTCAGTTGCTTTAGAAATCATTTTTGGTTTTATTCCTATAAATTGGGACATTATCTCGAATTGAGAATGAAAAATTTCAGGTTTAGATTTTTTTGTTTTTTCAGAATGACCAGATATAGATGCAAATCTATTCCACGTAAATGCTTTTATATATGAAAATACCAACAGAAGAATGCTTTTATTTAATGGTTTATAAGGTGATTCATAGTTCATAATAGTTTCATATTCAAAATCATATATGATCCCATAATTCTGTTCAGGTATAAGTTTCTCTATATTTAACATTGATGATTGAAACGTATTTTGTATATATTTCGTTTCATCAAAATCAATAATGTATCCATTTAAAAATAAACATTGCATTGATTTAAAAAATTTATCATATATAGATTCTCTGTTTTTATGTCTATTCCAGTTAGGTTGATATCCACTCCATTGAATCATGTAAATGGGAGAGTAGTTCACCATACCATCCCATGTCTGGTTATAGTTAAGATAGAAGAATGCTGAAATTCTATGTTCAGGATATGTGTTTTGTAAAATTATTTCTTTTGGTACTCTTACATTATGAACCGGTATTCTAACTTCAACTGTTGGAATAGATGGCGATTTATTATTTTCCGTGTTATCACTTCCTTTCATTTTTATATTCACTGTTGTGATATAAAGAAATAATATATGTCACACTCTGATGTGACATATCTTGCTCAAAAATTGAAAAATATGTCACACTACAGTGTGCCAAATCAGCGTTCTTTTTATAAAGTATAACTATATATATTAAAGTATAACTACTATCGTATTTATTTTTTGGTTAGTTATTATTGGTTGATTTAAGTACATGGTGTTTTGGATTGATGATTGGATTGATGATTTCATTTGGGTACATGTATGATGTACCTATAGTTTTATTCTCTTAAATTATTTTTGTTAATGTTTCATCTAATTCTTTTAGTATATTTTGTATAGCTTTAATTTTATTAAATAATCTTGCTATTAAATTCATTTATTTTCTCCTTCCAAATTGACATACCTCTCTTTTAAAATTCCATTTATATTGAATTAAGCATTCTTCATAATAATGTTTGTGTTTTGATTTACGATTGCTTTTTGAAACATCACTTTCTGTTGACTTGAGATATTTTGGTATTTCTTGTGGTTGTTTTATAATATTTTTATTCATATTTATTTCTTTCCCTTTTTATTTAATCGTGTATTTTTTAAGCAAGCTTTGATTATATTTTCGGTTTCTTTTGCAAATTGACAAAAGAAGTCTTGGTCATTTATAACTCCTGCTTCTCGATCAATAATTATCTGATTAATTTGTGTCTTATTTTTTGAAGATTTCCTCGTTAAATGATAAATTGTTATATCTTTATCATTGATAATTCCTTCAATATGTCTTCTAATCAATCTATTGATAATATGGTCACTATGAGTTTCGACAACAGTAATCAATGATTGATTCATTACTTTAATAATTTTATCAGCCATTTCTAACTGAAGACTAGGATGTAATCCGCATTCTGGTTGTTCTAATATAATTAAACCGTTATTCGGTATATTATGTTCTATATCAGATAAAGCAGTAAAACATTCTCTCCATTTAAAATATCTGGTAAAATCTTGTTTTAATGGACACAATCCATAAATATGTTTGAGAATAGTTGTTTTACCTGTATTGTTATAACCAGTTAATATTGTTAATGGTGCTAAATTTAAAGTTTGTGTTTCAAATATAGAGTCTAATGATGTATGTAATATTGACATATTATTTTAATCCTTTCTGTTTTATTGATAAATTATTGCCCTTTTATATATTCTCTTTTTTATTTCATGATATGATTGATATTATACATAATCTAATCTACCCTAAAGATATTCTTTTCTTGCTGACGCTGCGAAAAGACCGTCCCTATCAAGGGACTATATCTATGCTGTCGCATGAATATATTTTTAATCTTACTTACAATAGTGATGGAAGAGTAATTGTTTTTATAGTCTACTATTAGAGATATTTGTTATGAAACAAGGTAAATTTAAGATTTTATATACTTTATGACAAATTGTATGTCTGACTATTAGAATGGATTTTGAGTGCTATATTTAACAATTTAAGTGAGTACATAGAGCAAATAGAATATGTGAATCAATTTATCTTGTTGTAATATTCTTGTTGTTATTTTTTGTTTGATTGTACAAAATAATGTTCTTTACCTGCTATTATGGGAGATTATCTTTAAAAATTGATGTAAATTTCGTTTGAAAGGCACTTAATGATAAATTGGTAGACTAGAACATAAAGTGTCTAATTTTTCTCTAAGAATGAAATTTCGTGAGCACATAGAACAGATGATATTTTGATATAAAAATAAGACATCTTACGATGCCTTATCAAATATTGTTGATATTTTTGTATTTATATTATTGGTGTCAGTTAAATTATTTTGTTCTAATAGATTATCTATTATAGACTCAAATAGTTTACGCAGTGTTTTGTTATGCTCAATTACATCAAGTGTATAACATGATTCTAAATAATTTTCATAACAGTAATCATCTATTTCTTGATTAAGATCTATGTCTGGATATGTATTTTTCATCTCATTATAGAGATTTTTATATAGTTCTTTATAAGATATTTGGAAATAGTCTGTTAAAAGTTGATATTTTGGGAACATCTTAGTTGACCAATACGACCATTTCTTTTTAGGAAGCTGTTGTGGCTTTTTGAGAAAGTTAATTTCTTGCTGCATTGATGCTATTGTCTGTGTGAGAGTGGTAAGTGTATTAGTTATTGTGTTTAATGTTTCTGTTATAGGTTGCATATTTATATCTGAAACAGTTTTGTGGTCTATAAACACGGAAGCTAATACATCCGCACATTTATCTTGATATAATTCAAGTTTTGAAGCTAATTCTGGCTGAGTTTGTTTCATCTTTGGTGTAATATTAATTTTTGCTAATGCTATTGGTAATTTGTGTTGTGAAATACAGTATACTACTTGATTGTTCATAGGGGTGTCTTTTTTAGTCACTCCTTCTGATGTAGGAATATTAAATGTAGAAATTCCTTTAGATACAACTGGATCATTAATCCATTTGTCACGTCTTTTACGAATCTGGTCTTTATCTATGAAGCCAATTCCTTTTAATACTGAATTAATTGCAGTATAAATTTCACCAGTTGCATTGTCTTTGAGTGCAATAAGATTGTCTCCATAAAAATTAAAATCTGTTACTTGTAATGCTGTTTTGTGTGTTCATTTATGAATCCTCCTTTAAGTTGAATAATTATTTTTTGTATTGGATATATAGTTATTCTCTTATTGGTGTGATTTTGTATGGTTTTTATATACCCCCCTTATGTTGATAATAGATGTGACGATAGAAGGTTAAGTTTTGAAAGATGAGAATAGTAAATTTTTGATACAAAAAGTGTTATCGAATTTTGCCTTATATAATAGGTAGTTTTTAATTTTTAGATAGAATTTTTAGAAATATGAATTTTTCAAAAATAGGGTTTAACGGGCTAAAAGTATTGATTTTGTTTAGTTTTAGCGATATGGGGTACGATAACTGGTTTGAGATTGAAAATTTGAGATTTTGCTTGATTTTTGTGGGATTTTTGAAGATTGGGGAGAGGGTGGATTTTTTAGTTGGTGTATAGATGAATCAGCTATAGGCTCTGCTGTATTTCTAGTCCATGCAATTAGTTTTTGCCACCCCCTGAACATATGTTTTTCTGCGGTATTTCTGTATTTTTCCGCAGTCGAACAAATATTTAATTTTTCTTTACTGGATAACCCGAACAAATGTTTTGAGCACTTGTTTTGATGCTGTTGAGCAATATTATAATCGAATATTTGTTCTAAAAAATATCGTAATTTTTTCAAAAAATACTTGACAATCACAAAATATTGTGATAAAGTAATATACAACAAAACAAGAACACATAAAAATAAAATAAAAAAGTTCTTGACAATCACAATAAATAGTGATAAGATAAGTACAACAAAATAAAAAACGAAGCAATAAACGGTCAAGGCACGGCAAACTCCGATAATTGATAAGTTTTTTAAATACTTGACAATCACAAAATATTGTGATATACTAAATATAGCTCATTAAGGTAGTGGGTGAGTCGTTCCCCACAATGTAACTCGAAAACAAAAAGCACTTTGAAAACTGTATATTGATTATCTAAATTGCGGTTTTTTGGCAAATAAAAAACCCTGCACCAAATAACAGGGGTTTCCGCAAATTTAGATAAAAGGAGGTGATTTCATGGAATTACTTTCTGCTTTAGTTGTTACTATGTTTCATTTGGTAACAGCTACCGCAATAATCTTACGGTCATTGCGGAATAAGCGGTAATAACACCACAACCACCCCCAAAAAAAGCTGAACCGTGATGGCTCAAGACTAACCATCTAAAAGTCTATCACGGTTCGGTGAAAAAATCAACAGTTTTAAAAAATTTATGGCGACAGGTGTACCATGTGCTTAAAGTCCTAGACTATAAGTGGCAAGTATACTGAGTAACGAATAAATCTAGTAGTTTTTAAATTTTGCTACTATACAAATTAAATAAAAGTGGTTATAGAATTTATCCCGAAAAAATTCATGAAGGCTATTACAGCAATAAGTAATAGGGCGATTAGCAATCGCAGGCTTAAAAACCGACTTCCACCTATAATCCTTGTTTTAGGAAATAGAAGAACTGAGTAAACAGTTAATGTCATAGGGGCATATGCTTAGTGTATATTCTAGGTAGTGCATGATAGACAGCAAGCCACCGACAAGTTAATCAAAAGATTAACAAAAAAATCTACACCGACTAGCAATCACGGTGTAACCGCTTTACTTCTTACCGAAAAGGTCTTATAAAAGCGGTAAATATAAAAGATATATAAGTTATATACATCTCTTACAGGGTAACACCTGTAAATTCTTTAAGGTGATAAGGTAATACTTATACTTTAAGGATACTAATGATATAACCTCTCTGTATTGGATTGCTTATAAGATTTTACATAGTTAGAGGAGTAGACTGGTAGTATTGCAATAAACTATAGTCTGCTCTTTTATAGTGTGTAAAACACTACAATAATAACAACAATAGTATTTTATGCGTGATTATTAAATATCACGAGAAAGGTGGTACTATGAATACATTATCAATTAACTTTTATGCAAAAAATATCAAGAAAGATGCTCTAGCTGAGTTTCATTCAGCTATTGATTATGAAAATGCCGACATGAATATTCAGTTATTAGATACAGATATTGTACGATTGGAAACTCGTATCACAAATCTTAAAAACAATGAGGATAAGACTGAGGAAGAAAAAGCGATTGAGTTAGCAGACCTTACCGCTAAACTTGATGAAAAACAGGCTTTACGGTCTGAGTTTGAGCAGAATAAAAACAACCTTGCAGAAATATATAACAAGGTTGTATCTGCTATGTCCGAAAAGAATGCTAACAATTTCGGCAACAGTAAGGATGTAGTTCGTACTGTCTTTAGAGTGTTAGCAACATGGAATAATAGTAAGTTAGTAAAGTATGCTATCATTCCAGCATTTAAGGACGAAATTTTATATAATGCTTTAGAAACTATTCACATAACATCAAAAGCGGGAGATGATGGTAACCTTGTAATGTCAAAAGAAGTTAAAGAAGCATACAAGACAGCATCTAATCAACTTGAAAATATCATTAAGACAACTTTTAGTTTGCCTTTTGCAACACCATACACGGACAAAACCCGTGTCAAACTCACGGCAGAAGATAAAAAATTGCTCAATGACTGCTATATCCGTGGATTTTCTAATAAGTTCGACACCGATGAAGATACTGGAAAAGTATCATTCAAGAAACGCCAAATAAATACGCTTGTAAAAGCAAAAAAGAACCGTAAAACTGGCAAAATGGAATACGATTATTCTGGCTTGGCAAGCACTATTGCCAATATTGTTGTTAAACACTATTTTGCATAATAAAACAAAGTACATAGTTAGAGAGGGCAAGGCAAACGCTTTACCCTTTTTATAGTGTGTATTTTGATGCAACGCAAAAAATAAAGGAGGATTCTATGAAATTAAGAAAAATTTATATGCCTAGTGAAGTTATTAAAGGAAAAACTTTTCCTTTAAATACAATAATGATTACTTTGAATACAGGTGTAATCATTACAAGTACAGATTTTCACCACAAAAGAACAAAACCATTATTGTGTAGCTGTTATTTGCCGAAAGTAAATCAATGGATAATTTGTTATGTAAAAAATGAATTCACTGAAGCTATGTGGAATTTTTATAGACAGACCACTCATAATCCAAATAAAAAATATAAAGGGAATTATGAGAGGATGATGCATCATTCTCGGAAGAAAAAGACTGGAGGTAGCGGTTCAAAAAGAGAAAATAAAAAAGCTATTACAGATTATGAATGTAGTAAAAAACCATTATTTGATTTTAGACGAGTTTATAATTAAAGTTGACAATCACAAAATATTGTGATAATATAGGAGGTGTAAATGGAGGAATGTAATAATGATTATATATAATAAATTAGGAAAAATTTTAAAAAAAAGAAACTTGTCATGGAAAGACTTGCGAAACGCAGGTCTTTCTCAAAATATGCCAACTCGTTTCTCAAAAAATGAAAGTATAAGCAGTGATACAATAAACAAAGTCTGTGAATATCTCTGCGTCCAACCTTCAGAAATTATGGAGTGGATTCCTGACGCAGAATATGCAAAACAGAGTGCCGAAATTGCCTCAATCGAAGCTCAAATAGCAGAACTTGAGGCAAAGAAAAAGCAATTACAAGGCAAATAACTGCGTCAAATATAAACTATAAACGTAACCCAAAAGTATCTGAACTAAATTCAAAATACAGGTGCTTATTTTTAAAATCCATAGAAATATGGTCGGTGGAGATAACATCAAGAGCCGTGGAGAAAACTATGAATATTACTAAAATTGTATCAAACGGATATATTTTTTCAATTGTTATGCATGATTATATCAATAATCCAACAGAAGTTGTGTTGGTTCAAAGAAAACCAACAGATTGTGGTATTATGTTTGATTTCTCAGAAAAAATGGGTGTAAAAGAAGCATTAAAAATATTGTCATCAAAAGTTAATCCTCATGCTTTTGATAAAATATATAAAAGAAACCCATCTGTTTCAGCTAAACCAGGAGATGAAATAAAAATATCATGGAGCTATCCTGGTCAGACTGTAGGTGCAAGTGCGCCTATTTTTAATACAAATTGGCTTGAGAAACAGATTTAAAAGGAAATAACATGTAGTGTCGAAATAGCATCCAATAGGATTACAAACTGTTGGGTGCTATTTTTATACCCAAAAACACAAAATAAAAGGAGGAAATAATCATGATGAAACACACAACAGAAAGTACAAAAGAATATTTAGGTTTAAAAAGTAAGAGAAAAACTACACCTAAGCCGCTAAAAGATTTTTCATATGCGGATATTAAGAAAACACTTGATTATACAGGTATAACAAGGGAAAAGACTGCCGATTAAGACAGTCTATCTTCCGAACGCTTTCTTTAATTCATAACGAAAAGCAGTATTATCAAAAACATCTACATCGTTTTCAATAATACCTAAATCTTGTAATACTTTACAAGTAGTGCGAATAGAAGCAAAGCGATCAAAGTCACTGATAGTACGCAAAAGTTTTATAACTTCTGCAACTGTAATTGTGTCGTTCATATCTTTTTTGATTGCACCATGAAATGCAAACTCAAAATTAATATCTTCACACTTACAAGCTTCTTCGGAAGCTAAAGCAAGTTTAGAAATAAGTTCGCTTGTTTTAATTTTATCCATAATAAATACCTCCTTTGTGTTTGTTATTTATTATACAAGGGAGTACAGTAAAAATCAAGGAGGGAATAACCCATGACAACAATAAAAGGAATAAAAACAAACAACCTTGCATTCACAATGCAACGCAAGTCATCACGGAAATACAAAAAGGATAAACCTGAGAAATGGATCAGACAATCGGATGATAGCAAAGCGATGTTAGCAAGACAGTTGGCATCGCTTTTTTAATGGAGAATATAATTTTAACAAAATTAGAAAATTAGGAGGTAACAATGGAACACTTTAACTTTAGAATTATACCAATGTCTAACGGCATTGACATAATTGATACAAACAGGGTAACACCTGTTGAATCTTTGTCAGGCACGAAACTTATGGAATACATAGAGACAGATAAAAGTCTTTTGTATTCCGAAAGACAAAAAAGAAAACAAAATAAAAAGTCATTTGCAGGTTATTTAACATCTGCAATGCAAAAAATAGGAGGTGTTATACTATGAACCCAAAAGGATATTATAATGGGTTTGCTTACATGGGTTATATTCCATCTGTAGGTAAATATTGGCAGTTTGAAAGCGAAACTGCATATAGAAAATATCTCAAAGAGGTAGGTGAGACAATATGATAAGGACAAGATTAACGCAATATATCTGTAGTTTATCAAAGGCAGAACAGGATAAACTTCTTGCAAAAGCAAAGAGAAATCTTGAAAAACTTGTTGAAGAAAGCGAAATTGATACAGAACTTGAACTGATTCGCAACTCACGAGTATGTGATGTTGCGAATTTAATTGAGATATAAATGCAGGAGGTGATTTTATGGTAGATTTAAGAAAAAGAACTTGCATAGGATGTAAATATTATAACATATGTGGTGAAGCAACAAGAAAAGAGCCATGTGCAGGAAAAGAAACAAGCAAACGGAAATAAATAATATATAAAAGCAAAGGGCGATTGTCAGAAAGATGATCGCCTTATTTTAATAGAAAGGTTAAAAAGGTAAAAATTATGTGTAAAATCAACGGAAAGAAATTGAGCGAAATCAGAATAGAAAAAGGTATCTCAAGAATGGAATTGGCTTCACGGATTGGATTATCAAAATCATCCATTCAGAAATACGAAACAGGTGTAGCAAATCCATCTGACAAAGTGGCAGATAAGATTTGTATGATTCTTAAAATCAATCGTGGAGAGATTGAAATGCACGATGTCGGATACAACTTTATGGATCAGCGAAGCAAAACAGTAGATAAATACAGATTGCAGAAAGGTTTTCATCGTTACTCTACACCAGAAGAAACAGAGAAAATAATTACAGATGCATGTAAGGAAAATGACGAAAAGATAAAAAGTGAAATCAAAAGTGCTTTTAATGTGTCTGTTGGAATAGGAGACAGAAAGAAATACATACAGATTGATCCAACTTTCGTCCATGTTCCTACATGGCAGAGAGATACAGATATTGCAAAAGCAATGGAAATTGCAGAAAATTTCAAAGAAGATAAATTTGATCCAATTAAAGGATATATAAATACAGATGGAAAACTGGATATTGCAGATGGAATGCATAGAATTATTGCACTGATTCTTTACAACAAAGATAAAAAAGATGATGAAAAGTTAAAGGCAATTATAGATGTACTTAATTGTAATGAAATTGAGGCAGCATTAACTTTCTTAGGTCAGCAGTCTGGTAGAAAACCAATGACAGTCAAAGATACATATAGAGCAGGAATTAAGGGAAATGTACCCGAATATCTTGAGTTTAGAGATGTGTTTACAAATGAAAACATTCAGATTACAGCAGAGAAAGAGAAGATTGACAATCCTATTGGAACTATTACACCATCTGCTACAGCTCTTAGATGGGCTAATAGAGATAAGGAGATGTTAATAAAAGCAATTAAATTGATTAAGGAACTTGAATGGTGTGGAAGCGAAAAGAATGCATTCACACTTAGAAATTTCTCAACGATTAAAAAATTGTATGCAAATTATGGAGATGAAGTAGAATCAAAGCTTCTTAATAATTGTAAAGGTGCAGTATTTTATGAGAGTAAAGTCGTACCTGTAAAGAGTAATGCCGAGCTTTATGACATTCTTTCAGCAGAAATCAGTAAATAATCGAAAGGAGATGATTATATGATACGAGGATTACCAACACATTTAACGAAACAGATGCGAGAGTTTCTTCCTATATTAGAAATGAATGGATATGAATATAGAAGATGTAACGGAAGTCATTTCATGTTTGTAAATACAAAAAACAAGAAAACTATGACTGTAAATAAAGACTTAAATAAGATGGTTAGGCGAAAGTTAATAAGAAAATATAATTTGGAGGTGCGTTAGTATGGAAAATTTTCACAGAGAGATTTTAAAA